GCGGTAGTAGATAATGGGGAAACCATTAACTGAAAGCGCGTTTTCGTACTGTCGGATTGCCCGAGGTAGCGTTTGGTCAATTGCCGATCGGGCTATGTTGACGCTACCATTATTGCGAGGTTGCAAACTCCGATTGTTACGGAGTATCAAGGTCATAATTCGGAGTCCTAGGCGGAGTGCCAGTTAAGAAATGCTGTAAATACACAGCAACGACGAACACAATCAAATTAGTCAAACCTTTGAAAATCCATGAACAAAATTCGCATCTTATCACTCGACCCAGGCACCGTAAACTTCGGTTGGAGTTGCCTTGAATACAACAGAAAACGTACCCGAGTAGTGCGTTGTGGTATGCTTGATGGGTTGGTAAAAGACCTTGTGTTGCCACTTGAAAACGATGTTGCCCTCTATACAAAAGGCATCAGAAAACTTATCAGAAATTCGAGGGCTACGGTCTTAGTCAGCGAACGGTACAGCACCCGTATTCGTGGAACGACAGGTGAAGCAGTGAACATGATGATTGGAATTGCAGTGCGCGAGTTCCTAAACATCCAGCCAGAGGGCACTGTGCAAGTGTTCATGCCTATGACTTGGAAGGCTGCGGTCAAGAAACATCTTGGACATGAGATACCACCATTTTACAAGATGTGTGGTATCAAGCCTCATCCTGTAGACGCTTGCTGGGTTGGTACATACTGGTGTATCAAGACGCAGGGTGGTAGTTGGCCCAACGCCGACAAGTTCGCAAAGCAAATTGGAGGTGCCCTAATTGAAGTTTGAATGCAACGTAACTCATGTGCCCATGAGAAAGCAGTGCAAGGTAACCACCTGTATGTGGTGGAGCACTAACAAGCTAGGGTGTATGGCGTATCCTAAAGCACCAGACCCTGACGAACTTAGTGACGCTTCACTTGCTAGACACAAAGGCGTCAGCGTCGAACAGATCGTAGCATGGAAAGCCTCTGGCAGTCAACGTATCGAGGCGCTTATTACCTTGCAAAATTTGTTTGAATGGCTCGATCAGCAGCCTAAAAAGGAGTGGCCGTGGTACGACAAAACGTGTCTACCTACAGTAATTGAAGCTGTAAATAACGTGAGTAAGCAGACGTGGCCGTATTCGGTCCCTGAGCTACATTGGACACCTGCAAAAGTTGCAGCGACCGTTCATAAGGCTACCCTGCTTCGATTCAACGCCCATGTTGGCAAACAAATTGATTGGTTGAAACTCTTAGGTATTGATGTCGGCGTGGCAAACACGCTGGCACAAATTTTCAAAACTGCTACAAAGGACAGCAAATGAGCAAATATCTCACATTCAGTGAACTCGCCCGACAAGAACACCATGCAGACATTTGGGTTCTCAATACTTCGCAAGGTGACAAGCGCGGCAACGTGTTCTTCCCAGTGCCAAGTAACCAGACAGGCCGCGAAGACACCGTTACCATCTTCACGACTGCCGCACCCACTTGTATCACTGACCAGGTGACACGCAAGCAAGTGCTGGAAAGCAGCGCCTTCCGCAAGGCCGTCAACCACCGTTTGCTAACGATCATCACCGAGGAAGAAGCACAACGCATGTTGCTCGACCCGCTGATGCGCGAAGAATACGAAAAGGTCAAACAGCAAAGCGTTGGCAGCATGACTGCTGAGGCGCAATACGGCGTTGGCAAAGAAGCCGACCCTGTTGAAGCCGTAATTCAAACAGCCAACGTCGGTAACCCTGTGCAACAGTTTGCCGACCTCATGGACACCATGAGCGACAAGGAAGCTCTCATGAGCTTGCGAAACATGGGTGTGTTGAAGATCGAAGAACATCGTCACATCCTCAAGCGTGCCCGTGCTCTGCGCTATGAAAGCACAGGCAAACATGCGGCTGAACAGATCAAGCAATTGAAGGCAAGTCAGACTGCCGCTCAGGACGCCGACGATGAAGCCTGAACTTCCAACCGCGCTTAAACAGTTTCAGCATGAGGTTGTCTTCTATGCTGAAAACGTTGAGCTTGAGGCGCTGTCGTTGGCTATCTGCCGTTGGGAATATACGGCAGGGCGTATCAATGAAGTCGGTGAATGGGTGTATCCGATATTGTCGTTGCATCACAAATTGACACCCGAAGCTGCGAAAGAGATTCGTGAATTGGCCCTAGTAGGTAATGCTGCTGCCCATATCGTCTTTCAAGACACTGCTACGGTTCCTATGTTCCGGCATGAATTCACGTTTGGTGACTTGGCGTTGGTACCTGGTGGATGCTCAAATGCAAACAGTGCTACGGCAGAAGGCTGCATTGTGTGCTTGGTGAAAAACGAAGTGTTCTACGCAGTGGTGCCCAGTGCTGATGTTGAATCAGACATTGAGCTTTAATGCAAGCAAAGAAAAAGGCCGCATAGATTGATTTCTATGCGGCCTTTTTTACGTCTGTACTTTGTGGAAATTAGGCTGTAGCAGCTTTGTGCAACAGGTAAGAGACTGCTGCCTTGCTCCAGTGTTCCATACGGTCATTGCCGTTCAACTGGGCAAGCGTGAGCCATTCACCGTTCTCGATCACATCAGCTTCCAGGGTTTCGATGATTTCAGGGTTGACATCGACAACCGCCAGCAAGCCCAGATGCACGCGACCAACTGGATTGGTTGGGTCACACAGCAGACCTTCAAAGCCAAAGTCGAGCAGCGTGGTGATACCTGCTTCTTCTTCGAGTTCACGACGGGCTTCGGCCAAGCACCAAGTAGCCAGAGTATGGCCTTCTGGTACGAGTTCATCCATGTGTCCACCCAGACCAACGCTGAGGTTGCCGCGCAAACGAGCTTCGGCGCTGCCTTGGCCGCGTGAGTACGTGAAGTAGGTGTTGTCAACTGGGTTGCGCAGCACAATGTAAGGGATGAACTGGCGCAGCGTTTCATCGGTTTCGCACAAGGCACGATCAACCAGCTTGGTTTCGATTGACCAGAACGATTCTGGAATGTCGGTCACGGCCAGGATTGGTGAGTTCTGATAGCTGACAGGTAGATGGTGCATTGCGCAGCAGAGTGCGTTCTTCACCTTAGGTGCTTGTGTTTGTTCTTGTGTTGGTGTGGTCATAACGGGTTCTTCTTTCCATTGGGTTTCGAGACTTTTGAATTCTTCGGACGCTGAGGTATCAACGTCGAAGGCCATTTGCATAAAACGAACTGCACCGCGATTAGCCGTTTCATGAGGCACGCCTTCATCAAACATTGCCATTGCGATGTTGCAGTGCCAAGACCAAGCATAGCTGGAATCAGCCTGCATAGCAGCCTTCACTACGTTGAACGAGTGTGCCACCAAAGGATCGTTTCCAAGATCATCAGGTAGCAACAACTCTACGCTTTGGACACCACTGGTACTATCCAGAGGCATCTTCACGATTGGTGCGGCCAGGCCGCGAATGGCGTCGGTTGCGCCAGAAATCAACAGGGTTGCATTCATCACTTTCTCCTATGACGTACTCAATACGAGTACAGGTTGGTTGTCGGCCTCGTTGCGGCCACGTACAGACATCTAAAGGCTTCACGCTTGTTGGGGTTTGCCAATATGTCCATCTGATCGAGCCATACGTTTGTGTACGTAGACCCTTGTGCTCTATGCGCAGTCAAGGCATGACCGTAACGCACTTTGTGAAAGCGGGATTTGGTTGCCCAAAAGTCTTGCCATGCCATGCGTCGGCCTGCGCCAGAACTGCCTCGTGCAACGCGAGCTTTACGTGCAAGCACTGAATCAACTTGGGACTGGTCTTTGGCAATGTCAAGTACCAAGGACTGATCGCCGCTAACGTGCAGTTGCCAGGTGTCGATGTTTGCACCATCAATCACCACGTTTGAATGTCCAACTTCTTGAACCTTGAATTCGTCGTCAGTGTGAGCAATGATGGAACCGCCGTCCTCGATCGGGTCTGCAAGCAACAACAGATCGTTGATACAGTACGTTTCCTTATAGCCAAGTGTGCCACGAATCAGGTCGTTGTAACGATTGACCGTTTTATTGCGCCATGCAATAACCTTGGTGTCAAGCATTTCACCAGCCAGGACACGCTTGACCAAATTGCGTTCAAACTGTTCCTGCGAACGCCACTTCCAAATGCCCGTGTCAGTATGGTCACTGTGCAGAGGCGACCACCAAGTCTTGTTCTTGATGCAATCACGCAATGAGGTTGCCAGTACCAACAACTGATTGTCATAGCGCATCACCTCTTTGAGCATCGCCATGCATTCTGGGTCATCCGTAACACGCCATGCCTTGCTGGAGATTTCTCCAACGGGTGGAAGCTGTGCAGGGTCACCAACGTACAGAATCTTGATACCGCATCGCTCACAGGCATCACGCACCGCAGTACAAAGCTGACGCCCAACCATACTGGCTTCGTCAATCACCAGAATAGAACCAGGTGGAAAGTACGGAGGGTTGCCACTGGCTGTCAAGATCAGTTCGTCTTCGTCCTGCTCCATCTTTAGACCGAGCATGGAGTAGGTTGTCTTGGCAGCACGACCAACAGCTTTGCCTAAAACTTTGGCTGCTTTGTTTGTAGGTGCACTGTAGAAAATGCTGACAGGTAATTCGTTAAGCAACTGCAACAAGTGCGTCTTGCCTGTACCAGCAAAACCTTTCAGCACAAAGTAAGGCTTGTTGTTGACAGCCCACTTCTGCAACTTGGCCCATGCGGCTGCTTGGTCATTGCTGAGTTTGAGCGCCTTGATGTCTTTCACTGGTTCGTCTTCTTCCCACGGCAACGGCGCAGGCTTTGGTGCTGCGTAGTCTGGGAACAACGATGCTACAGTGCAGAGCGGGCCATACTGAGTGTAAGCAACACCATAGAAGTTCACCAAGTCTGCCAAGGAGAAGTGTGCTGTGTCTGCGTTCAGGATACCTTTTTGACTGAGCAAGCCTTCAAGCTCAGTGGCTTCTTTTTCGTAGTCACGCATCGTAACCGCCTTATGTAATGAATATGCGCCGACGTACTACGCCAGTACGTTTGCTAAAGGTGCCAGCACGCCAGGCCAATCGTGTAATCAGCATTCTGCGAACTGCACCTTCCATCTTGTTGATAGACGCACGCTTTGCAACTTTGAGGTGGCCTACTGTGTTTGGCAACAGCAGTCCAGTGCCAGCAGGCAGTTCAACACCGAAGTCTTTAGGCCAGCAGTGATAGAACTGATCGCAATAGGGCAGGTAGTCTTGATGCTTCTTGTCTGTGGTGTAATCAGCCTTGCAGCTTTTGACTTCAACAATCACGATGTGACCTGTCAGCGCCATTGCGATAACGTCAGCACGCAAGCGACCTCGACGATTAACGCCTTGTTCAACAAAGCAGGCATAGTTGCGTTTGCAAAAGTGCATCACAACCATTTGCTTTAAGGCATCAGCAGTTTCTTTTCTAGTTGCCATTACTTAGCCTGGAACTTTATGACGTAATTCAGATCGAAGGTTGAGAGCTTGTACGCCTTGGCAACTACAGCAACTTTCTTTCCGGCCTTGACTTCTTGTAGAGCCGCTTCTAGGTTCACAGCGTCTTCACTGTTCAGCAAACCAATCAGATCGGCAGCCTTCTTGTTGATTGCCGAGGTAAACAGAATGCGATCACCACGCCACAACGCACCGAAGACTTCCTTGCGCAGTTGGGCTTGCTTTTCAACGTCGCGTGTCTTGTATGCCAAGGTCACGAAGTTGGAGACAAAGCTCTTAGCTGTACGTTTCAAAAGTTTGGCAATAGGATTGCGCACCTGATACTTGATCTTGTTTGCAGTCTTCAATTGTTTACCAATAGGCTGAGTCAGGTCAAGCATTGGTATGCGCCATGCCTCTAGCCGAATGTCGGCATCAAACACAATCACTGCAACGTCTTGACCTTTAATTTGTGCCCACACTCTACGCAGAGTATCAATGCCAGGCACAATCAGTACATCAGCGGCTACGGTATCTGGATAACCGTAGGTGGTGCCTCGTGGAAATTTTTGGATGACGGTTTCTGGTAATTCCGTGCTTACTCCTAAGCAACAACGCATAGAGAATTCCTTAAGTGCCAAAGTTCGGTTGCCTGACAAACGTGTCCGGCTTGACCGAAAATATCGGATAGGCCTGTGGCAGCTTTCAAGACAGCCACAAGCTCGGGGTTTTCGGCTAGATACTCAGACCACAAACGGGTGTAGAGTCTAGCGCAGTATTTTGAATTGATTGGCTTGCGGCCTTTAGCTTCACGCCAGCCAAGTCCAGTTGACCCATCATCCAAACGTTTCGCTGCCTGATAGATGGTTTCAATGCTTTGTCCACCACGACCTTTAACAGTAGCGTAGAAAGCACTGAATCGCTTGTCACCCTTGGAGCTACACTCCAAGAAAGGAGCTACACCGTGTCGAATCATATTGAGCCTTAACTGAATAGACTTTTGGCGTTTGCCAACTGTAGAAGCACGTCACCATGACAGGCTTTAGGCTTGCACCAGCAACTGAGCGTCTTACCTTTCAACTCAGACTTGACTGCTGCCAGCAAATCCTTGTTTGCCAACACGTAGGCTCTGTACTTGGCAATGACTTCCTTGCGCGTACCATCTTGACCAATGACAAATGGGTTGCCCCACTTGGTTGGTCGACCTATGTAAACGACGTTTGGAAAATTGTCAGCGTCACGTTTGTGTATAACGCTGGGTGTAGTCATTTCACAAAGCCTTGTACGAGTTTGCTTGCGCCCTTGTCTTTGACAACAGTGTAGACCCGTGCGTGTTGCGGAACCACATCGCTGTTCGGACTAATGACAATCACGCTAGGCACAATTTTCGCCAAGCGAGGTAGCAAGCTATCACGGAAAATCTCGCGTGTCTCAACGTCCATGTTCGCATCAGGTTCGTCAAGCACAAGGATGTTCATGCGGCGGCGATCTGGAATCAAAGGCAACAGTGCCAGCACAAACAGGAAGATGAACAGTCGAGACTCAGCCCCACTCATGTGGCGAATGTCCGAAGTCGTTTCCTTACGTGCATGGCGGCGCGTTACGTTCACATCAAACTTCCCATCGACCACGCTAAACGTGAACTTGAAGTCCTCAGAGAATATCTGACGCGCATAACGATTCAAATTCTTCTCAAGGGCTTTGGCGATACGCTGCACCATCAGCATCTTGATGCCTTTGGTACTGTACGCTTCCGACAGCATGTGATACACAGGCAGGTCGGCTAGCTTCTCTTGCATTTCGGCAACACGTTCTTTGAGTGCCTTGATGGTTCTAAGAACGGTTTTGCGTTCGGTTGCTTGTGCTTGCAGTTCAGGCAACGCACTCATTTTCTCGCTCACCTCGGCATTGAGCTTTTTCACCGCGTCAACGTCAACTTCTGACTCAGGCTTGTCAACTTTCAACGTGGCTACTACCTGCTGTTGCTGCGTCCACTTCTGACCACGGGTCAACTCAGCCTCTAGCTTTTCACGGTCGTTACCAAAGATCAAAGTCATGGGCGGCTTTGGTTTCTTGATGCCTGCTGCGTTACTCAGCATAGACTTCAATTCCAGTTGACGCTTGACATCCTTGAACGGATACTTGCGCAATGCAGCGGCCTCAGCTTTGTACGCTTCATAGGCTGTCAGTTCCACCGTATAGACAGCGTGTGCTTTCAACAGTCGGTGTGCTTCGATACAGGCTTTGGCACTTTTCACCTTGCTGGCAAGCTCAGTGATTTGCGTTTCAAAGTTTTGACGAATGGCCTTCTTGGTCTTAGCAGACAAGTCGCTGTGACACGTAGGACACTGATCGGCTTCTCCAACCTCAGAATTGAACGTATCCAATTGCTCTTGAAGCATCGAGGACTTTGCACGCGCTTTATTCAGCAGGGTTTCTGCACGGTCAAGTGTTGCCTTAGCCGCTAACTTCTTGGCGGCAGCAAGATCACCTTCTGGTTGTTCAGGCTCGTCAACTTCCACCAAACGATTCTTGCGCTTGAGCATTGCATCGTAGGTGCTGTCATCCAGATTGAGCGCATCAAGTTCCTCTTGTAGACTTTGCTGTGCTGCCTGCTGTTTCTTCCACTGACGCAACTCTGCCTCGTATCCGTCTAGCTCCGAAAGGGCCTGACGAATCTCTTTGACCGTGTGCTTAGGCTTTGTCATGCCTTCGAGCTTGTCGTTCTCTACAGACCAACGGCGATAGTTCTCCCATTGATGCTGGTAAGCAGTAAGTCGTTGGGCACGAATGCTGGCCTTCTTCAACCAGTCGCTGATAGCGTCGGCTTTGTCCTGAGCTTCGCGTGGGAGTTGACCAAGCTGTGCGCGTGCCGCTTCAAGATCGCTCTTGTTTTGGTCTAGGACACGACCATCACTGTTCAATTCGTTGATGCACTTGTTGACGTGCTTACGCAGGTCATCAATGTCTTGCAAGCGGAACAACTCTGTGATGAAGGCAAAGCGATCTGCACTTGTACCCAACTGAAAGTTGTTGTTCCTGCGGCTGTCCAGATACACTGTGGAAAAGAATTCTTCCTCAGTCAGATCAATCAGTGAACGCAACTGGTCACGGGCAATGCGGCTTTTCAGATTCTTACCGTCACGGGTAATTTCTGTCTTAGCGCCAGCCTTTGAATACATGTACTTGTGCTTTGAGGTGTCAAACTCTACTGAGGCAACGCTGCCCTTTGCATAGATTTGACGCTGCACACTGCGCACGTTCTTGGTGACAGTCGGATGTGTGTCGAACAGGATGTTCGGAAGTGTCCCAAACAGCAAGCTCTTGCCACTGCCGTTACTTGCGTTGGGACCACGGCGTTGGAGATTACGTCCTTGGATGAACGTAAGTCCAGGCTCAAACTCAAAGCGCGTCTGACCTTTGAAGTAAACAATGTCTGTTAGGTTAAGGGCCCGTATGTTATTCATGTTTTCTTCTAGGTGAAATCAATTACACTTCGTTGATCTGCGGCTTGCTTGGCTTAGGCAATGTTGCTGATGGCAAATCTACTTTGGGTAGCGTCTTGGGTTCTGGCTTCTTGCGAATGCGCTTCACAGCAGGCTTTGCTGCATCAGCTTTCTTCGCAACAGGTTTCTTCGCTGGTGCCTTCTTAGCGGCTGGCTTAGTTGCAGCTAACACCTTGTCAAGTGTTGATGCTTGCAGTATGGCGGGAATCTCAGCCACCACAGGTGCTGGTGTCGCTACTGGTTCAACTACGGGTGCTGGTGCTTCGACCTCAACAACTGGCGCAACTTCTGCAACTTCAGGTGTCTCAACAGGGTGTGGAAACAGGATGTTCAATGATGGAAACTCCAGAGGTGCGTCCATAATGGCAACCTGTGGTGCTGGTGTTGGCTCAACAGGTTCCGACTCCGTAATGATCGGTACGACAGGTTCCGGCGTTGGTTCTGGAACAACTACAGGTGCTGGTGTAGGCACCATCACTGGTTGAAGTTCTTGCGCTCTGGGTAGAAAGTGCAACGCTTCGTCTTTACGTTTAGCCTTCAACATCAACAGCTTGTTCATCAGCACTGTTAGGAACAACGCGAATGGGTCTAAGCAGATTGTCAGTGCGAGAATAATCCAAGTGGCACTCTGTTCAACCGTTGTGCCTGTTGCTCTGGCGATATACGTAATAGGGCCAGCGTGAATTTCAGTAGCAGCTACAGCCTGCGTAAGCTCTGCAACCTTTGTGTTCAACTGGTTTAACTGCGCGACCAAAGGTGTACGTTCAGCTTCGTACTCACGCATGAGGCGAATGCGTCCAGTTACGGAATTACTTGGCAGGTTGCTGATCTGAGCTTCGATTGCAGTAACGCGCTTACTCACGCTTTCAGCCTGCGTGGTCAATGAGGCTAGTTCTGTCTTGCGTGAATCAAGCGTTGCGTAACTCGCCTGATAGCTTTGACCAAGGTACGAGAACACACCAGCCGAGGTGAAGATCATCATCAATGTAATGAAGAAGGCCAACAAGGCGCGTTCCAAGTAGCCGATCACCGTCCATTGTTGATAGGAGTAGCTGACCGCAACGTACTTGCCAAGTTCAAGTGCCACGCCTGCGGCCATGATTGGATACGCTATGGTTGCGAACAGGGCACCAAGACCAAAGACACTCGCGTAGGTAACGAACAGTGCAATGGCCGTGATGCTAAGTTGAAGAAGGAAGATCATCGAAAGCCTCGCGCATGTTTTAAGCAGAAGTCAACGCGTTGTTCTACGCTTAGAGGCGTAACCATTTTGAATGGTCGTGCGAACGTGCGAATGAAATCCTTACAGAGTTCATGATTTTTCTTTTGCGTGTCCTCAGAACCACGATTGCTTTCGGCGACGAATGGAAACTTGCGTGGAGGCACCAGGTAGACTTTGTTGTAGCCTAGCATCTGACGAGCGCAGTGGTTCCTGTAGTTAATCAACCAGTCATGACCGTAGTTGTTTTGCTCGACCCATGTGCGGGCGTAAGCATAGAAGTCAATGGGTGTACGGTCGGTGAATACCAAAACGTCATCGTCGTATTGGTCACGCAGAGACGCCAAGTGTTCAGCCTTGCGACGACTGATGCGCTCTTGATATTCAGGAACGTTTTCTGGCAACGCCACAATCTCAGCCAGAGGCTTCCCGTAGTCAGCTTGGACTGACCGTGGGACAGAGAATACGTCGATGACAACGTTGGGCAGATTACGTGCACCCAACGCTTTAAGTATGGTACTTTTGCCTGTGCCGTGTGCACCCGTAAAACCAATGATATGAGCCATATTTTTACTCCGGTAAGAACGCAGATTTGGCTTAATTGAGGCCATAAAACAGGCCGTTGAGGGTGTCAACGAGCCTGATAAGAGCATCAATTTAAGCCTTATTGTCTACGGTGGTAGTTAGCCAACAAACGCTGTTAGCGGGAGACGATTTCCAGTTTCGGAGCTGATTTGCCGCCAGCCGAACCAGGCAGTGCAATGCCAGAGGTCATTTCCAAATAGCTCTTGGCAATAGCTGGAATGGCTGGGCCGAAAGTCACGATGTGCGGCAGTGCGATAGGCAATGACTCTGTAGGCATGAACTGCGTCAGAGGCACCATCGCGTTCATCATGCCTTGTGGTGTTGCCATCATGTGCAACTTCAATGGGCGTTCCAGTTCGATGAAGCCTTGAGCTTCGATCTTTTCTTCGGTTAGATCGTCGGGCACGCGGCCAATGAGTTCACCGAACAGTGTGAGGATAGCGAATACTTGCATGATGTTTCCTTTGAGGTTAAACGATTTTGAGAATTTCAGTTGCTATGGAAGTCAGAGCAGCTACCTGCTTACTCTTGCAGAAGTCGTGCAGGGTTGCATGACTCATTTGACAACGGGTGATGTTTGGTTGACCGTCTGCAATCCAACGTAAGTAGGATTTGACGATTGCTTGAGGGTCTGCTGGTTTGTCTTTAGCCATCAGGATAATGCAGCCAGCATCAAGCTGACTTCCTTTGTACTTACGGTGTGCATCTGGTTGCGAAGCCCAACCAGTTTACGTTGAGCATCCAGAATGTCTGCGATCTTGGCCTCAGGTGCAGACTTACGAGCGGCGGCGGCAAAGTCACGATTCGCGGGACTATGGAATACTGCGCGGGTGTCGTGCTTGAGCAACTGAGCCAGGTAGTATTCGTTGAACCACAGCGCCTGATTAACAGTCTGAGTTCCGTCCTGCATATCGAACACAGCTTTGGCAACAACGCTAGGCTTACGCAGATACATACCGAGCAACATCTTCTTTGCCGCCTGAGCAGTTTCAACGCCACCAGTTGAGGAGACAGTCTCAATGAGTTCTGCCTCTTGGATGTCTGGTTTTGTAGCGATCAGGTTGACTGCGTTCTCAAGCAGATTGACTGCCTCACGCAAGTGTCCACCCGAGGCTTCGGCAATAGCCGTATAGAGTGTCTTTGGCAATCGCTGGTTCTCGGCCTTTGTTATCACACGCAGCCGCGCAACGATGTCTTCTACTGAGGGCAAGCCAAGCGGCAGTTGCAGGCACCGATTCAAAACCGTATTCGGAAACTTCTGTGGGTCAGTGGTACACAGAATGTACATGGTGTTCTTAGGTGGCTCCTCAAGCGGCTTGAGAAACGCTTGCAACGATTGAGGCGTCATCTGGTGAGCCTCGTCGATAATGAACACGCGCACGTTGTGGTGCGGTTTGTACTTGGCCTTGGCAATCAATGCGCGAACGTCATCAATGCCTCGTGCGTCAGCGGCGTTGCTTTCGTCAATGTCCGGGTGCTTTGTCAGCAGACAGCTTGGGCACTTGCCACACGCATTATGCGTTTTGCAGTTGATGTATCGGGCAAAGATTCTGGCGAGTGTTGTCTTGCCTGTGCCACTTGGACCTGTCAGCATGATGGCATTCGGCAGAGCCTTACGCTTGATGGTGCCTTGCAGTCGAGCAATTGCGTTAGCTTGACCAGCCATGTCTTCAAAATGTTTGGGGCGATACTTTGTAGCCCAAGGGTCAACGGTTTGCATGTGGTTCCATTCTATAGGGAGTGTGCAATTTGATGGTGCGTTCTTGAAGAAAGGTGCTATCTCTGAATCGTCGTATCCAGCAAGACCGCAGCCTATACGTGTTACCAGAAAGGTCAAGTCTGGATTAGCTAGTGCGTAAACTATGAAGGCTTCAACGTGAGTCTTTATGACTTTCAGGTTGAGAACATTCAAGCTACCGTCTTTGGTAGGAATGGCGTAAGCACGGCCAGTTCGTCCAATGCCTTTGCCGTACACAGCGCCATAATTCTCGAGGGCAAACAGTGCAGCGCCTTTGCCATGACGACCAGCAAGATTAGACCCAAAAACAAAGATGATGTTCGGTGTTTTCATACATTGTTTATTTACAGTTCAGGTACCACCAAGAAAAAAGGCCGAGACATTTCTGCCCCGGCCAAAGAAAGTGTGCACCCAACGCACCCCAACCTAACTACTTGATACTGCGAAAGTCATCGACAATTTGCAGTGCGCGTTCGACTTGCCGTTTGTTAGCACCTTTGCCGACTAAGAAGTCAGGCAGTGCTGCACGGTCATTCAGGTCGATACGCTGATTTTCTGTTTGGAATTCATCATGCTCCAAAGCCTCGGCTTCAACATCGCTTGCGAAGGCCAGACGGTTGACAATGTTTGGGAACTTAGTCAACAGATCGTCAGGGACTTTGACATCCTCATGAACGAACAACTTGAACAACGTCAGTTCGTCGTTGACCAACTGCTTGAAGTCCTCACGTTTGTTCACTCGCAGATTCACTAGCTTGAACGGAGGCGTATGCGGCACCCATTGCATCTTGAGCTTTTGACCCAATTGAAACAGACCGTAGCCTTTGTCAGCATTCTCACCAAAGCTGGTTTGATACAGCGTACCAGGATACCAGTGATTCCTTACACGCTGGTGAGTGTGCAAGTGACCTTGAATGATTGGACACTCCCAATCAAAAGTATCTTGGCTGTGAACTGCTCTGCCATTGTCACCAACAGCCCCGCTCACTTCGTAATGCGCGAATCCAAGCTGACAGCCTTTCGGCGGCTCGACGTTTGGATAGGGCATCATGGCAATTTTCTTGCCAGCGATTGAAACCTTCTCTAACTCTGGGTAGAAACGCACACGCTTGAATACACCGTGCTTTTGCATTTCGATGAACATGCTAAGGGAGTGGCTACCCTCAGACGCCCAATCATGATTCCCGAGAATGATGTGAGTGTCGATCACTTGATCTAGCTCCATCAGGAAACTTAGAAGCTCGCATTGCGCAGGCTCACTAAGTCTCATTGCATTACCAGTGTTGTCGCGTATACCTTCGGCAATGTCGCCGAGCAAGAATACCTGCTCGGCTCCTTTGCGACGTGCCACGTCTACAACACGGCGTGCGCTTCCGAGTTGTAAGGCGTTTGCATTAGGCCAATACTTTGTGAGTTTGTCCAGATGCAAGTCGCCTATTGCGCAGCCGATGAAGCTCACTCGTCGTCACCGTCTTCCTCAGTTTCCTCGGCTTCGGAGCGGAGGTTGTTGAAGAACATGGTTGTGCCGTCGCCCTTGGCAACTTGTGCTGCGCAGCGTTCACGCAGCTTTGGAGGCTTTGTGATACCGAGCGACTTGCAAGTGGCTTGAAGGTTTTTGCCTTTGCATGTGACCAACGATTTGAAGTCCAACCAGGTGATCGGCTTCTTGATTCCAAGCATGGGAATCTTGAGCTTCTTCATGGTGGAGCCTGCTTCAAGCTGACCAGTGTTCTTGAGATACTGGAATGTATCCCACACAGGGTCGAAGCCGTGAGCGGTACCTGTACCGTCGTTAATCCAGATACGTTGCCAGCTTTCAAGATAAGGTGTTGAAGTCTTGTTCTTGATTGCCTTCATGTGGATGTAACGGTAGCTGTCGGTTGCATCTTCAAACAGGGCACTCTGTTCTTCTTCAACAGGTCCTTTGCCGTGCGGAACGCTACGTGCAGCTTGACGAACACGCACAGAGGATGCAAACTTGAGAGCTTCACCACCTGGCTCGTATTCTGGATTGGCAAACATCACCGCAGGTCGCAGGCGCAATTGGTTCACACCGATGATGGTGACTGAACTACGGCGCAGCTTACTGAAAATCTTGGGGATGTTCTCTGCCATTGCACGGGCAACAGCGGCCATACCAACGCCTTTGTCATCCTCGTCCAGCTTTTCTGGATACATAGCAGGGTAGCTGTCCAGAAAGAACATTGCTTGAGGCAAACCGTTCTCTGCTTCGATCATCAGGCGGCCGTAACGCTGCTTCATGACCTTGCTGTACTGAGTGCCAGCGGCGGCTTTGCCCGCTTTGTCATCTTCCCACGAATACCACCACTTGTTTTCGAGGTACTCTTTGTTGGGGATGCGACGCAAGAATGCTGAGGCACTGTTGAAGAAGTCTTCCGCAGTTGTCACCTCGTTGTAGCGAACACGGCGTGGAACAATCCACTTGCCCTTGTCGTCTTGAACACCATAAAGTTCATCAACGCCTTTCAGCTTGGAGTAGAACTCCATGATGCCTTCATAGTAAGTAGGATCGCTACTGCCTTCGTAGTCGAAGTCGCTCAACACTGGGACGCCGGAATCAGCCGCTGACAACTTGATGTGAGCAATGTGCGTAGACTTTGCGCTACCTTCGCCACCAAAGAAGGTGTACCAACGGCCTGCAAGAATGCCACCACCGAGCATCAAGTCAGAACCGAGCAGGCCGGTACTAACTTGGCTAGACAGTCGTGCTTCCAAGCTCATTGCGCCTTGGCCTAAGCTGTACTTGCGTTCAACTTGGTCAAGTAAGCCACCATAGTCAGGAGCAAAGGCTTTCTTCGCTGCTGCTGCGGTCGGTTTCTTTCTAGTTACCATTTGATTACGAGGTGACTTGCGCCACCTCGTCCCTTTAGTTAACGGCTTTTACGCTTGACGGAAACAGACTTTGCCGCTGGCTTTTTGGCCGTGCGCTTGGGCGGAGCTTCTTCCTCTTCGTCTTCATCGTCGAGGTCGTCGCTGTCGTCTTCGTCGTCAGCAGGCTTCTTGCCTTTAGCGTCAGGCTTCTTAGCTACCGGCTTCTTGGAAGACTTCTTGGGCGGTTCATCGTCCTCGTCTTCTTCATCGTCCTCATCGTCTTCATCGAGGTCATCGAGGTCTTCATCATCCTCGTCATCGGCGGCTGGCTTCTTGCCTTTGGCGGCAGGCTTCTTTGAAGATTTCTTCGGAGGCTCGTCGTCCTCGTCGTCTTCTTCATCCTCGTCATCGTCTTCATCTTCGTCGTCATCGTCATCAGATGCTACGGGCTTCTTGCCTTTGGCAGCCGGTTTCTTGGAAGACTTCTTAGGTGGCTCGTCGTCCTCGTCATCATCGTCGAGGTCAAGATCATCTTCGTCATCTTCGTCATCAGCAGGTTTCTTGCCCTTGGCCGCTGGTTTCTTGGAAGACTTCTTCGGAGCGTCGTCTTCATCATCCTCGTCATCGAGGTCCATGTCGTCTTCGTCGTCGTCAACGTGCTTTGCTTTTGACAAAGGCTTCTTACGGCTCTTAGGCTCGTCGTCATCTTCGTCTTCGTCGTCTTCATCCTTGTCGCCGCCGCCCCAACGGTCTTGCAGCGACTTGGCTTCTTTCTTGGCTTCTTCAAATTCTTCCGCAGGATAGACTTGATCGGTGTCCCACAGCAAGTAGTTGCCTTCGTCTTCGGTCAACACCGAATACTTTTCACCATCAGGCGATTCAGTGCGGTCAGCAGAGTACATGCTGGCGGCAGGCAACGTCTTGTCGAACGTGATGTCCAGGTCGAAGCCGAACTTTTCGTGCATCGGGAAGAAGTGCTTTTTGTCACCAGTCTTCGACTTGACAATGTTCTTCTCGCCCAACTGCTTGATACGCAGCATCAGGCTGGATGGGATGCGAACAACGCGCACTGGAGTCCAGGTGTCGCTGTCCATTTCTTTGAAACCCGTTTCGGTTTCACCCTTGGTTGGGCGCTTGAGCTTGCCCGGCTTGTCTTCCTGCAGTTCGCGCACAATGGCGTTGCCGAAGTACAGCTTGGAGAACTTAGCCAGTTCAGCAGGCATCTTGCAATACGGGCATTTCACCGTACTGTCTTTGTCATCAGTCTTGGGGTTGTATGCCAAGCAAGGCTTCTGAATCTCGACTTCGTTGCCATCTTTCTTACGCACCTTGATCTTGTGGATACCACGGCCAGCAATAGGGCCAACCAAACGAACGGTTACGCCTTTGCCTTTCTTCGGCCATTCGAGCATTTCCACGAGGTCGGAAATCTTGACGGTTTCACGACGGCCACCGACGCTGGGCTTTGCAGCCTCGAATCCAGTAGAGTTCTTAAATTGAGCTTTCACGTTTTCTCCTAGTTAGGAAGTTGGGTTTCTAATTGCTTTAGTTCTTGAGGCTCAAGTATCTCTCCGATACCTAAGAACATTCGGCTTATGCCGGTTGGGTCGGCACGTTTTGCCAGCAGGCGTACAAGCTCAACGGTTCGCTTCCGTTCAAACTCTTCCTCAACGTTGCTTTCGCTTCGTAAATGTTGGAGTTCGTCGCTGTCGATGCTGACACTGATATTTACAGCTTTGTTTTTAGGGCTCTGAGCCACCGCACGACGTTGCGATGCAGGTATGGTGTAAGCTATTCCATACTCACCGCGAAGCTGTGGGTTACCTTTAGCGTCTTTAATCCAATTCTGAATATAGCTTGTCAGTGTTCCTTGCTGCGCATCACACTTGTCAATCGCCTTGTTAACCGCCAGAATGAAATTCTGAGCGATGTCATCGAGGTCAAAATTCAAGTGTGGATTGTGCTGCCTCTGCTGCTTATGGAATTGCTGCGCCTCCATCATGACAAAGCGCATGTACTTTTCCATAATCATGCCTTTGAAGGCTATGGCTTGCTGATGCCAATAGTCGCTTTCGCGTGCGGCAAACCATAGACCTTCATGGTCGAAAACAGCCAGGGCATTGACTACTTTCTGTGAAGGCTTTGCTGGCGGAACGTCCTTCATAACTTCCAGAAAACGTGCAACCACGTAAAACAGGATGTTACGCTCAATGCGCATCTTCTTGAGGATACGCAACTTAACTTTGGGTGTGTCTGCTACCAAGTATGCCGCAGCATAGGTATTGAATCGGTCTTTGGGTAAAGACGATAACTTACGTCTGGGGTTAGTGGCACTCCAGCCTATTACGTTGGCTAGAACTCGGTCAAAGTAATCAGTAGTGCGCAAGATAGGCCACATACTTTTCCAGAGGAGTTGATCGAGAACACTCAGCAGTTGGAAGCTGGTGTAGTTATGCCCTAACTGCTCCTTGACGCGCTTCAAACTGTCAAGTGCATTCGCCATTACATTCGCCTTTTCACTATCATGGTCAAAACCTTATGCAGATGTTTGCATGGCGTTGGAATCATGTTTGGGTTACGCACCACAGGCTTGTCACCGTTACTCTGTTTGATCTTGGATGCACCTTTTTTGGTGAGTGCCACTTCGCAATTGAAGGTGAAGTAGTCACAAGTGCAACGAACCAACACAGGCGCTTCGTGCAGCTTCTTGTCTGCGTTAAGGCTGATGATCTGAACTCGGTACTTACGTGAAGCGCCCGTCTTGGGAGTTCCATGATTGTCTGCCGTACTGAAAACGGTCACATCGAGCTTAGGCGCTCGGTGCAGTTTCTTGTCAGCAGGCTTGTTGACGAACGTAGGCACCGCGTCGTCCTTGATTACGACGTAGCGCGAGGCTTCTTTAACCGCAGGTAAAGACGCGGCTAAAATTTGTGTTACGGTCATTGGCATTTTGAGCCTCTTCAAAGGATATGTTGAATGGAACTGGACCTTTGATTACCACGTATCGGTAGGTTATTGTATGAGGCGCTTCCGAATGAACGACCGTACTCTCAGAGAAGGAGCAGTGGCGTGCCTCTAACGTATTGAAGTATGCCCAGTCTTGGTTCGGTGTATGCCGAAGCACATGAACCAAGGCGGCAGTCAAATGGGTTTCGATTTCGTAGAGAACCCTGTCCCAGCGGGGCATGTTGCAAGGCACAGAAGCTACGGCTACGATTGTGTAGTCATCTACAGAGCGGGTCTTGCGTTTGACTTGGGCGAATTGTTGTTTTGTCTCGTTGTCCATAAGAGTTATTTACAGTTGAGGGCATAGACTGGTCTGCCGCAGAAACGAAAAAACCCCGCCAAGATTTCTCCGGGCGGGGTTTTCTTTTTGAATCATCATTTTACTGGCGATTCAGAAAAGGCGAATTAACGCTTTTTCTTGGCTACTGGCTTCTTGGCAGCAGACTTCTTGCCAGCAGCAGGCTTGCCTTTAGCAGCAGCTTTGCCGCCCTTTTTGGCAGGCTTAGCAGCAGCGCCGCCGCCGTTGGCGAAAGCATGGAGAGCGTGAGATTTGTTCATATATGGCCTCATGAGGATTGAACGTTAAAAGGATGTAGTACCAAGGTCCTACATAATGAAATTAGTGTCCACAAACTTTGGGTTCCACTCTAGGTCCTTTTTGAGGTCCTACAGCAGGAGTGCCACAACCGTTTTCACAATATCAAATTAGTGAGACCTAAACAATGACCGACCCGGCTTTCGGATAACACCAGTTTCCAGGTCGTTGTAGACGCCTTTAACACTCTTTAGTCCTCGTGTATTCCAATCGCTAGGAATAAGGAGTTCTGCGAAGTGGTCAGAGATACCGCTGTCACCTTTCTGGAAGCTCTGATGTACCCGCACGTCAGTCTGCTGGAATTCATCCCAGAAGGCTAAGCGAATTGGAGCTTTCTGGATAGGCTTGCAGCCAGGGTCAAATGGACCCATACCCTTGAAGATGTCGAAGACTTCTTTGGTATGGAAAGGCATAATCAAACGATGCCTTGGTGAGTGTTTGGCAAGCCATGACTCAAGCATCAGGGTTTGCACGTCGCCTTTGTTGGTGACAACGTTATTGAAGTATTCCTGCTTGACAAGTTCGTACTCATGCAGACGTTTCTTTTGACTACGCAAGGTGCAAAAGAAGGCATCACCGCCGAAGCCGATCATAGTCGCACCGTGTTCCTCAGTAGTGCGGTTCAAAGCGTTGTACAAAGGCCATAGGCATTCGACGCTTGACTTGTTCACATGGATGCTACCTGTGTTGTAGACGTTGAAAACATCCCACAAGTAGTCTTTGAGAACAGGTAGATCAGTTGATAGCTTTACGCCTACAAAAGGCAAGCCGAAAGCGGCGGCTGTTTGTTCAGCGAGGCGGAAGTCAGTGCTCTTGCGATCATCCAGGGTGAATGAATAACAGGTGATCTGTTTCTTTGCCCGCATTGCTGCGAACAGACAAGCATGACTGTCAACGCCTGCACTAAGCAGCACTGCAACCTTCTTGGGCTTGAAACCAGCAACGTGGTCAACCATGACTTTCGCTAGGCGTTCAGCACGTTTAGTGTGCATAGCGAACTGTTCTTTGGTTAGGTTTTTCTTACCCATGTTATTTCCAGTCGTAGCCGTTAAGGGCTTGATGTGTTTTATGCAGAAGCACACGCTTGTCAGTGTGACCGTACAGCTTCATACCCTTTTCAGGCGTAACTTGCTGCTTCAAAGTCACCAGGCTGAAAAACATGTCTGACTCGCCTTCTGCATTGACAACTTCGTAGCGATGGTGCTTCTGGCTACCCAGTTCACTGAGCTTCTCAAGTATCTGATCAGGATAACAAGTGCGGCGTTTTCCGTTTACACCCATCTGGACAAAGATGGTGTTCACATCACCTTTGCCGACAGTAATCTGGGTGTCACAAAACTTGACGAGTAGTTGCCATTGATTGGCCCTTCGTTCGTCTGCACTCATTTTGGCTTCGGTACGCAGCAGAGCTGTTACCTTAGACATTAAGTGTCTGTAAGGATTGAACATTTTTGTTTACCTCGCGGTGTTGATTTCGTCTACAGGTTATTTACAGCATTCATTTTGTAGCGACCCAACCACCGAACTCCCCAAAGCGAAACACTTCCTTGACACCGTACTGATTGAACAGGAGAGCATCAGGGTCAATCGGACGTTGTGCTCCAGCTAAGGACAACTCTTTCTTGACGATGGCTTCGGACGGAACGCCTGTAGCAACTTTGCCTGCCAGAGTAACGCGGTGCATCACAGTTCCAAGGTATCCATTGAACGAGGCAGTCTTGTCAAAGATCACCAGCGCACCACCAGGGTTCAAACTCTTGTAGAGCTTTTCAAACACCTGACGCTGCTGTACTGGCGGCAAGAACATCAACACGAGGAAGCAAGCGCAGAAGTCGTAAGGCTTGTAGTCGTATTCACGAATGTCGGCCACTTCAAAGTCGCCTACGCCACGCCACACGTCTTTCATGGGTTCGGCGTTGTCAATGCTGATTGCCTTGACTTTACGCTTGTCCAGTTCAGAGGCCAGAGCGTGAGTGATATTGCCAGTGCTTGCACCCAAGTCGTACATCAAACCATTCTCAGGCAGATAGTGGCGACCAATGTGTGCAACCATGCCTGTAGCCAGATCGTACCAAGGCAACTGCTCCCGCACATGGATGTCAAAGTTGTCGGCCACGTTCTTGCTGTGGAAAGTCCAGTCGGTAGGGACTTCGAGCTTATCGCGGCTTCTTACTTGCGGGCTTGCTGGCTGAGGGCTTTGTTGCTGCTGGCGCTTTCTTTGCGCTTCGAGGGCTTTGGTTGTCATTTGGTTTACCTTTGTTTTGGTAGTAAGGCTCTAAGATGTTCTTGCGTATTTCAGACGCAATGTGATACACCTGCAATGGGACGTGAATGCGACCAAGACGTTCCCAACTGCGAATGAAGTGCTTAGACTTCGATTCTTTTTCTTGCGGTGGGAACACAAAGTCTTTGGGCACACTGCTGAGAACTTTCAGTTCGTCGATGGTGTACTTGCGGGACACACCTTCATTGGTTTCCACGAACCCGCCGCAAGAGAAGTTTGCAGTCTCTCCAATACTGTGATCTGATGCGGTAATAGTAGGGCTCGGAGACTTTGCATGACTGTAGCCACGGGTGGTCTTAATGCGTTCGATGTGCGGCAAGCACTCCTGAACGGTGGTTTCATGCTTTGATGGCTTAGGCCAAGCATGACGGAATCCGGCTTTGTATAGATCATTGCGAATGCCCATGAAGATCAGACGCTCACGCTTCTGAGGAACACCAAGACGCGACGGGTCAATGACAACAGCCTGTACGTTGTAACCGCAGTTGGTAAGTGCCTCGTGGATTTCAACAAAGTATCCACGGTTGATTGCTTTCACCAAGCCAGGCACGTTCTCCGCAATGAAGACTTTACCTTGCAGGTGTTTGAGGACACGGCAGAATTCAAAGAACAGATCGTCAACGCGCTGTTTGATGCCTTCGCTGTAATCAACTTCTTCACCGAAGTCACGACCTTGCTTGCGTGCTTGCGTGCTGCTGAATGCCTTGCATGGAGGGCTGGCTTCGATCAAGTCGATTTCGCCTTTTGGAATCTTGCTCAAAGCATAAACGCTCTTTGCAGTCACCTTGCGAATATCACGACGGTCAATCTTCAAGCCTCCGCTATTTGCATCGTAAACGTCCGAGGCTACAGGGACGAATTCGTTTGCGTAGCGAACAGAGTAGCCAGCCATTTTCATGCCTATGCTACCACCACCCATACCAGAAAAGAAACTGACAGCGGTGAATTTCGCAGTCTTGGCTTTCTTGTTTATCTCTGCCATTGAAGGCATTTTGGAAGCGAGAATCATGGTGCTACCTCAGTGGCAACTGCAACGGTTGTCAAACTGGTGTACACCTCGTCGCTGAGTTTCAAGGCTTGCGCCTCAGCCTCTGCAACGATTGTCGGTGTAGCCAGAATGAAAGGCGCACTTGCGCCACGCCAAACAGTGTAGGGAAACTCTGGATTGCCATCTTTGAACTGCATACCAAGCTGAGGTAACATGCCTTGCAGCTTCTTACCGATGTCGTTGGCCGCAACGATTGCTTTGAACTGTGCGTTAGGTACTAGACCTCGGCGTTCGATTTCAGCGGCTACTGCTCTTGTGAGGAGGCCGCTTACTATCATGTGCTGTGCAAGCTGCTTTGCTTTGCGCAAAGTCAGTGCGGGTTTCTTTCGTTTGACCATATTTCTGCCTCTTTGCCTGTGCTCTTGTCATACTGGCTTGCAACCATAAGCGCACGTTTGATTGTGGCTTCTGGGTCAAGCATTCCCATACCTTCAACAACGCCGATTGCGATTTCTCTACCGGAACCGATTGCACACAGGTTAACCACGGGGATGACTTCTCGGCTATTGAGCGTCATCCACATACCGTGGGAGTTAGCCACGATTGATTGAAACTGTGAGCTTTCAAAGGTATCGTCTTCGTGCTCCTGCGTGATTAGACCGTGGTGGTCCCTCATAACGCAGTGTATTGCCAGAATGTTTCGATACACGGCCAAGGTAGTTGACCAGTCATCGAAGTCGTGAGTGGACAAGATGTCCTGTACCGCCAAGATTGCAGTGGCAGGGCCGGCAATAGCTATACAGGTTTCATCTTCGGTACCTGCATTAACCAATGCAGTCTTACTCATTTTGCCAAGACGCAGGCCAGGACTGGTCAACAGCGTGTCGCTACCAATCCACACTTCTTTATGTTGTTCACGGCGAATGCCTACGATGGTTGTCATGGTTAAGCCTTCTTAGGTTTCTTTTTCGCAGGTTGTGCAGCGGGCGCAGAAACTTTCTTCACGGTCTTGACCACCTTGTCGCTCCAACGATAGCTGCACTTGGGGCAAGTATGTTGGAACTCCATTGCTTTAGGGTCAACAACTGCGAAGCCTTCTTCTTCGTCACCAGCACTGCCTTCACCATCGCCATCTTCGTCTTTTGACTTCTTGAACTTGCCGATAGCCTTGGCAGTTGTCCAATTGTCAATAGAGGTCAGTTCAACGTCGAACTTACCCTTTTCGAGTTTAGCCATGATCGCGCCCAGCTTGGCTTGATCGAATTCACCACCTGCGGCGTTAGCAGCCACGTTAGCAGCCATTTCTTGCAGCTTGTCATCCCACTCGACTTCACGATAGGGGATGCGTGTGATTGTCTTATCGACTTCGGTGATTTCAATCGTACCGAGGGCAACAGTGCCTTGACGGTCTTTCTTCACCGTTGTCTTGACGATCTTTGAGGGCTTGCCTTTGATTGACTTGATACGCTGGTGACCTGACACCAGCACGCCAGTTGAACGGTTGAACACCACACCACTCAGGTCACCGAATTCTTCGATGCTCTTTTTCAGGGCAGCCAGTTGCTTGGCAGTGATGTAACGAGGGTTGTAGTTTGCACCTTTGAGGTCAGCTACTTGCTTTGGAATTTTGCTCATGAGGTTTTTCTCTGAGAATGTTTAACAACAGCCGCCAAGCAGAAGGGCCAAACGATGGGCCCTAATGCAGCGACTAGAATGGAACCAACGAGATTGTTAAACCCGCTGAGTTTGCTTGGAAGGTATAAGCAACAGGCTAACGTAATCAGTGTTGCCACCAAGGAGTAGAGTTGCCAGTTAGTCAGTGTGTCCATAGTGCATATTTACACTATTGCCTTAACGGTTTTGTCCATAGCGGCCTGCACACGTTTAGGCAGTTTCTGACCTAGCAACCAGTAAGCAAAGGCTTCGGCGAAGAATTCTTCGGGGTTGTTAGTGCCGTATTCAGTGACTGCGATTTCAAAGTCGCTGTCTTCAATGTGCGTCGGCCAGCTTTCCTTGATAGTTTCCAGTGAGGCTGTCTCAGCAAGTACATCAAGGTGGCGATTGGTCAATCGTGTGTTGCCGCACAGAGTTGAAATTAGGTTGTCGAACAGCAGGACTTGAGCTTCTTCGAGTTGACCTCGAAAGTCACGCACAGGTACGCTGTCGGCAATGTAGTCATCCCGCAGCTTACGCAGATGATGGGGTTCAAACTCTTGCAGCTTGGTATAGCTGTGATAGAGGCGAATCCAACGTGCGTGTTGTGAGGGTGTCAGCAAACGATACCAGACGCCGTGCCCGCTTTCGTGTGCAACCACGTAGTCCATTGGCACGCCCATCTTTGGACGCAAGATCATGCGGTCAAGGTTCTCACCGTTCTTGATCTTGTAGTGATACATGCCTGTGTATCGACCCTTCGGTGGACGCACTTCAAGTTCAAGAGCGCCTTCTGCTACGAAGGCAAAGAGCTTTGCCCGGTTGAGTTTCTTGGCAACTGAGTCCAAGGCGTTTTTCAGCGCCAGCTTTTCGGTCTTGGGCATCTGCATGTGCCAGTGAACATTGCCCCAATCTGGATGCACCAGTGTACGGCAGAAGGGTTCAATGGTACAGCCGTAAGCACTACCAGGTGCTGGCTTGTCACCCAAGATGGCAACGATCTGTTTAAGCATGAACTCACCTTGCTGAGGTGCGTATGCACGGTTAGAGTCTAGGTGACCGTAAACCATGCCATCGTTCACGCTGGAGACCTGCATCAACCAGTTCTTCTTACCGTCGTTACCAATTACGTAGACGCCTTGTTTAATTTCCATTTTGCGCTTTCTGGCGTCACCCGTATTTCGGTGCCGCTATTTCGAGTTTCTAATACGCCTGCCTGACTGAGAATCAAGAAGGCGTTGTTCAGTTGCCAAAGGGCTTCGGTTTGGATACCGCACCACAGTAGGAATTCGTTCCATGCGTCCCAGCAGAAGGTAGTCCATTCTGCGTAGCGTGCTTCCAAATTTACAAAGACCGTCTGGGTTAACAAGTGGTCCTTTGGATTGGACGGATAGCGATCACGCCAGCGAGATACACAGTCAGTGCCTGATCTTACGCTGTAGGCCAACATGTGATGTGACCCGAGTTCGTGCCACAACGCTCTCCACTTCGGTGGAGGTAGCCATCGAGCAATGGGTGCAACGTAAGCTGCATACGAGTGTACATCAGCCCAATCGTCTGTCACTAGGGAGTCAAACAGTTGGTACAGTGCATGTGCTTCGGGTGAAAGTTCTTCGTCGCTCATTAAACAATTCCTAACTTGGTGTTGAGCTTACTACCAAAGCAGACTTTCGCCAGCGGGCATGGGTTGTATTTGTCATGTATGAAGTGATCGTAGAAATCTTTGTCCTCACACAGCTTGGTTTTTTGCAGACGCTTGTAAACTTTGACGGGCTGTTCAACAACCTTACGTGCAATAGTCCAATCGTTGTCTGCGGTTTCGAGGCGTTCGCGTAATTGTTCGCGTCGCGCATCATCAATCAGGCCGCCTACCACTTCTACTTTGAACATGTGATTTGGATTATCACGGGCACAGTAGACTAGCAGCCAGCCAGCAATTTCAACATCGTAGGTGTCTTCAATCAAAGGCACATACGTTTCAATCTGAAAGCGATTGGAGGTGTATGGAAACACCTGCTTTGTTTTACGCTGTTGCTCAATAGCGTAGGAACTCGTTGTCTTGTAGTCAACAACCCAGAGCTTCTTGTTTTTCCATAGGCCATCAGTATGCCAGTGGACGTTCTTGCCCCATGTGCCACCAAGCTCATGGTACTCAAGGTGCATACCGCCACACTTACGGCATTTCTCGGGCTTGGCTTTGAAGCTGTGTTTGGCACCACACTCAAGGCATTTCCAGTCTCCAAGCATTTGACCGCCATTGCCCATCCACTTTTGAACTGCACTGTGAAACACACTACCTGCATTCAGGAAGTAGTCACGGCCAAAGTCCATATTGACAATTGGGTCTTCTTCACGATTTGCCAGTTCATAGGCGTAGCGTAAACCGCAGAACGGAAAAGAGCTTGGGTGCAATTCACCTTCGCGCTTTTCCCAGTTCTTGCGATCATGCTCAAGCATCTGACTAACGCGGAGCTCCTGGTTCCCGTTACTAACGTTCGCTTCGTAGCTTTGACGGAAACGACGTATCGCCCGCTCTAGTTCATTTGATTGCAGCATGATTTCTTTCTAACGAGTAGTTGCCGTTAAGAGGCAGGTGGTTTACGCTGCGCCTGGCGTAAAGGTTTCGAGGAGTTGCCAATCGTCAGCGAGAACGTCAGCTTGAGGCATCGGCCAAACACCACACACACCACTGCCATACGCGATGTCAATGTGGGGCTGGTACTTGATCTGCGTGCCTTCTGGATAGATGACATTCAAGGGTGCGCGGCTAACAGTGAATTCACTGCCAGGCACCAGATAGATGAATACACCTGGAGCCATGTGAGGGCGGCGTGCGCGTTTGCCGCCGTGCATTGCGTCTAGGACTTGACCGAAGTTCATGCTGATTCCTTTGCATAAATAGTTTGAGTGCCGCGACGCAAATCAAAGCGTGCGGGTTGATTGTCATTGTCAACACGGATACCGTACCCGCGTAAAGCATCAGCAAGTTGCTGTGCAATCGGTCGGAGGATGGCGTGTACCGTATTACCACTACGCAATTCAGCGAAGTACAGGGCTTGTGACAGACCCATTTCGTAGCGGTAAGGAACAACAGTACCCAGTGGACAGTCGTACTGCGACACATCGGGATTCCAGTCGTTCTTCTTTTGCTTGTCCAGTTGGTTCATAGCGGCAGCCACGAAGTCATCACCTGCCATACCAGGAACGTAGCGTTGCACCTGCTCACAGTACCAAGTGTGGAACTCTGTGGGTCGAACTGCTGGAGGCAGACCGATGTTGCGACGATGACGCTGCATGTCACGCCAGGTGCCGTAGTCGATCTGACCTTGAATAACAAAGTGAGCCATCGTTTCCAAGCCGTGAGGCAACGGAGTATGGCGAGGACGGTTGTTGATGAATGTCAACTGCTCTTGCGTAAAGCAAGCGTAAGGTGCAGAAGCCTTTGCGTCAACAGTGCAGTCCAACGGCAATACAGGCGAACAATACCATGCGTCAAGATTTGAACGCAACCATTCGGCATGTTCGGAGTCGGCCTTTGTTGGTGCAGCAATACCATGCGGATAGGCTTCACACAGTTTCTGGCGCAAGGCGATAGCCATTTCACGTACCTCAGCCATTGGATGACCACTGAGTTGGGTAGTGATTTCAGTTGCTTTGCGCAGTGTGATAGACCAACTCAAATTGGTCAATGCGTCACAAGGAATCCAGCCACGGGCAATGTCAAACGCACGCGCGGTTGTTGCGTTTTCCCAAGTAGCGTAGTTCGAGCCAGGCTTGGTATGCTCAGGGTTGTTGATGTCGAAACCGTCGCCAGCTTCGTAAGGGTGCTCGGCACGCACACCTTTGAGTACAGCTTCACGTACCTTGTGGTACTCAGCTTGCCACCACATAGCCGTAGGCGAACCAACGTGCATAGCGCCTGAGAGTTCGATGTAGCGTGTGCTGCATTCTTGACCGTTGTACAAAGGGTTTTCTTGGAGTGCCTTGGCTGCAAGAATAGACACGCCTTCAATGAACACAGTGACAACACCACAGTCACCGATGCTTTGATGCCCGTAGCCAATGAAGTAGCGATGCAACGCCTTTTTAACGGCGGTCAGATTGTTGCCGAGGCGTTCGAGGCGAGAGACAATGCTTTCACCGCTGCGGCTATAGAAAGCCTGCAACATCGCAACGGCTTCGGGGTCACCCGCGTACTGTGGGTCTAAAACGTGAATTTGCATGGTTGATTACCTTTAGGTTAAGAGTGCATTCTACATGGTCTATTTACAGCGCCGAATGCACTAGACCTTGCAGACCGTTATTAGCCTGCAAGGTCTAGTTAGGAACGTCACTTACTGTCGTGTAGCAGCACTTCGCGTAAAGCTAGGCTTGCGATGCGAGTAGGTCTGTGGCTTGGCCTCGAAGAAGTTGCTTTGACCATTGTTGATCTTGGCATAATCGTCGAACCAAGGCACAGTGATCTTGGCATCAGGGAACACACCGTCGATACCAATTGCAGCAGCACGTTCGTGAGCCAAGGTCTGAATGAAGCCAGTGAAGATTTCACGGGTAAGTCCGAGCACGCCTTTAGCGATAACGAAGCAACCCCATTCAATTTCCAGCGCCGCCGCATAACGGAACATCTGACGGCATTCTTCAATCAGTTCAGGAGTGAACAGATCAGGACGTTCTTGGCGCAAGCTCAAGTAGGTGAGTTGGAACAATTCCAAGTGAGTCACTTCATCCCGTTGGATGTACTTGATACCGTCAATGATGCCTTGAATCTTTCCGGTGCTGCGTCCAATCGTGTAGAACGTCAGGAAGCCAGAGAAGAAGTAGACACCTTCCAGAATCATGTTGCTGACCAAGGCCTTGACTTTGTTTTCGTCTGTCGGCGCATTGCTGACTGTAGCACCTTGTGCAACGATGTAGTCATTCTTGTCAGCCAGTTGAGGCACATGGTAGTACAGGTCATACACTGCCATAGGGTCTTTGATGACTGTCTCGACAATGGCGCTATAGGTTTCAACGTGGATGTCTTCCTCCGCCGCTTGACGACGCATCAACTGCGCGATCATGGGGTCGGTAACAAAGGTCATCACGTTGCGTGTCAAGTTGTCGACCTGAATGCTATCCAAGTTCGACAGGAAGCCAAGTGCGCGTTGAATCGCAACTTGCTGACCTTCTTCCAAAAGCTGGTACTCGCCAACGTCGCGTGTGAGGACGATGTTTTCCACAAACCAGGTGTTTGCGATCATCTTCTTCCAAACATCACGCGCCCATGGGTATCGCGTAGCACTTACTGCGCGAAGCATGTCAGATGGCCCGTTGATAATACGCCGGGCGTTGACAATCTCTGCGGTTGTCCGTTTATCTTTCATATAGTCCAGAAAGTTAGACCCGCCGAAGCGGGCCTTATGGTTTATCGGCGTTTGAACTGGTTGGCAATGATTGCGATAGGCAACCATAGCGGGGCTGTTAACACCATCCACTTGCAGATGAAGAAGATGAAGAAGAACATCACAGGCACAAGTAACGGCCAGTACATCCAAGGGTTGGAGAATACTGACACATCCCAGAGCCACAGTGCAACCAGCACTTGTAGGATTTGGTCAATTACTGACATGCTTCGCAATCAGGGCCGGCATCAATAGAACAGAAGCGACCTTCAGGTTCTGCGTCAGCAACAACCAAGTCGGTTCCAACCAGAGGAGTTTCCAAACTGACAGCACCTTCTTCGGCTTGTCCGTACAGGTAGTACGAAGTCTTGTTGCCGCACAGCCATGCTTCCTTGTACATGTCGCTGATGCTGTCACCGATTTTGTCTTCGGGAATGGCCGGGTTCACATAGTAGTTCGTACTCTGTGCCTGGTCAATCCAGAACTGACGGGCTGCTGTACTCCACACAGTCCACAATTGGTCAACAGAGTTTGCCGCTTTGAAAGGCAGACCTGCTGGATTGTTGGTCAACGTGTGCGCCAGATACTTGAACGTACCGCTGAGGTTCTTCTTGGTGAAGACTTTGTCCCACGGCAATTCCGTACAAGGCGTCGTACCGATGATGTTGGCAATAGTGGCAGTAGGTGCAATAGCCATCAAGGTGCTGTTACGCATACCCTTCTGAACTTTCGCACGCAGTGCATCCATGTCACCAAACGGGGCATTGGTGTTCACGATGTCAAGTTTGAACTTGTCAACAACACGGCGATGACGCAGGCTGTCAATTGGCAGTTGGCCGTCTTTCCAGGTGCTAACGTCGAACGTCGGATACGAACCCCATTCGGCTGCAAGGTTGGCGCTTTCGTCAATGGCTGTCAGCGAGATTTGCTTCAAGGCTTCATTCGCATAAACAACGTGGTCGGCACTTTCGTAGTCAATGCCCAATGCGTACAACGCTTCTGCCCAACCCATGATGCCAAGACCGATAGGACGATCAAGCTCTTGCATACGCTTGCCCTTGGCATGTGGAATGATGCCAATGCTAATCACGCTGTCAAGGTTGCGAACCATCAATCGGGTGGTGGCTTCCAGTTCGGCATTCCACAGGAAGTTACCCAACGCATCGCGTTTCAGCAAATGCTTTGGATGCGCCATGTTCACCGAACCCAAGTTGCAGACAAAGGACACGTCGTCGTCGTTGCGCAGTGTGATTTCAGTACAGAGGTTGCTTTGGTGAACAATCTCAGGCTGTGCGTAACGGTAGTTGACAGTATCCTTGAAGCAAGGCCAGTACACGCCGTGTGTCCAAAGACGTTCGATGATGGTGAACCACAGGTCTTCGGCATGAATCTGCTCTGCGGCCAAACCATCCTTTTCAGCTTGGATGTACAGGGCTTCAAACGTTTCACCGTATGTTTCGTGCAGTTGCGGAACAACCTTGGGGTCGAACAGTGACCACATGCCGCCTTCGCTAACGCGCTGCATGAACAAGTCTGGAATCCACATGGCCGGGAAGATGTCGTGAGCACGTAAGCGTTCATCACCTGGTTCACGCAAGTCCAAGAAACGGTACACGTCAACGTGCCAAGGTTCGATGTATGCGCTGCCGCTGCCTTTGCGTTTGCCGCTTTGATCGAAGCCAATCAGGACGTCGTTGTACAACTTGAGGTACGGAATGGGGCCACCAGCTTTGCCGCGTGTGCTGCCAATACGTGAGCCTGTGCTGCGAACACCGCCAATGTCGATAGAGCAACCACCTGAGAACTTGCTGTACTGAGCAACTTCCTTCATGCCGTCCATGATGCCGTCAATGCTGTCACCGATGAAGGTGCCGAAGCAACTGCTCAACTGAGGATGCAGTGTGCCGCTGTTGAACAATGTAGGCGTGCTGTTGATACTGCGACGATCACTGTAGGACTCGTAGTAGGCGATTGCGTAGTGAGTACGCTTCTCCAGAGTTTCCTCGCGTGACGCAACACCCATAGCAACGCGCATCAGCATGTGCTGAGGCAGTTCGATGATACGGTCTTCGGCCTCGATACGAAGCAGATAGCGGTCGGCAAGTGTTTGCAAGCCAAGGTAGTCGAACGCCAAATCGCGCTCAGGCTTGATTGCGTCATTGATAGCAGTCAGATCAAACTGTGTGGGGTCGATCAGTTTTGCATCAAGCAGTTTGTGCGCCACACCCAGCTTGGCGTATTCGAGCCAGTTGGGGTAAGTGATGCTGCCATTGTTGGCGTACTTGTACAAGGTCTGCAACAAGAAGCGGGCGGCCACGTAAGCAGCGTCGGGGCATGACTCGCTAATCATATCGGCGGCTGCCATGATTAGGGTCTTCTGAATGTCAATTGTCTTGACGCCTTCGGTCAGATTCAAATGGATGCGCGTTTCCAAATCGCTTTGGCTGACGTTGAGTCCTTGGCAGGCCCAAGTAACTGCGCGTTGAATCTTGGAAATATCGCGGGGTTGCTTTTCCCCGTTGCGTTTAGTGACGTTCATTAGGTCCTCTGTTTTCATGCGTTCTCGACTGTAGTTAAGTTGGAAAATCTCACATTGCGGAGACAGTAAAATTAGTCTTACGCCTTGTGAGTTTTGCAACGTTCAGCTATGTCGCGAAGGGTTTTGGTATCTGCACCGAGGCACAGATGGCGGTTGAATGGCAAAAGTGGCGCACACAAGTCTTTGCCTGGGAAGTGATCGACACCAGTGAGTTCTGACACTCGCGGAGGAGACCCATCCATAGTGCGGCGCAACGTCCACAAGGTATTTCTATGCGCAGTCACGTTGAGTTCTGCATCAAACCCGTAGAAGCGTAGCAACGTACCACGTTGATTCTTGCTTAGGGCACTACCTGCTTCCCACGACTTGAACAAGTTTTTATGCTTTGGCTTCCAAGACGCAGTGTAGTCAGGTTCAAAAACATTGGGGCAGCCCAGTAGATAGTCAACACGGAAACGTTCAAGGCCGGCAGCAATGATGTCTTCGGCCTCTGCGTCCCAGTCTTTACCAATCCACCAAGACATGCGCCGTTTGCTTTTGGAGAAGTAACTATACTTTACAGTTACTTCACACCTCATCTTAGTGCGCAAGTGTGGTAGGTCGGGTAACGCTTGGCCTACATATTTTCTTTTCTTCGACGCAATCTCAAGCTCTTTGTCGTACACTGTCAGGGCCAACGATCTGTTAGTGACAATGAAGCCTGTACCAGAGTACATGTGGTAAGCCTCATTGAGTATGAACGCGATATGCGAACACACGCCACCGTAAATCGTTTTAAGCAGGTCGAACACCTCCATCTTAGGTCGGTTGCCTAACTCCAGATACTTGTTGAATGCCATTTGGTGAATGTCGTAGTTGCCTTCTTTGACTCGTTGTTTGGCCGCAGGACTAAACTGAATGATACCCATCTGTTCAAGTCGCTGCATTGTCTGCACAACCAACTGATGGGCGTTATTGGAGCCTGCCACATTCTGTCCAGACAAGAAAGACGTGGGGTTCATTTTGAAAATGAGCTTGTCTTTCTTGAAGCCTATGGACAGTTTGTGTTCAGACGTGTGGCTCTTGACGTTGAAGCAGTTGCTTCTGTCAGGCGTATTTTTAGGGATGTCTTTTGGAGCCATCCACCGTTCGTTGCATAACACTCTTATGCCGTCAGGGTCTAAACCAATGTGAATGCCATCTAACATAGGCGGCCCTCACGTGTGTGGTTAAGCCGCCAACAACTCCAGGCCCAACTAAGAGCCTGACGTTGTGTGTTAGTTTCGTCGCTGACATTAACAGGATGTCCATTCACGACTACCAAGAACAGGTGGTCGGAAATAGATTGAATCGCGTCAATAGAACCTAGGTCGAATACGGTGTTGTCAGCCAATGTGTATAGGGCTGACTGCTGCATCACAGTGACGGCTGACGTTGTGGGTGAGCAGACCCAATGTGTGTCGTCTTCCACCATTCACCGCTGGACTTGGTGCCTGCACCACCATCGAACGGCGACCATGATAGTCCCCAAGTATTGCGTGTCCAGAAGCCCCACGCGGTACGATACTCAGCAGGATGCACGAACAACGTCCAGCACTCTTTGCTGCGTGAGGAATACTTGCCACCAGCAACACCGGGTGTCCAATCGTCGCCAATGACAACGCGATGGGCTGTGTTACGTGAAAGCCAGTTGAACCAGCGAACACGTTGAGGCTTGATGTCAAAGTGAGAGGTAGCCTGCACATCACGCATCATGTAGTCAACGTCAGATGGTGTGCCACGTTCTTCACCGTACTCGCCCCACAGCACTACGCTGAGACAAGGATAGAACGGATGATCGTGCCAGCCACGCATTGGGTCGCTGCCAACGAAACGATGTAGGTACACCCGCAGACCAAAGAGAGTACAGACGTAGTAACGCTCAAGGTACGGCATTCCGTTATCAGAGATTACCCGGATAGGCAGCTTGTTGCCAAGACGGTACAGAAGATTGTATGCGAGTTTTTTCATGATTAAAAATTGAGTGCTTTGTAATTACTTCGACTGTCTCAGGGCTCAGTTCAACGTTGGCATTACACACGCCTCTGAACTGAACAACGCGGCCTTCTACGGCTTCAACCGTAGCTTTGGGTTCGTCTACATGGTAAACGAGAATGTGCTTGGCCTCTACTCTTGACCAGTAGGCACCAACGCAGTGGTGCATGTGGTGGCCTTCATACCACAGAGCTTGTTCATCACACAATTGGTAAACGCCGGGCGCTACTTCAATGCGTTCACCTACATCGGTCTTTCGTGACTCGGATTTCAACTCCATCCTGTAGTGCCAATCGAAGCTGCGCTCCTGCGCTTGATCGGCAGACAGACGGGATATGTCTTTTGGCAAAGCCGTTTGTTCGGCGTGCATCCAATCCAGAATACCGCGCAAGGCTTCACGACTATCTACACGCCACCAATCAACTTGAGGCTTGTTCAACAACAGCCACTGCCAGGGTGCGTACATCATGCACCAGTTGCCTGAGATTTCCAGTTCGTAGATGTAGCCTAGCTTGTGAGTCTGTGCGTGCTCAAGAACTTTGTCAAGGTCGATGGTTCGCTGATGGCCTCGGCTAAACGTAGAGCTTACTTGACTTGTGATTCGTGCAGCAGGTCCTATGACTGTAGGTACCGCACAAACGAATTCTGGCTGTCGAAGCAGCCAGTTTCTCCAAACGGTTTTAGCCCAGCGTTGGGCTTGTGGACTGTCAGTGTAGCGGATAGACCTGTTCAAGCCGCTATTGATTTCATAGTCATTTATCGGGTTCACTTTCAGCACTCCACAAACGTGACAAGCTACTTCTAGTGCTTGACAAAAGAGGTAGCTGTACACAGTGTATTTACCGTATGCGCAATTAACCAGTACGTGCGTGCAAGGCTTCGTCAACTGCGTCAACAAGTTCCTGTTGCGTCAGTACGCGGTTGCCCCATACATTCAAATGGTTCCAAGGTTGACCAAAGAGAATTGATCGTGCACCTGCATGATGTGCTTCAACAACGTGCGCGTAAACATCGTCGGCAAACACATGAGGGACAATACCTCGTTGTGCGAGTGCTGTGATCTTCGATTCACCATGAGGTACGATGACCACTTCACACGGTGTCTCGCCTACTCGCGTCAGATGTTGTGTGGTGATTGCATCAGCATCAGGATGCCAGCCACGCGCAGTGCAGTAAACAACATTGTGCCCTTGTTCGGCCCAACGCCATACATGTGAGTTCCAAACTTCTTGATCGCCTGACCACTCAACCTGCTCCAGTGATTTTTGGTCACGGAAGCAATCTTGAATAACGTCAGCAGGCAGCAGATACACGTTGGACAGATCATAGGAGTACAACGTGTGATGGTTGTGCGCTTGACCTGTCAGACTATTGAGCGCAGCCACCAAAAGGCGGGCTGTACTCATTAGTGTATCGTCAATATCGAGGACGATGTTTGCCATAGCTTATTGCCACTCGTCGCTTTCTTCGTCACCTTCGTTACCAGTGGCGGTAGAGTCCATAGGGTTCAGTGCTTCGGCAGCAATGGGTGGCAGTGCTGGTACTTCATCAACCGGAGGTTGCAGTTGCGGCAGTTGCTGAATGAAGTTGACAAGTGCAGTACCTGACACATCGTTTGCGATCAGCAGCGTCAGTTCGAGTTCGTAACCTTCGGGTGTGACGTTGGTAATGGCGTCAGTCACTGAGGACGCATCAAACACCAGTTCGATAGCATCACTGCCACGCCAGGCATTCAACACCGCGTCACGTTCATGGTTCAGACTTGCGCAAGCCTTGAGCCATTGTTCATCAGTCAACACGCTGCCTTCATGTTGGCTGAACACTTGAATGACCAAGGGTTGTGTTTGGAACGCCAAGGTCAGCGAGAACCAACGGCGATACGTTACAGGCGCGTCTTCGGTTTGTTGTTCAGGTTGCTCCATGATGACAGATACTGTCTGGATGCACTCAAGGTCAAGCCATTGACCACTGGGGAATTGCCACGGTTTCATATTTCTACTCCTGTTAAATGTTAGGGATTGCAAGTGTCGTAGTCATCACGCACGGTGAGACTGATAGCTACGCCTTCAAGCATAGTGTCGTTGTCTGGGGTAGAGTCCAAGTCGCAAAGCCACTGTTGAGGTGGTTCACGGAATTCGGCTTCCCGTTGCTCAAGAAGTGCAGTTGCCACTTCGAGGCCGTTGTACATACCTTGTTGGTACGGACTGTGGTTCCATGTGCCATCAACGCCCTGAACGTGTAGCAAGTCACGTACCTCGGCGGCGAGCATTGAGCGGTATTCTGGAGTACGTGCCCAGTAACGAAAGCGCAGACGCACGAAAGGGTACCAGCCAAAGAGGCAGAAGCTGTAGATTCGGGTACGCACAAAGACGTTGCCGGATGCAGTGCCCCATGAGCCACCAGCAATCCAGAGGCCGTTGTCACGCGCAATCAGAATGATGGATAGTACGCCGATGCAAAAGGCGCAGACAGCCGTGAGTAAAAGGTTAAGTAGCATTTGAGTCCTTGTTGGCGTGTACGCCGTTGGTTGCTTGCATGAAGCGGTTTAGAGAATTGGCATGTTTGGGTAGCAGCACCATTACGTACTGACCTTCGACAATGCAGCCGAGTTCACCAGTGCTGTCGATGCTCCATACAGGGTCAGCCTCTGCATCGAGAGTAAAGACAGTAGGCTGTGCGACTACTTCGGGTTCAGGAGCTTTGCGCTTTGGTGCTTTCTTTGGCTTGCGTTTGTTTGACACAGGGCCAAACGAATCGGCAATGTCTTCGTCAAGTTCTTGACCTTTGGGCCAGTACATTGCTTCGCGGTCACTTGTCTCTTCCCAGAAGATGACAGCACCTTTCACTTTGCAGACGTAGGCCAAACGCATTTTCAACATGCGATCAGCCGCAGCGCCTTCCATTTCTTCCAGAATGGCGGTACGTGACACAGGCCGATTAGCCACTGCACAAAGCCGTGTGACCACAGCAAGGATTCGAGTGTCAAGACTGCCTTCTGGTGGCTTGACAGCTAGACCAGCCGAGGTTGCTAACCAATTGTCCAACGCAGGCTTGGCTTCTGGTTCAACGGCTTTCACAACTGGTGCAGGCTCTGGTGCTTTGACTGCTTCCTTGACAACACGTTTTGGTTTGGTGTCGTCAATCAGTTCACCATCAAAGGGGCGTTCAAGACCCGTGGTCAACGGAATCACTTGGTCGTCACGATCAGTGGGTATACCACGATCAACTAACCACCAACGAGGTTCTGTTTCGTTTGTCTGACGGGCAAGCTCACCTTCTTGAACAAGCCAACGAATAGCGTTGTTCAAGGCCACGGCCATTTTCGGGTCACGCTTCTTGTTCAGTTCGTGGTCGATAAGAACACGGCCAGCAGGTACTGCTGGACGACGCATTAAGTCACGGAGGCTGTTAACTACTGACAGCAGTACGGGTTCGCTCATTTGAGTTCCTTGAGTGGTAAGTTAGCGACCATCATCCTGGATGGTTTCGCGTAGAGTCAAGCCTGTGTTAGCCACAACTTGAATAGCACGGTCGTCCCAGAGTTCGTGCATACGGAAGGTCTTGGTGTTCTGCACTGGAATCATCAGGTGGAAGCTCTCCCACAGCCATTTGTACACGCGGTCGAGTTCAGCAGCATCGCCACCTCGTGCAGTGACAATGCGAACTTCACGACCTTCTGATAACCAGTGCCACATACGTGCAACCATCAAAGGTATAGGCTTGCCAATAACACCGTCGTTCCAGCCTTCGTAATGAGCCAGCGTGCCATCAAGATCAATCCCGATGTAGCCGTGAATCAAACGCTTGCGCACCAAGCAAGGGACTGCCGGCCCTGCTTTGAAGAACTGACTGTCCACACGCTTGTAGCCAATCTTTTGGCTGTCGTAATAGGCAGCGGCACTTGCGATCACCTTTTCGTCGTAAGACGCGCACATGACAATTTGCGCGGTGTCCACATCAGGCTCGATGCAGTAGTGACGCAACACACGTTCGTGAGGAGTAGACAGAAGTAGTGCTTCGTCTGTTGAGGGGCTCCATTTAATCATCGAACTGTTCTCCAAATTTGTTGAAGCGCATCCATGCCCGCACGGGTTGGTACGCCAGTTAAAGTAATCTCGGGGCCACGACCGTTGAAGTCTTGTGTGACCTGCATATCACGTATGTACTCAAACATAGGTGCACCGCCAACAGATAGACCGTTTGCAAGATTACCTAGTTGCATCCCATGATTGTTGTTCGCCACAATGTTAACGCCGTGCATACGACCAATCTCGCCTTGAAGCAGACCAGTAGTTATAGCTGAGGGCTTAGCACATCCGATGTGTTCAAGAAAGCGGTGAGCTATGTCGAGAACGTGTTGCTCGGGGCGGGCATTACGCTCACCTCGTATCTGAGTACATACAGTTTTGCCACCTGAGTAGCTCAAAGTGTCGTCATTGATTTCCAAGGTGGCTTTACGAACACCATCGCAACGTAGTGAGTATATTTTACACTTTTTGCCCCAGTACGTTGCAACGCAGTGCGCCATGTTCTGACCTTCTGCCTGATAAGCAGGTTGGTCAAGCAATATGTGCGCTTCCCACTGTTCAGTAGTCTCTTTCTCAGTAGGCGGCTTGTCAAAGTTTTCGTCAGTGACGATAGTAGGCGAGGTACAGCGCGCTGTCCAAGACCAAACGATGTTGGTGGTGCCTCCGCTTTCTACTGCACGACGATTGAGTTCTGCAACCCAATCTTCGGCAATCTTGTGAGCCTGTTCAACAGTGATAACCGAGAAGTCAGGCCGCTTTTGTGTGGCGACCATAGCTTCGTACAGGTGATCTAGTTGCTGACGGTGTTCAGCAAAGCTGGTATCGTCCCAAGCGTACAGAATGCCGCCGTACTCATAGTGCTGGCGCAGTTTAGCGTCGATGCCATACATATCCAAGGTACGGTAACTGATCGACAGGCCTCGATTGGTGTGCAGCATAGCATCGCGAGGTGTAAGGCCAACATGGTGCGCGAGTCCTACGCAGTTGGTTGCATGACTTATGCCTATGGAACCAGACGTACCAATTAAGCCTTCTGAGACTTTGCGTTGCAGGTGGTTGCGCAGATTACGGTTCAACCAGTTCTGCCAACGTTTCTCAGTTGGGTTGTGCTGCGACCACACTTGATTCAAGGGTGTCCAGTCTACACAGACTACGGCTTCCATAACAGACTCCTTGTATTACATGTTAGGTGGCAAGTTTACTTGCACATCCAGTGTTACAGTGAAGGGCTTGCAGTGCAGTGCTGTGTAGCTGCGTTTCCCATAACCCTTATTAGCTTCATCAAGAATCCAGTTTTTGAATTCGTCTTGGTCCTTGAAGATTTTGAGCTCCTGGGTGCTGACAGTGTGCTCTGGATAGCCGTGGCCAGGATGTGTGCGACTACGTTCATCACCGGGGATTGTCTGTGAGCTTTCAAACGTCACAGCGTAGAAGGGTTCAGTTGGGATTTTCATTTTGTGCTTTCAGTGTGAGGTACTGTGCAACAAACACGTCGAGAGGGAGTTGCGACTCTTTGGGGCCGGCTCGGTTGCACATGATTTCTGACTCAAGGCTCATTGCGATATGACTGCTAGTGCCTTTGAGTTGAGCACGCTTGATACGATCGGGCAGCGTCTTCAAACCATTCAGCCCGTATTGCGAAGCCGTGTACTGCGTAAGTTGTTCTTCGGTCAAACCTGATTCAAACACGGGTGAATCCGAGATTGAACTGTACAGGTTGAACACACCGTTGCGATGGATGATTGTGTGACTCATATTACCACCAGCTTCCTTTGAAATGATGAATGCCGTATGCGCCTTCGATGTCTGTGTCGATGACTTGATTGCCACGTTGGGCCCGCTGCATTTGTTGATGCGTGTACGGTGAAAACAGGAACGACGATGATACAGCAGGCATTGGCAAGTTGTAGTTCTTGAGTGTTCGCCAAGTTCTGAGCAGCAAACCAGCGCCTGTTGACCAGCATACGTCTTTGCGCTTCACACCCGTGTAGATGAAAGGGTCCAGTGCGCGATCAAGAGCGTTAGTCAGAAACATTGCGCCTGGCTCAAACGCCATGACCCAATTAGCTGGAAGCCAAGTAGCGCCTAAATAATTGGACGAGGGTTCGAGCACCAGCATATCTGTGATGAACAACGCCTCTGTATTTTGCAGGCACTGCATATCCATGTCGGCGTAAATGCCTCCATACTTGTGCAGCCACATCAAACGTGCGAGGTCAACACGCTGAATGTTATGTGGATACGATAAGTAGGTTGGCAACCACTGTGGGTAATGCTGTTCCACTAGCCGAAGGTTGTCGGCATCCGTGTGCAGTTGGTAGTCATAGCCTGGATGATTGTCAATCCATGTTGCTGACCATCCAAGATAAGGTTCTGGAATCGCAGACGTTGCCCATGTTTGATGGATGATCTTAGGAATCATTTATTGTCCAGTTAACGATAGGGTCAGTTGACAGTTGCGCACGCAATTGGTCACGGGCATCAGCACTGGCGTCAAAGTTTTGTAGCTGACCTAGTTGGTAGAAGCCTATGCACATGCGCGGGTCTTCAAAGTCGTGCGGCCAGAATCGGCGTGCGCCTCGGTCGTTGTAATACTTGAGCATAGCGACCCGTCGTGCTGCATTGTCCTGTGGCTCCGAAAAGATCAAGCCGCAGGTCGCATTGAAATTGCGTTGTGGTCGGAAATGCGCAATAGGTGAGGCGTTGTCAAGGGCATCGAACATTTCCAAGAAGTGTCGGCCAGTGTACGTGTAATGCAGATGCAGTGAACCAAAGGACATATCAGCACTAAAGCCTTTTAGCTGATCTTGGTCGATGTAGCCAGGTTGACTGTAATGGGCAGCGTCGTGATTGAAGTCAAGGTTGACCAGGTACTGATGGCGCTGATGTGTTTGATTGGCAAGCTCGTATTCAATCCAGTGAACCAACAAGTTCAAGGTCATCAACTGCTTGCGGGCCTGTGCCGATTCATCTTTGGATAAACCGTGTGTGCCGTTGGGGAAGTTCAAGTGCAAGACGTTAAGAGCCTGTTGGTCAAGCACCTCCGGTACTTCGATAGACAATGCAGTGCAAACCTCACGTAGTTGCTGACAGCGCAATGCGTAAACCTCGGCCGAGGCAAATCCGTGCAGAGAGTTCTCTTGCTGGCGCAGCAGGCTATCAGGGCTGGCAGTGTGCAGCAACTGCAACCAAGCACGCGCTACCTTGGTATCGTTGATGCTGTAGACAAGCTCTGTGCCTGCGGCGGTATAAAACGTAACGGTTGACATATTAGCCTAACAGCAACCAGCGTTGCTCTGGTGTACGGGCGGTACAGCGGAAAATCTTGTCTATCTCTTTTGGTCCCAAGCGGGAAGCACCGTCAACGTAAATGCGTTGGTAAACGGTAGCCATGTTGATAAGCTCCTCAACGGCCAACACCGGAGCCTTTGGAGCCATAGTGCGTCGATTGCGTTGGGCTTCGTCTGTGGTGACAGTCACAATCAGATCGTGCTCAGTGGCCTGCGTATGAATCCACGTACTCAGCCCCGTAGTGCAACCTGCTGCCAGTGCCACAGTGTTGTGCATGTGCGACCAATCGGCAAGGTTGGCGTAGTGGCTCATAGTGCGCCCATGTTGTTGAGTGAACAACAGATCAAGGGCTGCATTGATCGCTCGGTTCCACGGCTCAGGGTTGAATTTTGTGGTCATGTTTTCCTCACAAATGGGAATGGTGTCTTGGCCTCCAGCACGATAGCACATTGCTCTGTGTCATGAGGTAGGGATGCTGACGTAACAACCGAGTGGTCCCGTTGTTGGTGTTGTTGCACCAAGACATTGGGTTGATCGCCGTACCAATAGATCAGTTGATCGAGTTGGGTGCTGTCCAGCAATACACGTTGGGCCTGGCTTGCGTGATGAACACAAGCGCGTTTAGCCATCAAGCGATTCAACTGGGTGCACAGACGTTCCGCATCTTCATTGGTAGGCAGTTCGAGAAACTCACCCTCGAACTTGATGAAGCGTCGGTTGGCAGGACTGATTTCAAAAGGTGTCATTGTTTTGGCTTTGCAAGGGTAATGAAGATGCGGTGGCTCTCGGCCTTGATTTCATGCCGCCCGAATTCATGAACAACAGTTACCACGCGCCAGCTACGACCGTGCAAGGCACGATGTTCGTTAAGGCTTTCTTGGTTCCACTCGTCCTCGTCGTGGATGTTGAAGGTATACACAATCTGATCGCCAGCACGAGGAACTGACTGAGCGTTGTGATTGCTGAAAAGGGTTTCACCCTTCGTGTCTACGAAGGTTAAGATCATTGACATGCTATGCTCTATTTACATCATGTAGCCTGTGAATACGAATGCTGTTGCCGTCACCACAAGGCAAACCCAGCCACGTACACTTGGCGAAAACCACATTGCTGCTGTACACAACCACATACCCATACAAGCTAAACCAGTTCCGATTGTCATGATCGTATTCCTTTGAGTTGATGAATCCATTGACCTAACCATACCAAGGCCACCATGCGGCAGCCATGACCTAACGACCACCACACATCACGGGTGTGACCGTATTCGATAACAGTGAAATAGAACACTGCCATTGACAGGAACAGCCAAATCAGTTTGATCTTGGTTCGCGCATACATCTTCATTTTGGGCCTCGTTGGCGTTTCAATACATACAGTGGTGCGTCACGCAAACTCGTAACGTGTTTGTTCCAACTGAGTTCAGGTTCGGCCATCGCATGATGCACAATGTGGGCACGTAGCCGTAAGCGTGAGTGCATTGCCTGATAAGCACGCCACGCCAGATCAACGTGAGCATACCAGTAAGCACCTGGACGTTCTGGACGCCGCTCAGTACAGGGAGGACTGGTCATATCAGCCCATTCTGTTGTCAACAACCAGAGTTCAAATTCCCGGCGCAGTTGTTCCGCAGCTTGCAGGCGCTTGCGTTGCTTTGATGCGTTCACCACAGGAATAGCTCCGGTTTGCTGACGCCCAACATATGCAGCATCTGGTAGTAGGCTGTGCCATCAAATCCGTTACGGGCGTCAATGTCAATCCAGCAACCTTCTAGCTCTGTGCCTCGAAACGCTGCGCTGTCGTCGATGATGATAGCAGCCTCACGTTTTTCTGGTGTCATGCCAGCCAACACCTTTTGTACACGAGTCAAGCGATGACCTGATGCACACGTATGCACGTTCTTGAATCCCAATGCGGTGAAAGCCTCACACAGTTCATCAGGGTGGTTGTGGTTGCACCAACTGCTTGCTATCCACCAGTGAATGCGAGGTTCATGCAGATTTTGTACACGTAGTAACAGCGCCGTGGCCTGTGTGGTCTTCATACGCTGTACACCAGGTAGATCGTGAGAATGCACAATGGGTGTTCCAGCCATAACGGATGCCGCTGATTGCAGGACGCCGTCGATGTCAAGAAATACTGGGATGCTGTCTGTCATATCGGTCATATCGGTCATATCGGTCACGGTTTGTACACCTCAAAGTTTGGTTCGCCTATTACTTGCATGTGTACGTATTTGCCTGCAAACAATTGGGTCGCTACACCGAATTCAATTACGTCGCCACCGTGTACGCGATTGTTGTAGGTACTTTCGTCCCCGTCTTTGCAGACTTCAACAGAGAGGTAGACAACCGAATTGGCATCCATTTCACCTGCGGCTATTGCTGCGCGGCATTCATCGGCTACTGCAAGCAAGCGGGCGACGGTCAGCAAATTGGTATTCTTATGTTTAGGCATAGTGGTTAGATGTAGCGGTCAGGGTCTTCACGACGGGTCTTGCGGTACTCAGCGATCATGGCTTTGACCTTCTTTACCAACTCATTGGGCACGCGGATAATCTCGCTGCTGCGTGAAACATACTGTTTGCGTTTACCCTCTGACTTGCGCTTTTTCTCTAATGTCTCAGCAACCAATTGAGCCAGAGTCTCACGGTCAACCCGCACAACTTGGTCTGCACCAACAACGGCAGCCACCTTCTTCCGCTTAACAGGAGCAATGTCCACTTCTGTTCGGCCCCGTTCTCTGCGAATAGCCATAGCAGGCTTAGATGATGTACTTTTCTTCATAATCTGTAGTTCCTTAAAGGCTGTTGTACCACTTTGCGATACGTTGATATGTACGGCTGGGCAGGCTATGCAGCAATCCGCCAAGCAATATGACTATGCCTACAAGCATGAGCGAAATACGCATAACAAGGCAAACAATCCACATGCCCAATGTGTATGGAAACAGGAGCCAAGGACTACACACAGCCGCTGCACGTACCAAGCGCGTAGGGTGTTGTCGTAATGCAGTGCGTATGGGATAGATCAAGTATTTCCATACCGGGCTGTACACCGCTGCGTTGAAACACCCGTCGAATACACGTTCTGTTGGGGTCATTAGCTGTACTGGCTTGCTGTTGATGTCTGGATAAGGAAGCGTCATCATATTCTCCTGGTTGTTTGACTGACACGAACTATTTACAGCTTTCTGTTACAAGCGAATGTTTCAGCATCATAGGCATAGGAACTGTGTAGAGTTGTATGTAATTATACAACTTCGCATAGCTTTGGTTAGGTTGTCAACCATGCCATTGAGGGCCTCGTTGCGGTGTTTTTACAGGCATAGTTCGTGATATGCACGTATTCAATGGATTGCATTAGTTGGGACGTAGCTGTGCCTGAAAGATGACCGTAGCTGGCCCATGTATCATTATTGGAGAATGAGAGTAATAGCCATAGCCATAGCTCTACTTCCCATATAGTTCATAGATCATTCACACTCTTATTAGAGACAGCGGAATACATATATGTCCCAATACAGTGTATTCCCATTACTATCCTAATAGATCAATATCAGTTGACAACTGAACTACTTGCTGTAGAGTCTTGTTTGACATTGGCAACGGCAGACCAGAGTTTGAATCTGCATGGGCACACGCTTACTGTAAATATGATGTGATGCGCACAGCAATGTGAAGGCGTCGGACAATAAGGAACAGATCATGGCTAAATTCGTAAGCGATGCCCATCAGGTAATCGTCGCTGAACTCGAACGTCACATGGGTGAACGTTTGCACAACAAGAAACGGGTAGCAATACCCTGTCCGTTTCACAATGAGACTCAACCCTCGTTGTACATCAATCTGGATAGCAACAATCGCAAGGCACCCATTGGTGGTTACTACTGTTTTGGTTGTCGTGCATCAACAGGCAAGAACGGTGGATGGAATGGATTGGCTAAATTGCTGGGACTTGCAACCATTGAGGGTGACTCCGCACAAATCACCAACTACGTGCGTCGTGAATCTCCTGTTGAAGAAGATCAATACGACCCGAGTGAAGGTTGGGACATAGATACTCTGCTTGAGCAATGGAACTGTGGGTTCTACGCACCGTGGCCTGAGAATCAATCATGGCGTGGTGTACCCGGATGGCTGGTACGCAAGATAGGCGGCTGGTTAAGTCTGGATGAAAAGTTCGACAACCAGGTATGTATTCTGCCACAGTGGAATGGCGACGTCCTCACTGGTGCAATCAAAGCACGCTGCAAGGTATTCAAGAAGACACGTATCAAGTATCTGAGTGCTCCCGGTGAATGGGTCAAGACTCATGCGCTGTTTCCCTACCATGTGGTTGAGGCCATGCTGGCCGTGCGTACAGATCGCAGCATCTTTCTGGTTGAAGGTCCTCGTGATGCTATTCGACTGATCGGTTGTGGCATACCTGCACTTGCTTTGCTCGGTACGAATAACTGGGGCGAAGAAAAGCGTGACTTGCTGATGACGCTTGACCCAGACCGTATCTTCCTGTCTTTTGACAACGACTCGGCTGGCCAGGGAGCTATCAAGCTGGTGAGTCCCATGTTGAAAGACTACGTGCATCGCGTCAAGATTCAATTTGAGGGTGACGGAAAGATAGACCCTGGAAACGTACCAATCGAGCAGATTCGAGCCTGGAAAAAGCGTTGGAAGATTGAGACAACCAACGTTCGAGAGCTACCTGACTACTATCCCATCGGATAAAACTGACCATAAAAAGGGCTGCCAATTGGCAGCCCTTTTTCGTTTCTGGAGGCAATTCTTCACTAATTTCAACTGGAACGAATCATAAAGGAAAATTCCTATGTTTGGACTTGGAACATTACTCGCAAAGGCTTGGTTTAAGCCTGTTGCCGGACTGGTTAGCGTTCTCCTGTTGGTAGCTGCTGCGCTGTGGGCTGTCAACAACTGGCGTGACAACATCTACAAAGAGGGCTATGAGAAAGCCCGTCTGGAACTTGAAGCGGCTCAAGCTGACAAGCTCAAGGAACTCACCGACGCGGTACTGGTCCTGAGCAAAGACAGCGTTGCGCGGGCCGATGCACTGGACGCTCAACAGAAGGCGTTTGCCACAAGCACGGCAAACCTTCTGATTCAGATCAAGAACAAGCCTTTGGTTGTACCAAATGCCAAGGGCGATTGCAAACCTACAACGGAAGCGAGTAAGACATGGAACGAGTTGCAAAAATCCTTACAGCGTTGATTGTTGCCGCAGCCTTGAGTGGTTGTGCTTGGCTGGATGCGCTACGCAATCGGGACAACGGTGTGGTCGAAGCGCCGAAGCCTGTTGTTGACGCCCGCATCGTCCAAGTCTGCGACGTAACTCTTACTCCTATCTCCGACACACCTGAAACGTCTGATTTCTTTGTGTCGTACAAGGAGTCAATTGACAAGTTGAATGCCTGCGCTTGTCGCCACCGTGAAGCCCGCAATATGTTGTGTAAGCTCACCAACCCAGGCTGCGAGCCTGTACCATCTTGCAAGGTGCCAAATGAATCTCTTACAAAATGAAAAGATGAACGTGTTAGCTGGTTCCTCTTGGGGCAAACAGTTCACCTTCACACGCACATTACCTGGTAACTTGGTCGAATGGGTCGGCAAAGCTGGTTGGGGTGCTGAATTCGGCTTGGTCAATCCTGACAATCCAAATGAAATCTATTCGGTCGCCACTGTCGCCAATAACAAGGCGGCTTGGGTGGCCGATGGCATTTTGTGGGTCGGTTTTTCACAAGCCGAAACCGCTACCTGGCAGTGGACACGCGCCTCATGGTATTTAGATTTAGTTGCACCAAACTTTGCAATCGACCCGTTTGGTTTCCGTGATACCGTGTTACGTGGCATCTTACACTGCCAACCGCGTAGTCCAACACAACCTCAAATCTTTCCTTCTTCAAGGGTTTAATCATGACATCGACAAATGTACTTTTCGGCGGTCTGCCTCTGAACGTTTCTATCTCTGAGCCTGTGCTCAATACGGGTCTTGGCGGCGGTAGCACTAGCGGTAGCGGAACTGGTGGCGCTTGCCCAACGACTACTGGTTCCTGCGTGTGTCCAACTGTGCCCGGTAACGGCATTGGTGCAATCCAGCAAGGTCAGAATCCAGTCCCCGTTGTGGCTCTGGCTCCACTGCCTGCTTTTGTGGCTGTAGTCATGGGCATCGGCGGCGTGATCTTGGCTGACATCACCAATCCTGCACATCGTGACGTTGTGTGGGGCATCAACGTGACTTCCGTAACTGCTGGTCAACTGGCAAGCGTTATTTGGGGTGGTCCTGTTGTCAACACCATCAACGGTACAGGCGGTTGGAACTTCGTTGTCAATCAACCTGTGTACATCGCTGCTGGCGGCGTGCTCACGCAAGTACCTCCGGCAACTGGTTGGGTGCTGCCAGTTGGGTTTGCACTGAGCCAAAACACTGTTCACTTGTTCCCTTCTCGTGCTGTGCCTCTGTCTGCTTCGCTGGCGGCTCCAATTGTCAGCGTCCTGACCTTCTCGCCAAACGTTGTTGCAGACTTCAACGACGCAGACGTTTACGATCTGACACTGACAGGCAACACCATCCTCAGTATCAGCAATGGTATCGACGGACGCACTGTTACCTTCCGTGTGTACCAGGACGGTACTGGCGGTCGTAGCATGGTGTTGGACACCGACATCGTTGCAGGCTCTGTGTACACGCCTCTGCTGGCGGCTGCTGGTTCTCAAGCCATCTACCAATTCCAGTATCAAGGTGCAAGCGGCAAGTACATCTGCATCAGCGCAACAACCTTCTGATAAGGACCTACCATGATTGATGGAACACCAAACCCTGCAGGCGTGTACGCCGAGCAAGAGAATCATGGTATGCATGAGGTGGTAACACCTTATCGCGTACAACATGGCGGCGAACTGTACTCTGGTCTGAGTCCTTTGCCGCAGCACGTTTTTGGTAAGCCAACGGCCAACGGTAAATTCACTGAGGTGATTATCAACGGCCAAACTGTTTACCACGAGTCACACCCCAATCGCTTGCCTAACGCCTAACGGAGTATGAAAACAATTCTCGCACGGCTAACAAAGGCCAAAACAAAAGTGCATGCCTTCTTCGACGTTAAGAATATGCGTCTTGGAATGTCCCAGGCAGTTCTTGGTTTGACACCAAACGAATTGCCACTGGACAAAGGCATGATTCGCAACAACCCGAACGGCTCTGTGACTATCGTTAAAATCGGTAGCGTCGGAAAGCCTGAGACGATCAACCTCACGGCTGATGAAGTGTCGGCCATAAAACGATTCCTTTAACATGCGCGTACTAGCCTCCAATACTCCAAGCTCTTCCTACTTATTTGTTCTGCTTTCCAGCATGGTGTACTGGCTTCGTGTTGGGGCTGGTGCCACGAAGGAATGCTTGCCAAAGACGTTGATGACTGAATGGCGCAAAGCTGTTCCAGAAGGTGAAGCCTTCTGCCGTCGTCACCGTATTCCAATCAAGCCCTACCGTTCTTACACGGAATGGATTACAGCTACACCGCCTGACGATGCTGACGTCCTTGCAGAGATTCTGCTCAATCACTTGAACGACTTGCGGGTGGCGTTGCCATCCATCAAGAAAAACCAAGAGGTTAGCGATCTTGAATTGGCTATCATCAACAAGGCACGACTGTGGCACAAGAGCGAGAACCCTGCTACTCTGGAAACAATCCGGTCCTCGCTTGGTAAACTTGATTTGCCGCCCATCTTGCTCAATCAGTTCAAGACTGAGGCTCAAGACGTAGCACCTCTGGTTGACGAACTCAAACGTGTGGTCAAGAAGCTGACAGGTCAATCAGCATTGAACATTCCTCTGGAGCAGCAAGTTCAAATACGTGCTGATAACCCAGAACTGTGGAGTGAATATCTGAGCGTGCGTCGGGCCCTCACTGTTGTTTACAAGCAAGAGCTTCGTGAATTCGTGCGTGACCAAGGCGGCGCTGTGGACATAGCTGACGCACGCAAGCACCTTGATGGTCGTGGCATCCCTCACCGCTTGCCAAAAGGCTTCAACGGTAAAGTCGGTGAAGACGGAGCCTTGATGACCAGCGATGGTGAGGCTTTGAAGACTGGCACTGGCGGTGACGTTAATAATCTCGACCCAGCGTCGAAGATCGTCATGAATCCAGCTTACGACCCAAAGAAAGATGCTATCCCTGGACGCAACGGCAACTGGGTGTTCAAAGCTGTGTTGCCTACCAAAGACGCTGCTGGCAAGAACAACGAACAGTATTTCTACACGGGCACAAAGCTGCTGCTGAATCGAGCCCACAAGTTTGGCCTGGTTGACAAGCTGATTGCCAAGGAAGCACGCATGGTGAAAGCCTGGCGTCGTGATCTTGCTGGCAAAGACTTCAACACCAAGGTGCTTGCAGCGCAGTGTGAGTTGGTGTACGAAACCTGTGCGCGAGTCGGTGGTAAGGACAACGCCAATAAAAACGGTGCGACCTTTGGTTTGACAACGTTGCTGGTTGGTAACGTGAAGCGTCGAGGCAACACAATCATCCTTGACTACGTTGGCAAAGACAGTGCGCAACAAAAGCATACGTTGAAGCCTGAGACGGTTCACATGCGTCAGGTGATTGCACTGTTGGACACACTGTGCGAAGGTAAACAACGCAAAGACTTGCTGTGGGAGTTTGATGGTACTGTGTTCAATGCGAACAAGCTGCGCCTGTATTTCCGTCAAGTAAGTGGTGTGCCCGAAGCCAGTCCTCACAAGTTGCGGCATCTGCGTGGTACACGTTTGGCCCGTACCGAATTGGACTTAGCTGCTGAGAAACTTGCAGCGCGTCGAGGTCTCAATCAGAAGATGGTTGACGAAGCGTTCAAGGCTGCACTGACAAATGTTGGTCGTATTCTTGGTCACGTTAAGGGTATAGGTGTTGCCCAGACTACTGTGTGGAGCACAGCGGCAAAGAATTATGTTGACCCGAGCGTCATGGTTGAATTCTATGACAAGTTCAAAGACATAGGTGTTCGGCCACCTAGCTTCTTAGCTAAGTTGCAGGCGTAGTATGCTGAGAGTGCTACTGCTCCTGACGTTGTTTGTGACTGAGCTTGCTTGGTCACAGATGACAACTCTCCCGGCCTTGACAGAAGTACGATACTGCGGCACGCCTAGACGTACAGCTATAGGTTTGATTATTCGTCGAACAGACGTGACTTACGCGTTCAGAAAAGTACATCAATGTCCTTCAACTGGACTGTACACTGGAGCTTGTCCCGGATGGGCTATGAACCACGTCATTCCTTTAGCTTGCGGCGGGTGTGACGCAGTTTCCAATCTGCAATGGCTTCCAAACGACATTAAGTCTTCGTCAAGTCCTCATGCAATTGACCGATTTGAACGTAGCATCAATGCTCCGGCTGTGCCCTTTGCGGGAACGGACAACTGTGTTAACGTGAAGGTGCCATAATGAGTAATCGTATTTACGAGTGGACAGTTACAAACACCTCGACAGGTCGAGTTGCTTTTGACGATACCACGCTCGATCAGCAAAAGGCAGTCACGGTGTATCGTCTGACAAACGACATCCTCAGTGGCTGGCGTCAAGGTAAGCTGCTTATCAAACCAGACCCGGGTGACGCAATCCCTGGTCTGAAATCCATCTTCGTTCTTGACCCGTGTCAGCTACCACTTCCAGTGCGACTGATTGGTTCAGGCACCATTACACCAGAGAGCAATGCGCTGGCTGAGGGTGCTCCGATTGTGGTTGCGATGGGTACGCGTGTTCAGATTGCGGGTAGTGATCGTCGTCGCAGAGTGCTGCGCGTTAAGAACATAGGCACACAAACCGTTTGGCTAGGCGGTAACGCCGTCACCGAAGCAAACAGCTTAATCCCTGTCGCTCCAGGTGAAATCTACACCGAACGTGATGTACCTACCGCCGCATGGTGGGCTTACGTCGCAGCTAATTTAGCTAATGAAGACAGCACTTTGTTGCTGCAACATGTATATGCCGGGACAGTCTAAGACTACCTCGGCGTTAATTTTTCTACAAGGCACACCAAAGATGGCTGCGAACGATCAATCAACTCAAATCCTGAACAGCCTGCAAACGGTAGTTAGTCAGCAGCAGACAATGCTTGCAGGCCAACAATCAATACAGACTCGTCAACAGGCTCAGCTTGACAACATGCAAGAGCAGTTAGGTATGCTTACCGAGGTAGCTACCAAGCTAGCGATCATGGAAGAACGACGCGCTGAGGACAAAGGCCGACTGGCCGACCTTGAAGAACGGTTCGAGAAGGTGCGTGACCGAGTGAACGAAAAGTTCCCTCAGTACGATGCCTTGACAGAGACATTCAAGGCTGTGAACAACAAGCTGTGGGCGGCTATTGGCGTTGCCATTGTCGGCCTTTTGTTAAGTGCTGCAAAGCTCGGTATCCTCACAAACTAAGGAGTACACATGGCAAAATCTCGACTCGCTGGTAGCGGGTGACTATCTCTAAAGGGCGCATATGGCATCATTTCGGTTAATCAATAACACCGCCAGCGTATTGCCCCTAAGCGATAGTTCTTTTGTGCCTCCAAGTTCGGAACGAACCGTATCTCAAATCACACTTGAAATGCGGAGGCTTGAGGTCAACAAGTTGTTGACTATCATTCAAATCCCCGATGTCAATGCAAGCGACGCGCTGCTTCCTGACTATGTAGGTACAACTGACCCCAACGCCGGTAACAACGGCGGAGGCGGCGGCGGCACCGGGTCTAACGATCTGGCGTCGTTGACTCCCGCTCCCGATGGAAGCATACCTGAGTATGCGACTATGGACAATCTCTGGCACGCAACAACAGCCCCACGTCAATTACTGCTTGACGGCGGCAATTTCTAACTCAAGGACTCAAGATGGCAAACATTTTTCGTATCAAACGCCGTGCCACTGGTGGCGCTGGCGCTCCCGCTGGTCTTACCAACGCTGAGTTGGCCTACAACGAAGTAGATGACATCCTTTACTACGGTAAGGGTATCTCTACTGGTATCACGGCAGCAACTGTGGTTGCTATCGGTGGTCAAGGCTTGCTTGGTAACTTTGTCAGTCTGAATGGTATCCAAACCATCACAGGCGACAAGACCTTCACTGGCTTGGTTAACGTGCCTACCGTGGCTGGTGCCAACAACAGCACTAGCGCAGCTACTACCGCTTGGGTACGCGGCTTCGCTCAACCTTTGGCAACTGGTCTGACTGCAATCGCAGCCTTGGCTACGTTCGGTGGTCTGTATCAAACCAGTTCAGGCGTTTACGCTACTCGCGTGCTGGCTGGTACAGCAGGTCGCGTCACTGTTGCCAACGGTGACGGTGTTGCAGGTGCACCTACCATTGACTTGGCTACCACTGGCGTTACTGCTGGTACCTACACCAAGACAACCGTTGATGCCTACGGTCGTGTGACTGTTGGTGCAAACATGTCCAATGCTGATGTGGTTGCCTCTTTGGGCTTCACTCCAGAAAGCGTTGCAAACAAGGGTGTTGCCAACGGCTACGCTGGTTTGGACGGCACTGGTAAAGTTCCTACATCGCAACTGCCTGCCAGTGTGCTCGGCGGTATGAACTACCAAGGCACTTGGAACGCAACAACCAATACGCCTGCGCTTGCTAACGGTGTTGGCACCAAAGGTTACTACTACAAAGTGGCAACCGCAGGTAACACCACAATCGACGGCAGCACCGGATGGAGCTTGGGCGACTTGATCGTTTTCAACGGCACCACTTGGGACAAAGTTGAAGGCGGCAGCCCTGACGTTGTGAGCGTTGCTGGTAAGGTTGGTGCAGTTACTCTGGTGGCTGCTGACATCGGTGGCCTCGGTACTATGGCTACCCAAAGTGCTTCGGCGGTTGCAATCACTGGTGGTACTGTGGCTGGTTCTACCATCACAGGTAACATCACAGGTAGTGCAGCAAACGTTACTGGTGTGGTGAACGTTCCTAACGGTGGTACTGGCGCGGCAACGCTGACTGGTTACGTCAAGGGTAACGGCACCTCTGCGATGACGGCTGTTTCGACCATTCCCAATACCGACATCACGGGTTTGGGTACGATGTCGACCCAATCGGCCTCCGCTGTAAATATCACTGGTGGCACTATTGCAGCGTCCACTATCTCCGGTAACATCACAGGCAATGCAGCCAACGTCACAGGCGTGGTCACAGCGGCCAACGGTGGTACAGGTGCAGCGTCACTGACTGGTTACGTCAAGGGCAACGGTACTGGCATCATGACTGCTAGCTCCACTATCCCGAACACGGACATTTCCGGTCTGGGTACTATGGCCGTGCAGAATGCCTCGGCGGTTGCAATCACTGGTGGCACCATTGACGCAATCACCTTGGATGGTGGCACGTTCTAATCCAACGGTGGCTTAATCGGACGTGGGACTAATAAAAACAGCCCACGTCTAACCTGACATTGGACATTTCATGGCACGTAACAATTCAATAAAAATCTTACGCACTACAAGAGCCGCTCTTAATGCGCAAGGCGTAGCCGTAAATCTGCGACAAGGAGAACCGTACCTTATCACAGATGAAAATCGGTTTGCCATCGGTACAAGCACATCTGCTTATGAGGCTTTTGCCAAAGAGAGTGAGATAGGTGGTGGTGGCACACCGGCTGGTGCTACGACACAAATCCAGTACAACAATGCAGGTGCTTTTGGTGCGTCGTCGAACTTCACCTATGACAGCGTAAACAACGTTCTGTCCTTGATTGGTACGAATCCAAAGATTCTGCTGAATGCCATTACAACTGAACCTGCTGCGCCTGCGGCTGGTACGTTGCTGCTGTACGCGAAGTCTATTGCTGGTCGTCTTTGGCCTAAATGGGTTGGTCCCAGTGGCTGGGACATGCCGTTTCAACAAGCACTGATGTTTAACAGTATCGTGTTTGTGCGTCCTGCAGCTACTACATCACAAACTGTCATAGGTACCACGGTAACGAACGTTGGTACGCTTAGTACCCCGGCGTTAGCCTCAACAAACCTGTTAGCATCAACCCGACGAACGCTGTTTACTGCTGCGGCAACAACCGCAGGTACGTTAATCAGTCAACGCGCCTCGGCTACGTTAATGTGGCGCGGTAACGCTGCGGGTCTTGGCGGCTTTATGTACTGTGAACGTTTCGCGTTAGTCACCCTGGTAGCTACACAGCGTGTGTTTGTAGGCGTTTCCGATAGTACCGCAGCACCAACAAACATCGACCCCACGACCAGTACCACACCAGGTAAGATTGGCCTCGCAGTTAACACCAACACTGGTAACTGGAATTTGGTGAACAACGCTTCAGGCACAGCGCCCACAGTGCTGGCTCTTGGCGCTTCGTTCCCTGTGAACACGCCTGACATTTTGGAGTTGACCCTGTTCGGTGCTCCAAACGGTACTGGCATAGGCTACCGTGTTAAAAACATGACCTCTAACGCAGAATTTTCAGGTACACTAACAACAAACATACCTGCAAACACTGCATTCCTGCTGCCGTGGAAGTTCATGACCAACAACACCACGACGGGTACCTTTGCTTTGGCTTCTCTAGGCTGGACAGTTGAGACTGACCAGTAAAATACATTCTCGGGGGAACCTATGGACTTTAACATTCCTGCCTATGCAACGACGTTCATTGAGCGTCAGTTCAAGGCTACTAGCGGCAAAGACTTTATCCTTGATGTAGATGGTACTGTTCTTGCTTGGAACGATTCAAAAGGTGCGCGCCCTTCTGCAACAGACATAGCGGCAGGCGTGCTAAAACTTATCAAACAGGACATCATCAGTCGTGTTAACAACCTCAGTGGTGACGTGCGCAACTCGTATCTCAGCGACGGTCTTTTCGTCGTTGAAGAATACAGATTAGCTGAGGTCGAAGCACTCGACTACAAAGCACGAGGCTTCCAAGCCCCAGTGCCGACCACAATCTCCGATTACGGTCAAATCTTGGGTACAACGGACTACACCTTAGTCGCCAATAGCATATTGGCCGCTGCCGTCCAGTTAAAGATGATTCTGACACTGGTTCGCAAGGTGAGGCTGACAGCTACCACTGGTATTGGTGCTGCCACAGCCATTGAACCTATCGTGACTATCTACAACACAGCCGTAGCCTCTTTAGAAGCGTTACGAAAACCAGGTGCTTGATAATGAAACTTGTTTTCAGTCGTAGCAACACTGCTGTCGGGTTAGCCATACGAACGGCAACCCTTAGCAAGTGGAACCATGTTGACATGGTATTCGACAACAACATTTTGATCGGTGCGGTAGGCTTTCATGCTGGTGAGACTTGGCGAGGTGGCGTACAGCAAACCACTCTTAGCGCAAGGCTCTCTCAGTCTAACATTGCCGAGTACAAGATTTACGATCTGCACATTTGGGATGAAGGTGCAGCGTTTGCGTTTGCACAGCAGCAGCTTGGCAAGCCTTATGATTGGAGCGGTGTGTTCGGCTTCTTAGCACCTAACCGTAACTGGCAGCAGGACGATAGCTGGTTCTGCTCTGAGTTGGTTGCTGCAACAGCACTTGCGGGTAAAACAACAATGTTGAACCGCGCAGCCTCTCGCATTGTTCCAGGTGTACTGGAACTAAGTCCCTTTCTGTTGCCAATCTCAGTCTGAGTAATGTCCCTGCTCAGAGCAGCATACGCACTGGTGCAATTACCTGGCGGCAACGTTGATAGGGAAACAGCCTGTCAACGCAGTTCCGTCTGCGTCGAATGTACCTATAAGGTAAGTAGCTTGTGCAGTCTAAACAACTGCTTTATTGAAATACTGGTTCAACGTGAGCGGGCTAAATGTCCTGACCAGCGTTGGACCTAGTTGAGAGCTTACCAATAATGAAACTGAGCAACTGCTTGTTCTGGGCGGTTGGGACATACATCGGTAGACGTAGGGCTGGCAAGCACGGATATGTTGCCATGCGCAAAAGCTACTGGGGTATGTTTCCACACTTCCTGTATATCGAAGACGGACGTATCTTTAGCTACGTGCCTCGTAGTCCAAAACATCGTGTGCTGCCACCACCGTTATTCCATGGGAAGATACGCTGTGGTGACGCAGTACCAAAAACAGAAAGCAAGGCATGAAAGTCCTAGACACAAACAAACCGCAACCGCATCCAAGCAAAGGCAAGCATCTGGCTTCACTCATTCGTGAGTTTGCCCGATCTTTTCCAAAGCTGCAAACACAACGGGGCGCGTACAACAAATGCAAGTTTGCCTCGTATGAGCTTGTACTTTTCTTGCGACAACGTGGGTTCAAAGCACGATTGGTTCACATCCAGAACTGTCCTGCGCCAGCGTATCCAAATCCGCATCCAAAGTGGGCTGAGAAACGACGTGACAAGTGGAGTCACTACGTTGTAGGCATTGGCCGCTGGACAATTGATTTGACAGCCCGCCAGTTTGACACCAGCTTGAACGTACCTCATGTAGTGACGCTCAATAAACTGCGAGAGCAGTGGGTTACAGTAGCAGACGACAAATTCCTTAACGCGTGGACAGCAGAAGTATTGCGCCACCGAGACAAGGCGTTGTGACGTATGTTACCCAGAGTTCTTGGTCAACTATTTGAACGCAGTGACTCCCGTACTGCGCGTCTAATAGATCAGACAATCGTGGAGGAGAACTTTCTTCCACACCACGTAGCTTTCTTCGCAGCCCAACTTGTTGTTGATTCTGATGCGCTGGCATTCATTGCTGAGCCTTGGAGTCCTGAGCACATACCGCACCAACGCTTGTACGATAGTCCTATATTCGGCAACACCCATCCAGACGATCAAGAACTCTATCGTCAGCGTGGCTGGGGCCGGCTTGTAGGTCGTGCAGTGTATCACCAGTTCTCCTGTTGGAGTGGTGTGGACTGTATCTCAGAGCCTGACCATTTGCTTGAAATGGGTCTTAGCTACCGCAGTTGGATATGGCTTTGGAATAAACGCCAAGGTCGTCGTTGTGCAGACTTAGCGCGTACAAACTTCGCCTCCGCAACAACTGAGTTCATCGGTTGGCCTGATCGCATTCCACAACGGTTTGCCTGTTGGCAGCGGAACATGCAACAGCTTCACAATCAACAAGGACTCCCACATGTTAACCGCACCCAATGGGCTTAATGCCATCAACGCAACGTTTGGTTCTCTCAAGGACTATGTCCGTCCAGACGGCACGGTAGACCCACGGTGGGAAACCGAGCGAATGGTGGCTGTTCCTATACCCTTTAGCATTCCACTGGCTTGGGACCCTAAAGTACGTGTATCGTCCATGCGCGTAAATAAGGCGTTAGTTGAGGTGCTACAAGCGACGTTTAAGGCCCTCAATGACCGTGGTTTGGCCCCTCAAATCAAGACTTATGGAGGTGCGTATGCTTACCGCGCCAAGCGTGGAGTAGCCAAATACAGCACCCACTCGTGGGGTATTGCCATTGATTTGAACACTGCCACAAACCAGATGGGTTCGCGTGGTGATATGCCTATGGCCGTTGTTGCGGTGTTCCGTGAGTTCGGTTGGAAATGGGGTGGTGATTGGAGTGGTGCAAACTGCGACCCGATGCACTTCCAATTTTGCACAGGTTACTGATGATTGAAATCCCTTTGATCTTTTGGACACTCGCACTACTGGTCAACGCTCCCATAGCCGTTGCCTTTGCACTGTTCAAAGTCACAAGCCTGTGAACGCAAAAAGCCCCAGACAGACTAAGAATCTGCTGGGGCTTTTTATTTTGTGTCACAGGGCTTTGGTCGTCTTCAACCACTGAGCTTCACGCCCATTCTTCTTCAACGCGTTAAGCATTGGTGTGTTGGACACATGCACATTCGACGACAGGGTAACGGCACCTCTGCGTTTGCATTCCTGTTCAACCAACGCATACATGTCCTGATACAGATGCTGCTTGCGTCTGTCAGCGTCAACCATAGCCAGATAAATCCAGCCTTGACGTTTCGTGTCATCCACTGAAAACAGGATGGCACCAACAACCTTGTCTTGGTCATCTTTAGCATACACCACTGAGGTTGCATTGCTAAAGCAAAGTTCTTGGCTCGCGGTACCTGCTTCAAGCATTCTGACCCACTCACGCATCACAAAGTTAAACGCTTGTGAATACGCTAGGGTAGGGTCCAGATGTATCGTGTTCATCAACACTTCTCCATGTTTTAATCGCGCCTTGACCATTCATTAGGTGGTCAACTAATTGCTCATAGGTCCAAGTGATCTTCTTCGCCCTTGGATTTATGTGCTCGTTCAAGCTAAATGTAAGCTCCCGCATTTTTGCAAAGTAGGGAACTTGCTCAAAGCCTGTCTGTTTCTTTCGCTGCACCAACTCCGGCCACTGGTTCAAGTACATCATGGGCTTGACCACGAACGTAAAGATGTTTGGACCTTTGTAGCCGTCGTGTAGTGTCTCGCAGCCCGCGTTGTACATCTGCATCACAGGATGTTGCAGATACGCCGCTATCTGTTCAGGCGAATACATGAAAAACTTGAGACATCCTTCGATGCCGTTGTTAATCATGTACTGTTGAATCGGAGTAGGCATAAGCGAGTACACCAGCTTGCCATTCATGAACGAGAGCGTAGGGTCACCGCCTCCGTTGACATACGCATGAGTGTCCTTGTACTTGATTACCAAGTGCAGTTGCACAGCTATCTCAGCCACCGTGATGCAGTTGTCCTGAATGAGCCGCAGACCTTCACCACGATAGAACTCGTCCAGGTTCAGTGTCTCCACCAAAGGCACAATGCCTTTGAGGCTACAGAACTTCATGGCGTTAGCGTAGTCAGTCTGGTTGTAAAACGCCCCGCTATCGCTGGTTAAGCGCAGCACCACAGGTGTGAACGGTACGCCAGCCGCCATGAAAGAGAGACACACCACCTGACTGTCAAAGCCACCGGATAGTCCCACCAACAGAGGCTTGGTAATCGTTTCAGACAACTGCTTTGCAGCAATAACGCATTCTTCACGCAGCGACAGAGGTCCACGTTTGCACGAACCCAGAGACACTCGAAAGCAATCCCGTGGATTCTCTGGCATGTTGAACCAAGAATCACCAAAGCCCCAACGGTAGTGGTCGTCAAGGCTATACTTACCGTAGTTCATTCGCAAGTTCCTTGAATACGTTGTCGAGTATGGTCAGTCCTTCGTCTAGCACCGATTTTTCAATCGTCAGCGGATACAGGAACCGAATGCGCGACTTGTTGATACCTGCACTCAGCAACAGCAAGCCGTTGTCGCGTGCCCGACGTTGTATGGTGGTCGTCAACTGAGGATAATTCTCCACGTCGATTTCCAACGACAGCATTGAGCCTAAGCCGCGCATCTTTTTGACGAAAGGGTACTTGGCGAAGTCCTGCAGTCTGCTCATGCACAGTACACCCAACGTCTGTGAGGTACGGCACACTTGCTGAGTCTCGATGACCTCAATAACGCGTAATGCCGCCGCAACTGCCAAAGGTGTACCGCTGAATGTACCGCCAAACGTAGTGGGCGCATCCATAATTTCTGCGCGGCCTACAACGGCTGACAACGGCAAGCCGCCACCCAATGTCTTCGACACCAAGATGATGTCAGGCTCCACGTAATACTGATCTAAGGCAAACATGGTACCTGTACGCGCCAATCCTGATTGCACTTCATCAACGATTAGGACTGTACCGTTGTTTGTGGCAAGGCAACGCAGCCAATCCAAGAAGGGTTTCTGCACCACGTTGAAACCAGATTCGCCTTGCACGGGTTCAATGATGATCGCAGCTATCTTGTCCAGCGGCACTAGGTTCGCCAACTGCTTTGCATACGCGATTGCATCGAAAGGCTCGTCATCCATTGACACGAATGGGGCGCACACGATGTTGTTCAGATCGTGTAGGGCTGTACCTGCATTGTTTGACAGCGCAGAACCTAGCAAGCTACGACCGTGAAACGAACCTGTGAAGCACAACACGGTCTGCCGTTTGGTATGTGCCTTGGCAATACGCACAGCCGTTTCAACGGCTTCACAGCCTGTGGAATTCAGCACTGTCTTCTTGCGGAACTCGCCAGGTGTAATACGATGCAGCACCTCAACCAAATCCAGATAGCTGCTGTACGGCACTTGCTGAAAGAAGGTGTGAACAAATTTGTCCAACTGGTCTTGCATGGCCTCGACAACTTCTGGATGACGGTGACCCAGATTCATAGCCGAAGAGGAGCTTGCAAAGTCGATGTACCGACGGCCTTCACTGTCATAGATGAAGGCATTAGACGCAGACACAGCATCAATGGTTGACATTGTTGCAAACCCTTGAGGTAGCAACTCTTTTATGCGATGCGCTAGCGTGTTCATTGTTCTAGTACCTTTGCCAGTTCCAAACCTGCTGCACTTGGCGACAAGCGGTTAGCCAATTTCTTGATCTTGAGGGCTTCTGTGTCAGGAACAAAGTCGGCATTCGTTACCAAGCTAACGTCATTGTCCTTGCAGTATTTACTGATTGCAGCTATAAACGCCTCTCTGTCTGCATATTGAAACTGAGACGAAGCTACCGTCGATTCCCATACCGTCACCGTTCTGGCTGTCATACCATCAGGTGTGAAACTGGTGAACACACCCACCACGCCAACAGAACTCAGCAAGGCACGCTGTCGGCTAGCGTACAATTGCGTGATATTATCGTCCTCAATAGTCATAGGCCACTCCACCGCCGTATCTTTACGGGTGAACGTCATTGAAAACTCATACATAGAACTTCTCCCAATAAGCATCGGACTTGGTGCCAAACGTCTTAGGGAAGCAAGCGTCAATCCCCATCATGCGTGCCAGATAGACACCCCAAGAAACAAACGTGTTGCAATTCAGGTAGAACAACTTGAACTGATCGTTCTTGTGCGGGTACAGTTCAAACAGCGCGTCCAAGTCTACAAGCTCAGGCCATACTTGCGTGTGGTACACAACATAAGGCTGCGCACCGAACCATTCCTGATAGCCATTACGCAGCACACGGTACAGCACAGGTTCGTCGAACCCTGGATTGGTTTTGTAGCTCTTGAACTCTGTAGCGCCTTGATAACCCAATGTCTCACGGTCGGTTATTTCAAACACCGTGTGTTCACCCCCACCGCTTACGTGAACGATGTAGCTGTGACGACCACCAAGCAAGCCTTTTAAGCCATGTGCTCGGGCAGCCATCACGTACACACCTGGAGCATCGAATGTACCTGCAACCGCTGTGGACTTATCGCGCCAGTCGCCAAAGACGAAGGCGTGTAGTTTATTCAGCATTTACTTCCCTCATTTTGTAGTAGTTTGCGTGTTGTCGATCATAGGCCGCTTGCCACGCACTCTTGTCGAGTTCCCAATCGCCAGTTGGTGCTGGGTCCAGCATGAAATGTGGAGGTACATCACCGTGTATCCACAGCGTAGACTCAGGTGAATACGCTTCACGCGGCTTGGCATCACCTTTGACAAACAAGAAGCCACACGCAGCCCGTGTGTTATCTGTCATGTTTGGCACAGAGCCGTGCATGATGAAAGGACTGTGCATGGCGATGCTTCCAGCAGGCACTTCGGCAATACAGGTGTGCTCAACTTCTTCCTGATTGCGGTCGAGTGTCTGACCACGCATCAACAGGTTGTCATTGCTTTTGCGGTCAGTATGCTTGCGAATGGTCTTTACGTAAGGCTGAGTGACGTACTGAATAGCACCCTTGTCTGCGGTTGAACCGTCAAACGAAAGCCACACGGTCAGACCTTTTTCAGGTTCAAAGTTCCAGTACGTACCGTCTTGGTGAAAGCTCACGCGCTTGTTATCGCCCGGTTGCTTAATCCAGAACAACGTATCCCAGCAATGGTAGCTGTCACCGAGCAAGGCCGTCAGATATGGCGTCAGCTTAGGTGACTTGGCAATCTCTGCCACCCACGGAAACAACACCTGAGACTTGCAACGGTAGTCGCTGTTCATCAAATCGAGGTCGGCCACCGCCTGATCGAGCTTGAGCTTGTATCCAGCAATTTCTTCGGCAGAGAAAATGCTAATGGGCCAAACGGCCCCGTCCCGTTCATAACGGTCTTTGAATTCATTGATGTCCATCATATACCTCGTTAGTAATCAAAATTGGTTAGGCTTCGTCGGTTTGCCTCAGACTCTTGTGCATACGGTAATACTCAGGCTTCTTACCTACACGTTCGCAGCTTTTAATCTGAGCCTCATTGTCTACATGGACATGTGAAGCCAAGTCTGTCATACCTCCACGGGTCATCAACAACTCGACTTCTCTATGGAGTCTTGTATAAACGCCTTGCCGTCGAAACTCAGGTACGGTGAAGGAAAACACTATCCAGCCTAGCTTGGTCAGTGGATTCATTCCGTAGACAATACCGCCCATAACGTTGCCACTGTCGCTTTTGGCGTAACACACCTTGTGTTTTTCATTGTGGACTGTGAATGGTCGCCCCCAACCGAGGTCGAGTAGTTCGGCATACGCACGCAAGAAAGCGGGTAAAGCGGCGCTGCCTTCAAGTAACTCATTTTGTATTTTCATGCTTGCGCTTTCAAAGTGTTCCAAAGCCCATGGTCTTAATCATAGCCTCAAGTTTTCTGTTCAACATCAAAGTGAAACGTTCTACGGCACTGGACCTCCACGGCTTTAATGCTGGATAGATTTCAGGCGAGATTACATTGTCCCTGTGGAAGTCGTCAACTACCTTGTCATAATCTAACAACTGACTCAACTTTCTAGGCTCATACTTGTTATAGTGCAGAACCATATGCTGAGGCATACGCGGTTTTATTTCATCCGGGTGATTCCAATGCACCACAAGCTCTTTACTAGGCCAACCTACTGCCATAGCGAATACTGGAAACGTGTGCTTAGGCAAGGACAAGGCTTCTATAGCAATTTCAGGTTTGTACCGTATAGAACCATGAAACACGGTGCCTAAGCCCATAGACTGTGCCGCTATGGAAAACGACTGGGCCGCTAGGGCCGCGTCTATGCTGCTCACCAAGAACGTTTCTAAATGATCTAAGCCCTCTACGTCATCACCTAAAATGGTGGCTACGTGGGTCAAGTCTGCTAACCAGACCATATAACAAGGCGCTTGCTCTATGGTCGTGTTGTTGTTGCCTGCTACCAGAAATTTAGCTTTGAGCTTAGGGTCGGTCACAACCACAACACTCCAACACTGTAGGTTAGCACTCGTAGGAGCAGACTGTGCAGCCAACACCAGTAGCTCAAGCAGTTCCCTGCTAACCGTGCGCTTTTCAAACCTGCGCACGCTTTGGTGAGCAACTATGCCCGCTACTGTCTCATTAGGCGTCGCAAGTTTTGGTTGTCTACCACCAGTACGTTTATTTACAACATCGACCCACGAGTGTAAGGCTCTTTGTCCGAAGCTAACCATTGAGAGTCCTTTTATAACAAGTCCACCGTTAAGCAAAAATTCGCTGACCCCATCTGCTTAATCCCGCACTACATGATGTTCAAATGGGTACTTGTAACTGAGGTCTTCGTAGAAGTTGTGATAATCAATCGACAAGGCATCCATTATTCGACGTTTAACCGTTTGCGTGGGGTCCTTATAAAACACAATCAAGTGATAGCGGTTTTCAGCACCAGCGTTGACGATCTTGTGCCAGGCTACATCGTTGTACGCATAAGCATAGCCCGTAGGCATATGATACGCAGTGTGTGGTAGCAACTGTGTGCGCCGATGCAACGAATGTGCCAAAGGGTTGGTAATCAAAGGCACATGAATCTTGTGCTGGTTATTGATGATCGCTAAGTTGTTAGGCGCGCCTTTCTGAACGTAGAAATCACTGTGTTCTGCGGCAACGTGGCCAGGACGAAGTTTGGTTACGGTAAACCTTACGATCTGGTCATCAGTAAACAAACCCAAGTGACGATGCAATTCCATACACGCGGCTTTGAACGCTTCGGTATGTGGGTGATAGTCTGTGTGCAACAGAGTTTGAAGCGAAGGGAAAGCATCGTATTGAAGCTCTTGGGCAGCGTCAGCAAGACGTGCAACTAAGTCAGCAGATACTCGCGCAATCGGCGCGACCAGAAAAGGGTAGTCCATTATGTTACCAAGCCTCCATTAGGAGAAATAAGTTGACCAACAAAATAGTGCGTGCCTGAAAGCATAACGATTACTTTGGTGTAGTCCTCGTAGGTCGCTTGACGACCAATAGGTATGCTACTTTCTAAGCGTTCACGTTCGGCAAGCGGCTTGTTCAACCAAGTCGTGTCTATGACACCACTAGGCGCAAAGGTATTAACCAGAATGCCGTGCCTTGCACATTCTTCTGCTACGCTAATCGTTAACGAGTGGACGGCTGCCTTGCTGGCAGCGTAACCTGGACTAAAGCCACCGCTGTTGCTGAAGGCTGACACGCTAGCGATGTTGATAATCCTGCCGCTTTTCTGTTCTGCCATGTAGTTACACGCAGCCCTTAGACAACGAAAGGACGCATGAACGTTAAGTTCCCAAAAACTATTCCACTCGTTGTCTGTTATGTCAAGCAACGACAAAGGTTGAGTGGCTACGCCTGTGCGTCGGCGTTGATACATATCAAACTTGGCTTTAGTCTCCCTCAGCGTGTTTGGTACGACGCCTGCATTGTTCACAAGGATGTCAACAGAACCAAAGACCCTATACGCAAATGCCATTAGGTCTTTAGCACCAGAGGCTTCTAGCAGATCAAGCACGATATATCTATAGCCTAAGCCTTCGCGCTTGAACTGTTCAATCGTAGGCTCCAACCGTTTCATGTCAACGTCGGTCAGAACAACGTTCGCGCCTTCTCTTGCAAGCGCCAGCGCGTATTGTGCGCCAAGTCCTGCGCCAGTAGCTGTAACACCGCAGCCTGTGATAACAGCCGTCTTGTTAGATAACAACATGCGTTCCTCCTTGAGCACCAACACGTACAAACGGTAGCTTGCTGGCTATTGCACCTCGCATCAATGCCCAACTGCTTTCAACGCTTAACAGAGGAGTGCGTCGTGCTTTGGCGTATTCCGGTCGATTGGTCATCGTAGCGGGTTCAAACAACACCATGCGTGCCTTGTGTTGAGGATTGGTGATGTCCAACCAACCATTCTTTAGACAATAGGCAGCCAAATCTTTCTTGCTTCGTTGATACAGCAGCGTAGCGTTGCCTCCGTTTGGTTGTTCCCACGCTATAGCTGAGCCTACCACAACCACAGTCAAATCAAGAGGCTTTAGCATAGGCCACAGAACTTTTAGGGCTTCTAACTGCGCATAGGCCACATGCTCTTTGTCTACCGTTCGCGCATAAGAATTAAAAACCACAACGTCAGGTAGTTCTCCAATGATGCGTTCACCTAGGCGTTTTACGCTGGCAAGATCAAAGAGATTGAAGTCTTCACGGGATACGCCTTGTGCGAGGCATTCTGTTTGGCAATGCGCCAGAAGCTCCTTGCCAAAACCGGACTTGCAGCCTATGATGAAGACCTTACTTGACGCATTCATAGTATTCGCCTATTTTGATTTGCTGTTGAATGAGTAACTGACGTTTAACCACATGCTTCGGGTCTGCAAATTTCAGAACCAGATGCACGCGGTTTTCAGACCCTTTGTTTTGTACGCTGTGTAGAACATAGTCGTTGTACAAGTACACTCCGCCCACTTGTGGTGTTGCCTGACGCTCACTAGCTAAGGCTCTTGTACGGCGATGCCAAAATTCCACACCGGGATTTGTTATCAGCGGGATGTGTACGCGGTGATGCGCAAAGCACGAATACATCGTGTAGTCGTTGTCTCCATAACCATCCAAGTCACTGTGTTCACCAAGTCCTTTGCCAGGAGGCATCACGTTGTACTTTAGTTGTACGCACGTAGCTGGTGCAAACCAACGTGAAAGGTCAGCTAGCACTTCGGCTTGCAGTGGACCTAAGTCAAAGTCAACAGGCTGTTGTAAACCGAACTGTGGTGTGAACCCAGGTGCTAGTGCAAACTTGGTATGAGATAGATACGCCTGTTGAAGTTGTTGCAGCAGTTCAGGTCTGATACTGCCGATTTGTCGAATGTAGAAAGGATAGTCCATAATGTCACCAAGGAATTGTCCGGCCTGTGTACGAGTAGAAGCCGAAAGATGATACTGATTCAGAAACCTGCAACATGCCTGCAACACTGACTTCAGGCGTGATTCTATTGGGGTCTGGAAACTCGATGCCTGTGGTAAGTTTTGTCACAACCAGACCAGGGTGCATACACATCCATGTATGCTGCTGATACTTCTCTTGAAGAATAGCAACACCCATGTTCAGCGCCGCTTTGCTCATGCGATAGGGGTAATCACGCGCTGAATTGACTTCTGCGATACTGCCCCACTGTGACGTTATCACCATAACACGCGCACCAGGATTCAACAGATGTTCACCAGCCCAGTTCAAGAAGTCATAGGCTTTGATAGCATTGGTACGAAACACGTTTAGCCGGTCAAGAGGCGGCTTACTATTGATACCTATAGTAAACCACAGGCGATCATATCGGCGCGTAACCGGAAATGTATGGTCCTTGAGAATGTCCAAGTAGTATTGACCTTTGCTCTCACGCGAAGTGCCATCACCGCCAGTAGCACGTTGCAGGGCAGAACCAATGCCTCCGTCAACTGACGCTATAAGAGTGTTAGTCTCCATATTCATTCCTTGCCTGTGTTCAAGCCATCATAGGCGTTGAAATGCTGATAACTAAAGCGATTCAGGATAGCACGTTTTGCTTGCCAACCTTCGTCTTTCACCACAACAGTCATCGCAATACGTGGAACACTTGAGGCGCTAGGACAAACGCTCTTATGCAATACGTAGTTGTTGAACAGATACACCCCGCCAACTTCAGGTTTGAACTCAGCAAAGACGTCCTTACGGCTACGTCTAAACATAAGCGTGCTATCGCCTTGAAGATGTATGTGGACTTTGTGGCAAAGCACCACTTCTAACGCCTTGTACGGGTCGGTAGGTTCACCGATAAACGTGTCAAAAGAGCGTGATTCAAAATCAGCGTGTTCCTTCAGAATGCCACCCGGTTGAATCACGTTGACTTCGTACCATTTCACTTGACCTATGCGTGGAAACGTGGTGGCAATAGTAGGCCAGAGCATGTCCCTTATGAAGCTATTGCCGCTGTTGTGCGTAGCTATTTGGCTCACGCCTTGTGTCAAGTCGTCCTTAAAGTATGGAGACTGTCCATAGTCTTCGGGCTTGATACTGGCTACATATGCCTCAACCAGACTTTTTGGAATCGACGCTATTTGTTTGAAGAAAAAAGGATAGTCCATTTACACACTCGTCATGATTAAATGTAACCGCAAGCTGTTACTGTAGTTTGACACAGTATGTTCGGCCTTTATGGGGTCAAGTTCCCATACGCGACCATCTGCGGGCATATGCACTAAGTCTAAATCAGCGCCTTGACGAAACAACCAAATCACATTAGGCTCAGTACGAATTGGAATGTGATAGCGATAAGGTGTATGCTTGTCTTTGTGTAGATCATAGCACTGGCCTGGTGCAATCCACACAAGCTGATGGCGGCCTTTAATAGGCGTACCATGCTTTGCTAAGTGGAACTCGCCTATCTGCTCAAAAAGCTGACCAATGTAGGAGCTCTTTATAGCATCTGTCATTTCATTGAAGTCATGCTCCCAAACGTCTTGTTCGTGGACTTCTTTTAGGTCTTTGTATCCATGCGTTAGCATTAGGAATCTGTCAATACCAGTGATTCTACGGTGGTAGGTCAGATTGATAGCTTGCTTGCCTGTGGCCGTTCTTACCCACGTATCAAACGTTTGCTCTGATGCTTGCATCAAGCCTTCCACCAAGTCATCCACTACTTTGCGTAGTCTGGGTACGTCCACGGTAATACCTGGAATCGGCACAGTTACGCCTTCCAGTCTGTCTGTAAGCTGCGTTGTCATTTCTTTCCTTTAGTATGGAACTGCGCAAAGAGGTCCCAGTTGTGTATGTCTTTGCTGTCTTTATGGCCTAAGCAGAATACCATCTGTTCAGTTGACTTCGGATAGGAATTTGTCCACTCCTTGTCGTAGTCTTGTGCGTCAAACGCTAACACATCGCCTGCTTGATAGCCGACAATCTGAGCCTCTGATCTGAACTGGCCTTGACCACTCACAACGTAATGGTACCTGCGTGTTATAGCGTCAAGATAGTTGGATGCTTTGAATGGGATGTTTTTTGCACCTATTCCGCAAGCACAATATGTGGACTCACGAATTACATCCCAATCAGGCTCTGCGGTTAGAGCCACAATACGGTCGCGCATCACAGCTACCCAATCACGAAGCAAGAATTCCTCGGACAATTGACCAACACCAAAGTTTACGTTGGTAGCACCCGCATACCAGCGCATTTGGTTGAAGAACTTTTGCTTGGGGATTTCGTTGCGGCTCCGTGTGATGAATTCCACCCACTGAGGATGCTCGAATTTGAAATTGCCTATTACTCGGGCCATATGTTCACCAAATCTTTCAAATAGTCTAAGAACTGAACGCGGGTACGATGTAGCAGACCTTGACGCATTACGCCTTCAATACCAAGACCACGATGCTTGTCGTAGTCAAAGCCTAGACCAATAGTTGACACCATCATGTGGGTACTCATGCACAGCCGACCTGTTTGTTTTGCATAATCATGTACTTTGGTCGCCAACTCATTGCATCCTTCAAACGTGGTGCCGAATCGTGGGTTGTCCCAGTATTCCAGACGTTCTTCACTGAGTACATAGCCATATTTCTCAGGCTCGTTTTCAATCTCCGAGTAGAACGCCCGTTGCACCATCTTTTTATTGGCAATACCAATAGGTGAAAGATTGAAAGTGTGTAGCGGAAAGTTAGGGTTGCTAATACGTTCTAACCACGCATTCATTGTTTCGTAGGTGTCGTGTGGTAAGCCCAACATGAAACCACCCGTTGTGATGACATCATGCTTCCACACATCATCACGCAACCACTGCAGGGTATCAACCAATTTCTCAGTGTCCATGCCTTTGCCAATAGAAGCAGCCGCTTTTCTGTTCAAGGACTCAATACCAAAGAAGGCAATTTTCAAACCGCTGGCTTTTAACAACTCAGCCTGGCGTCGATCTTTGTTAGCAGCCAACAGATCAAGCCTGATGTACGTGGCATACTCCAACTTGAATGGGAGTTGCTGCGACACTTCATAAACGAACTCTACCTTTTCTTGTGTGTCGTTGTAGGTGTCGTCTGAGAAGATATAACGGGTCGTCCCAAACTGCTCGTAGTTGCGCGTTAGCTCTGCTACTAACTTGTCCCGATTCTTCATGTAGTCGTTCTTACTCTTGCCATTCAACGGAAAGGAGCAGAATTTACACCGGAAGATACAACCTCGACTTATCTCAATCGGTAGTGCTTCTCCAGGTTGAACGCAGTCACCAGGCACCCATTCAATCTCGCTGTTAATGAAATCGAAGCCATCGCCTTTAGTGTCATAGTCTAAGACCATTTGACCAGCAGGCGTTTTGCGTGTCATGAAGAAAGGATGCTTGCCTTGTAACCACTTGACATAATCAAGCATATGGCGCTCACCATAGCCTACACAGATCACGTCTGGAAAAGGGTCAGTCTCCTGTGTGCGGCTACCACCAGTAACGATTGGCAGCTTAGGCCAATTCTCTTTCAGCAGTTCACGCAGTTTAGCCAAGATGCCTGGAGGTATTCCATAGATGGTTGTACCCCAAGCAAATTTGCGATTAAAGCCCTGGTCATCACCGACGGTCAGCACTGAGTCTGACCAAGGATGATTGCGGCTTGCGTACAACGCACTGTTCATGAAGGTAGAACTGAAACCTAGGAACAGAGTGTTGTCGCCAATAAAACGTTTGAGCAAAAGCAGTAGCAGACCCTGTTCGATGATTATGTGGTTAAACCAGTCAATCACCTGAACAGTGAGCCCCTGCTTACGTAGTTCAGTTGCCAGTCTATAAGCACCAGCACTCCGGCCCCAAACTGCACCACCTTGTGAGCTACAGTCTGTTATTAAAACGACATCAAAGCCTTTAGTCATATTTACCTCAGAAGTGAGTCACGGGCGTACAGCATAACGTCTTGCCAATGCAGCAGCAATTGGACACGGTCCTCTGCACCTGTATGTGCAAGAGCATGAGGAACGCAGTCATTGAACACATACAAGCCACCCAATTCCATCTTGAAGACTTTACGCTCCCCATTGTGTTCAAAAACATACTCTACACCTTCTGTGCCAGCGATAGGTACATGCACTTTCTGGCGAAGAAAGACACGCCCACCATTTGCTGTCTGATCTACGTGCATCTGAACGTGACCGCCTGACTTGAACAGGTTTACTTGGTGATCTTCAAACACCGCGTGTTTTGCCCAAGCAAGCTCAGGCAGATCAAGCACCGCTTGTATAGCTGCAGGTGCAGTGCGCTTCTCTCCAAGAATACCGCTTATGCCTGAGTGTCGAGTCAAATCAAAGTTGGTGTCGTTACGTGAGTAAAGAGGTTGTGCCAAGCAATACTCACGTAATGCTTTGAACATTGAACTAGGTACAAAGCCTAGGTGCTTAATCAGAAATGGGTAGTTCATTTTGTCTCTGCTTGCCAGTTATGACGTATGTTCATACGCCAAAACAAACGTTCCGCATCAGGCTGTGCAACGATTCTGTCACGACTGTGGAAAATACCTGAGTAGTTGTCAAACAAAACTAGATCGCCCATCTCCCAGTTGTGCGTGTAGCAGTTGTCATCAGTCACAGCCAGGTTATGCAAGTGGTTAATCCATGCCAACGGATTAGGCATCACATTTTTGTCCTGGAGACGTGCATTCAGAATCCACGTACCCGTTATAGCAGTGCTGTGTTCAAGACCTTGCACGTAAGGACCAAACGAATTCAGCAGCACGCTGGTACGCTTAGTCTCTGGGTGCTGCTCCACTAAAGGAATCCACTTACGCTGCGGTTGTTTCACTCCGTACTGTAGTTGATACCAACTGTGGATTTCCACCTCAGTTTGGAGCAGCAGTTCCTTATTGTCAGGACTCAGTCTGTCCAGCAGTACATCGCAATCACAGAACCGTGTGCCAGTAGCACCTGCACCCAATGTCATACGCACTGGATATAGAGTACGGATTGGGTAACGCTTTTCACGGTGCCAAGGGATGTCACGGTGCCAAGGCATTTGCCGATTGCCGATGCTCTTTTCGGTTATCTTGTTGCCATAGGACGTAATGAATTTGCCACCGCCTATGTCTTGGAATTTCTCTGTACTTGTTGTGTACTCTTTGTCATTCCAAGGGGTACCCCAGATGGTGTGCAACTGCCAGAACTCCTCTTGCGACAAGTCGGCCAAACCTTTGAGTACAAGCATCTTACGCTCGTACAGGTTGTTGCGCCATTCCTCAGGATTTGACAGAAGCTCTTTAGCAGTGACCGTCGCGCGTCCACCCCAGTTTGTTTTGGTTAAGTAATCCATCGTAGTACCTTTGATTACGCTGCATCGAAGATGATATGCGTTCTGGGCGCACCGCTGTTAGTCACCCAGTGTGGAATGGAATTGTTCACGGCCCACAGTTCACCTCGTTGGAGTTGAACTTGCACATCATCTTCCCAACAAAAATGTGCCAACTGTGAAATCAGGACAAAGTGATGACGATGCAAAGTCTCGAAGTATTTACCTTCGTCAATGTGCTTACCGATGTTTGAGCTTGCATCGAGGCGCGTAACGAACACGCGGCCTACTGTCGTCCAGCCACCGTAAAACTCTTGGCCGACCCAGTTAACAAATGCACGCATTACTGGGAACGTGTCGTACAGTGGTGTGTCCTCACAGTCCAGCACGTTTTGCGCACTGGTAGTCTGTTTGATAAAGCCTTTTGGCACAGAAGGGCGGCGCAGATGGTAGGTACGTGTTTTCGACAGAGCCGGACTCATGCGTTCACGGGAGGTGTCAATGCTGTAGAACGCCTCTTTATGAACATCGTTCCATTCGTTAAGCACAGCCAGGCTGCGTTCGGCAGGCACATCGAATTTACGATGCACATAGTTTTTTACCAATGAGGTCATGATGTAGTCCTTATATCAACGAGACTGGATTGTCCAAATCCACAACATGCTTGGGTCAAACTCAAAGCGTTGAGGAAACTTGGCGGAGTTGGCAAAGCTAGGATTACCAGCATCACCGTGATGGTTGTTGTGCAGCGCCTGGCCCCAAGTGAACAAGCCAAGCAGATTACGATTGACACTTTTGTCGTCAACATCGTAGTTACGATAGGCACCAAAACCACTTACGTGACCAACAACGTTAACCAATGCCTCTTGGTGAATAGCCCATGTTTGAGCACCAGCAAGACCAATCATCAACCAAGGTGCATTCAACACCCAAGATACAACGGCAACTACAACCCAAGAAAGCCACAGCACTTTGTGATAGTGTTTGACCGTCCACTGCCAATCAGGGTGTCGTAGGAAATCAGTGCCAGCACGTAAGGGTACTTGTTCAATCAACTTAGGGTCAAACGCATAACCTTGATACGATGTCCACAGTGAATGAGCAACTGGACTGTGAGGGTCACGGTCTGTATCAGAGAAACGATGGTGCAGACCACGATGCAGAGCAACCCAGAACAATGGGTGTCCGTGGCAAGCCATTGAACCCCAGTAAAGCATCATCTGTTCCCAAAACCGATTTGTCTTGAATGCTTTGTGAGAGAAGAAGCGGTGAAAACCAACGGCTACACCAAGGCCTGATATCAATGTGTAGAACACAAAGCCCGTTAACAGTGTACGCCAGTCACCGCCATACAGCGCCAGCCCAGCGACCAACAAGACATGAGGCACAAGCCAAACACGCCAAAAATGCAAACTCTTTAACATTGCTACCACGATAGGACTCCTTAGATATTTACTTGAATAATTGGCGGTTGTAGAGGTCTCAGTATGTCAGCTTTACCAACATCGACGCCTGCAGTCTTCAACGTTTCATACACAAACCCTTTGTGAAAACTCAGACTTGGAAAGGAGAACCAGAGAAGTAAATCGACGACACGCCCTTTCCGTAAGGTACTAGACTCATGCAACGAAGTATCCGTCAACATGAATTTTTCTTTATACAGGTAGGCTGCAATCGTCTCTTCCTTTATACCTTCGACTTTTGTGTACAGCACTTCTAAATACAACTTAGGCCTGTTCGCATACTGTTTCAGATCATTGACCTCAACGTCGAATAGCTTTAGCACTGTTCTTGCATGGTGCAACACAGTCCAGAACTGCTCTATGCCTTTTCTTTTCGGCTCATTGGCTCTGAATGGCTGGGCACGTAACACGGTAAACCGGGATTCGTCAATGCACGTCAGTATCCAAAGGTTCTGTAGCTCTAGCATAAAGCGTGTCTTTATGTAGGCTTCGATTGATACCGTGCCACTAACAGGCGTGAGCTTGTCGGTAATCATTGAGCATTGCCCATGTAGTCAATGTATGCGTACCTCTCTTTGCAAGCCAGTGAATGTTTGAGCACACCCTGCATCGCAGCATACGGGTCAGCCGATGGCAAGTTCTTAGGATTGGTATTCATCTTGGTCGTGATGAACCCGGGCTGCATCAAAATCCAATTCAGTTTAGTGAACGCATTAGACAATACAGCGACACCCATGTTCAAAGCGGCCTTACTCATACGGTACGTGATTTCTGTGGCTTCGCCTGAACGCACAGTTTGACGTATGCTGCCCCAACCACTGGAAAACACAATGACATGACCTGCCGCTTTCAGCGTAGGGGCCAAGGCTTGAAGTGCATCACAGGCCAGTATCGCGTTTGTGCGTATCACCTCGACACGCGATCTGTTAACTTGGCTGACACCAAGGTTGTAGATCAATACATCAAACGAGGCAGCTTCAAACTTAGGTACGTCGGTTACGCCTAAATCAAAATGAAGGGTATCCGGCAAACCATGTCTGGAAGTAGCAGTTACTTCGTAACCCTCCTCCTCCAGCACACGTTTCATGTGCTTGCCTAGATCACTGTCTAAGCTGACCAACAAAGCTCTTTTCATACGAACCTCTAAAAATTAAATAGACTGACTACTATAGGTATTTACAGTTAGCCAGCCTATCTAGCTGGGCTTTACAGTGCCTGCAGATCAGGAAACGCAGCCTTGGCAATGTCCAAACACAGAATCAAACGTGAGCTTTGACCTTTGTGTTCGACCCAGTGCAACACGGTTGCATCGTCAAAGGCCATTGTCTCACCGTCTTTCCAGGTGTAGCTATCGTTGTCTTTGGCAAAGAACGTAGCACCAGGGTCAGTACGCAAGCCTAAATGGATACGCACAAAACGATTAGAGGTGATGACACCATAGTGCGGGTTGATCTTGGCACCTGGATGTAAGCGGTTGAATCCAATGTTGCCAACGTGTTCACCATAAGGCGCAAGAATGCCCATGGTCATTGGGCACTTCTTCTGGCGGCGCAAACGGCCAGCCACACCAGCAGGTGACAACGCGATACGTGCTTCTGGCGGGTCAAGCAGATCAGGCACAACTTGCAGATGGATGCTGGCATTGGTGCCTGTGTATTTAGCAATGCCTACAGATTCCATGTAACGACCGTCTTGGCCTTCCATTGTTGCATTGATTTTAGGCACTTCACCCTCTTCGGCAAACAAGGCTTCGGCTTCGTCACGAATAGCCATCCAATGCTTGCGCAAGGTTTGGGCGAGTTCAAGGTTTGCAGTGTTGAAGTAAACGGGTGATGTCATGATAAACTTTCAGAAGTTGGTAAGGATGCTTTGAATTCGTCTGTGAAGCCGCCGTCAATTCGGAGGCTCCATCGTGTGTCTGACTCTGCCTCAGTTCCGTGGCGGTCAAAGTGGTTAAACCAGCAGCACCAAGGAGCCGCAACACCTTTAACACTCAGATGCTTTGGTCTGTCTGGTGGTGTAAGCCAGATGAACTCACCGGGAGCACGCAGATTTTCTGGCACGTCAGCAGGCTCAAAGTCTACATGCTCTGGACTTGACTGACCTGCTGTTTGTACAAAGAATGTTTGCCGACCCGTGTGCTTGAATATGCCTGAGTTTTTAATCCACTGGCGTAGCTCACCAAAGTGTCGGGCATTATCCGTTGGCACCCAGATTGGTTCGTGTGAGCGTGCCCACCAGTGTTTGCCGAACTGCATGTACTCAGCAGGCAACGCAGTAACGTTGACATTAAAGCCTGCTACGTTGACACCGTGCTTTAAGGCGTTGTACCAGCGCCATTGATCGCGGTCACTCCAGCGGGCGTCAAGCGTATGGGTGAACTTCGTGCTGTGTACGTCACCATAGAAGGTCGTCATAGTCTTGCGACTCTTAGCTAATCCTTCATACACACTCTCCCAAGGGAAAGTCGCTAGTGCTGCTAGCTTAGTAAGGTCGTACATATGGTGTGTCTCCATGTAACTCAGCCCACACGTCTTTGATGGGGCGTGACCAGTCTTGCAGCCATTGCGTTCCATAGGTCTTGTCCGTGTACTCGCGCCATTTCTTCGTGGCAGGCACGATCACGTCAAGCATGGACTCAAACCCCGTGTACTTTGTACGCGCTTCCATGAATGGGAAGGAATGGCTATAAATCTGGAACTTGATTAGCTCGGAATTCCACACCTGAGGTTGCACAAGATTTGAAACCAGCATCTGCCACATAGGACAGTGCGTATATGCAGCGAACACATTGGCGTCTACCCAACCACCAGGCTGTGTGTTAAAACCATAGGCATCCATGAACTTGTGGATTGCGAAATGCCGTTCGTTGTAGGTCAAGTTCCATGTGCGTTCCGCACCACTATCGTCAGCGGTAATCACGGGCTCGTCATAGCCATTCAAGAAGATGCGATCAGGTGATTGAAACTCCAACATTGCCCGGAACTGGCCGCTGTAGGCAAGCTCACTCATTTGGCAACGTTCAGCTATTTCAAACTGCTCTTGTGAGGAGTACCAGCTACGTAGGTCGAACTGCCATTCGATTGCGTTGGTAATACCGCGACGGCGTAGGTAGCGGCGAGCCCAATACAGATCATGAGAGTTCTCGTTATTGTAGTCCACGATCAAAGGTCTAAATGGCACCTTTGCTAAGTAGAAGGCTTCACACAGCCATTCGCTGTCCATGCCGCCTGAGTAGAGAATGACAATCTCTTTGTCAGCGTACTTCTGCCCGAATTCCTTTGCAGCACGAATGCTGGCTGCCCTTAAGCTGATGATGTCACGAGGTTTATCGAACCAAAATTCGTATGTTTGGTCAACTGCTGTGCGGGGTACGTCAGCCACACCGTTATAGCCACGATACAAGCGTTCCATGGGTGATCTTTCTAAATAAATACTATTGGGTATGTGATGCCAACTATGTGTGACGTTACACTTACCAGTAACAAGCCTAGTTTTCATAGGCTTGCTTTGCACGCAGTGCTTTTAAGCCGCAGGCTGTTCGTCGAACGGCGTGCCGTCATTTAACAGTTCATACGTTTCGTTGAACAACTGGTGCAGCTTGTCGGGGTCTGTCACGCCCAACTCTTGTTCAGCATAACGACGAATAGCCATTGCCTGGTTTTCACATTGGGCTGGCGAATTGTCTTCGGCCACAACCTGATTGTAGATGTCGCGTAATGTCATGATGACTTTCCTTACTTGATGTGATTGTTTACGCAACAACCGAAGGCGGCACGACGTTTTCAGCAGTAGTGCGTTGCTGGGTCTGGTGAGCTTGATGCACTGCATGTTCGCCCGTTTGAATCAATCGGATAATGCGGTATCCAATATCAGGAGCTTCTGGTGTACCGAAGTTCGGTGAGCCTGCAAAAGCATGATGTGTGTTGTGGAGACTCTGACCCCATGTTACGTAGCGCAGACTGTGTACGTTACGACTACCATCGCGGGTACGATCTTCATACGGGGCCACACCGAATCGGCTGTCGTGGCACACGCTGTTGATAATTGCCTCTTGATGAATACTCCACATACCCGCTATTAACGCACCAGCAATGAATGGTCGTAATGTGGGCACTGCGATTGCCGTACCAACAAGGACCGTCCAATACGTCCACATGATCTTGTCGTAGTTACGGTGTTCCCATCGGCACCACTTGTCCCGGATGATGTCAGTGGATTTAGCCAGTGATACTTCCGCAGGGTCTAGTGTGAATATCCAACCCATGTATGCGTTCCAAAACCCCTTGAACTTTGGACTGTGGATGTCGGCTACCGATTTATCACTGTTGGGATGGTGGATACGATGCAGCGCAACCCAGAACACCACCGAGCCTTGTCCAGCAAACGTTCCGCCCCACAGCATTACGTGATGCCAGAACCGATTGACCTTGAACGCACGGTGACTGAAATAACGGTGGAATCCAATGCTCATTCCGAAACAGGATAACCACAGATTGAATAGCACAAAACCCCCTATTGACCACCAAGATAGGGCAGTTAGGGCATACGTCAGGGCCAAAAAACCGAGCACATGAGCTGGTACATGGATATGCTGAATATGAGGGTTTTTGAACTTATTTAGCCACTTCTGCAACATAGCTTCTCCTTAACAACAATGGGACTGGAACCACGCATTCGTGCAGAATGTTGTTCCAAATAAATGGGTCATCAACTTTCTTACGGGCTGGTATCACAGCCACGTCTTCGATTGTGTACTTGCGCAAGCTGGGTGCGCCTGACTTCCAGAAGCTACGATACGCTCTGGCCCACTTCTCTGGAAAGGCATACCAGAACTGATACGTGCCCTTGGCTTCAAACTCTTGCAACAACTGTTCCAAGCAGGCTTGAAGTTGCTTGGGGTCGCCGCTTGAAATCATCAGATCAAGTACCCAGTAATCTGTGCCAGCATAAGCACAGATGTATGCCGCTATCACACCGTCTTGCCAACAGCCCATAGCCATGTGTGGGTCGTGTTGGTAGCGGGTGCTTACGCTGGAGATTGGATTGGAAGTGAACTCAGATACGCGACTGCCTGCATGAGTGTTTCTCGCCATTCGCAGGCGTGCCATTGAACGCCAGTCTTCAGGCGTACATCGTCTTATGATTTGACTCATGACCGTCTTTCAAGGATGTTCGTAGACAGCGCCTGCGAAACGAGGAGCAACACGCGAGAACACACCGTTGTACGCTGGATGATCTACCATAAAGCCTGGTGTTACGTCCAACACATTTTTCCAACCTGATGCTGCATCCGGTGCGTGTTCAGGACGCAAGAATGCTTGACATGGAAACTTCATGTACTGACGAAAGGCTTCAAGATCAGATACGTCACCAATGTAAAGGTGGATAAACGACTTGTTTGAATACGTTGAAAAGAAACAGGCGCTCTTGATTTCGTTCTCTACAAACGTACAGAGCACACCGAAACTTTCAGTAGGTGCCAGAAAGTAGTCCTTGAGTTGGCGGTGCATTGCAAACACAGGATCATGGACTAACAGCCACCTGCGTAGCTGCCGTTCATCACTGGCGTTGCACTGTCTTATTTCGCAGGCCATAGCTTGAACTCCTGTTGTGCCATGTTGTATTCAACAAAGAAATTGACATAGCGTAGTTTGTTGGTGCCTATGAATTGCAATATGGCAACAGCCAGCCAACCGCGTTGCAGTTGGTCAAAGGCATGAGGCAATTGGTATCCAGGCTGTGGCAGATAATGATCTGACGCAAGTACACTGTCACGAACGTGCGTACCCCATGGAAACACCATTGGGCCGACAGTCACGCGCATACGGTTGCAAACAACTGGCAGCATGTTACCCTTAACATTTGGTAACGTCTGGTATGAATCACTGACTGCGATAGTCAGACGTGGGTCAATCTCTTGTTCCTGTAGACCAGAAGTTAAGAGAGTCTCACGGATTGTTGCACCGACACCGTTAGGCGTAGTGTCAACAACGAAGAAGGTAACGTGCTTGAGTTGTTCCTGAACAGAATGGAAGTTGGCACCACACAATTCCCAAGCTGGCGCATCGGGGTGGTTATCAACATTCAGGAAGCCGCGATCAGTGAGGTACTCAATCTGATCGAATTCAGCGTCGGTCAAAGTGTCTGGTTCAACACCTGGAACTAGCTTTTGGAGAATAGCGGCATATTCGGGGAGAACTGCCTGATGGTAATTCTCGCTAGTCAGGGACCAGCTACCATCAGAGCGTTGACGTAAAGACCATTGCGGTTTTAGTTTGAGCATTTCGATCTACCTTAGGCTCCACCAGTTTACAAACGCGATACGATAACCGCGAGTGACTGGCGTTACTTGGTGACGGTAAACAGGATGTGACGGGAACATCACAAACTGACCTTTTTTGGGAGCTATACGTACTGGGCCATTTGCCGTTTGTACGTTATCTAACACTAGCTCACCTCCGCTGTGCTGGTTCGGCCGGGTGACCGTTGGCACACAATCACTGACGTACAGCAAGGCCGTAACGTCTCGCATCGGGTCATTCTGAGTCCAGCCTTGGTCATTCCAAATACTGTTGTCACAATGAGTGCGGAACCGACATTTTTCTTCATAGCCCAGAATCTGCGGCGTGTACACAGGCACAGATTCTTTGTTCCACCACGTTCTTGCACAGCGTGCGACCTCCGCGTTGAAGCGGGCTTCAATGTCCGCAGCACCAGGAACTTGGTAGAAGTCGTAGGCATGCGTGTATCGACTGTCAAGATTGATTTGATCGCCTTGACCATCTGGGTTGTACACACGATGCAATTGTTTGCGGGTATATTGGGCAATCACTGCATGGTAGATGGCATCTGCTTCTGACTCATTCAGTAATTGGCTTGTCCAATACGGCACTGGATTATCGGCAGGTACTAATTGACCAGGCACTTGCTTGGTACTATCATCACCATACCACCATGAAGGTTTAACCTCTGCGTTCATAGTCTGTCAACTCTGTTCTTACTGTTTCAAGTTCGTTAACACCCGCTGTCAGGATACGACGTGTAAACCACCGACGTTGATTCTCAGTATGCCGCAGGATTGCTTGCTGCTGCGTATGTCGAAACATTATCTGATTTGCGGATTGCTCAAGGGTGAGGCTTTCAAACGCCGCAGTCTCAGACAGCCAAGGAAATGCACTTGGACTTTGTTGAGTATCTGCTAAGAAGCGTGTAGCCTCGTCTGCTTTCAGACGATACACATCGGCTTGACCTTGTATATCTTCCTTCAAGACCATGCGACGATGTCTATTAGTTGCCCGCGCAAGCTGTACAAGTAATCCACCACGTTTTGCGTTTTCGATAGCGTTACTTTGAAAGGTATAAGTCGAGGCAACAATTTTGTTGCCTTGAATCACGTAGTTCCACGGCGCGGCTAGCACTTCGTCGGACACCGCAAAGGGCCAGTGCAGATAGTTATATCCAACAGGCGGCCACAAAGCGTCGAGCAGTAGAGGCGCGGTTGCATCACGAATGAAAACAATCCGAGCCTCTTCTTTTTCTACTATTAAAGTATATGCCATGACATTTGTCCTAATTAGCCCACTGGACTACCAACTGGAGTACCTACCGGAGTACCTACGGGCGTTCCAACTGGAGTACCTACGGGAGTACCTACGGGCGTTCCAACTGGAGTACCAACTGGAGTACCAACTGGAGTACCAACTGGAGTACCTACGGGCGTTCCAACTGGAGTACCAACTGGAGTACCAACTGGAGTACCTACAACCACGCCACCGCTTAACAATGTCCAGGCTGTCCAAACGCCGCTGCCTGTTACGTTGCTGTTCACGCGAGAATACGTTTGGCCGTTTGCATACGTAAGATACTGAACTACAAAGGCACCACTACGGTGGACTTGCAGCAGACCATCTTGAATGTAAGGACCAGCGTGTGAATAACTGGTGTACTCACTGGCAGGTGCTTCATAAGCACCTAACGCCGTAGCGTTATACCAGTCACCAATACCGCTGAGGCTCAGACGACCACGCGCCATATACACGTCGCTGGGTCCTTGACTCATTGTGGGGAATAAAAAGCCGCTCATCGTTGTTCACCAATCGTTATGTTAATGTCAAGTGCATTTGGTGTATCGCTCCACGCTTCCAACCATTCACCAGGATTGAGTGTAATGGGTGGCAGCACGAGAGGCGCGCCCATGACTGGAATATCTTTGCCTTTGATTACCCAAATGCCACGACCACCGATGCGTATAAACAACTTAGCGCCTATCGGCAGTATGTTTTCAACCGTACCTGTCGCAATGGTTGCGCTTATCACATCACCAGGCGGTGTGTAGACAATTTCGTTTGGGGTCGCCGACGCATGAATGCCGCGACCTATGATTTTGATTGCCATATTATTTTCCTAGTAGCGAAAAGAAGAAGGCGTCGTCACCACCACTCGTATCGCTGCTTGAGTTACCTTGCAACAATTCAAAAGTATCGCCTACAGCCACGTTGACTTCAGGTGTTAGCCATGTAGCTTGACCGAAGCTCAGACTTGCGACTTCACGCACCAAACCCTTTGCCGCGCCACTTGTAAACTGAATCAGATAGCGTCCGTGGGTTGAGTCCGCAAGCACTATGACGGGAGAAGAAAGTTGTGTGCCTGCTAAGTTGACAGCCGTGATGATGCCGGAGGCTTGTCTGCGCAAATGCGTGTTAATCGTCCAGCGATTATCACCCATCGTACACAAGGCATCGTTACCGTTTTCGTCCTGACTGTGACACAGATACACATTGGTCTGTGCATCCAGCAACATAGGGAGATAGTCAACGCTTGGCAGTTCCCAGATAACACCAGCAGTGATCTGTTGAACGACTAGCTCAATCTTGGGAATCGCCCCGTTGATAATCAACCGAATCTTGACGTTGTAACGGTTGAAGTCTCGGTCAGGATACGCAGCTTTCCACTGAGGACGTTGCAAAGCACCAAGTGCAAACAAGGTGCCGTCAAGTAGATACAAGCCTACTTCACCAAACTGCCATGTACCTACCGTTTCATCCATGCGAATTGTGAACTCGCAAGTATTAGGGTCGATAACTCGGTAGCCAGTTGGCGTCCCAGTGAATAGCTCCGCTCCATGCAGTGCAGTATCAGTTACGGCGGGGGAATAGCCGACACCAGCACCTATTCGGAACTCTCCGATGCGTATTTCTGGCCCTTGATTGGAGGCAGCAAACGCAGCAGCAAAACCCGCGCTCGTAATCTGAAATTTCATTGTTTAACCTTCGATGATGTCGATCAACTGACCAACCACCAACGGTGCATACAACTTGGCGCTCAGGTTCTTAATCAGAGTGGCCTCTTCCGAGGTGATGTCCACTTCCGTAGTGCCACCGTCGTTCGCTGCCTGTTGTTGACCTGCGTTGATACGTTGTGCCAACTTGAAACGCTTGTGCTTTTCTTCTGCGGAAGGTTGCTCGTCGTTGAAAGGACTCAGCAGGGCCGTACACACCAGATCGCTGGCAATCAGTTCTTGCGTTGTCGAACGTGCAACAGGCTGACCGTCGGCGCCTTTGATGTCGTTGCCTTGCTCATCTTTTTCGTTACCACCTTCTGGATGCGGTACACGTTGCACGAGGATGCCACCGTTGAGATTGGTCAGCTTTACATTAAAATTGCGTTTCATTTTTACCTCTAGGTAAGTTGATAAGACCGTACAGGCGCGGTCTTGTTCGCCAAGATGTATTTACATCTTTTTAACCCACTGGCGAGCCTACAGGGCTTCCAACTGGACTGCCGACAGGTGGAGTACCGACGGGCGGCGTCCCTACAGGAGGTGTTCCAACCGGAGGAGTTCCCACTGGTGGTGTGCCGACAGGTGGAGTACCGACGGGCGGCGTCCCTACAGGCGGTGTTCCAACCGGAGGAGTTCCCACTGGTGGTGTGCCGACAGGTGGAGTGCCAACAGCAGGTGGCCCTAAGACCACGGTTGCAACCGTTTGACGGCCACGACGGTCAGTTGCCGTCAGCGTGTAGGTTGTTGAAACCGTTGGGTTTACTGTGACATTTCCAGCCGCAGCGACGGTGCCGATGCCTGGGGTGATTGTTACGCTTACCGCGTTCTGTACATTCCAAATTAGTTGGGCCATGATTTACCTTAGTTTGCTGCCATGAGGATTGCGACCACTTCCGAGGCCGTATCGAGAGTTCCGTAAGCGGATTTTGCGAACCAACTTGCGCCGCCGTTGAAAGTCCACAGTTCTACGAGGTCGAAGTCTTGAGCCAGTGACGTTGAATAGTCAGGTTCAAAACCACCAACCCAGAAAACGTTAGACGGCCAGCCCAGTGTGCGTCCGCCTACATCGTGGCGAATGATTAACCGGACTACGCGAAGACCAACCCAAGTAGCATCTTGTGCAGCAAACTGAACTGTGGCGTTACCTGTTAGGTTAATAAACGCGGCACTGTTCTGATGCGTTTGCAACGTCAGGGTTCCAGCCGCTACCGTTGCATAGGTAGTGTCGTAACCATCACTCTGACCTTGTTCAAAGAAACCGCGCTTCGTGCCCAGTGCTTCAAACCAGCCAGGACGATTGAAAGTCGCAGCGTATCCAGTCTTCGCAGCGCCTCCACCAACAATCAACTTGTCACTGAGGGCTTCGATAATCCGAACGTTAGGTCCGTACACGCGAGTGTTCGTCCCGTCCATACGGATACCTGCACCAGAGTCGCTTTGAATCTGGATAGGTACTGTAGCTCGAAGTTCGATTGCGTTGTTCAAAGGTAGATTGTCTGCACCGTAGTAAGCCAAACGGCCAACCTCGTTTACACCATCACGCCATTGAATACCACTCAGATTGCCAGGACCGGTACTCAGTGTTTTCAAGTACAGCCAGGCTGCGTTCTTTTGCACTGTCAGATCACTGAACAAGCCACGCGAAGGCGCAGTCAAGCCTATGTCCGTACCGTCAATTGTGCCGCCTGTAATCGAGACAGCAAAACTGTCCTGATATGCCATAGTCTTGAGATTGGACAAGGCTGCACTGATGCTACTGTCTACGTAGCGTTTATTTACAAGGCTCTCGTATGTAGTAGGCGCTGCAATGATAGTGCCGTTTGCCAGACGGGCTACCGATGGCACTGTAAGCCCAATGCGCACGCCGTCAATTTCACCACCTGATATAGCTACAGAATTTGCATCCTGATACGCCATACTGCGTAACGCATTGAGGCGCACGTCATAGTGCTGTGTCAACCAACCTAAGGTAACTACATCATCGCCGTCAATCGGGGGATTTGACGCTTTCAGCGTGGTGAACTTACCACTGGCCCTACCATGTAAACCAATGTCTGTGCTGTCAATCGTGCCTGCAATGATACGAACGTTGTTGGCGTTCTGCACGGCCATTGTGCCAAGGCCACCCAACCATTCGGTTTGCGTTGTGGTCAGAGCGTTTTGAATCCAGGCGCGCATCCAACCTTTGTTCACAATGTCAATGTCAGCCACAGGGTCGTCAATGACTGAGCCTGCTTTAGTTACTAGCCGTGTTACCGGAGTGACCGTACCCATTTCCACACCATTGATGTTGCCACCCGTGATGTTTACCTGGCTGTGAAGCTGGTAAGCAAGCGACTGTAGCCCAAGACGTTGTTGCGCCTGGGCTAAAGTAGTAGATGCACCGAAAATGTCGTAGACCAGAGTATTGACCGCGTTGGCCCATACAGCAGGTACATGGGTAACGGTGTCAACGAATAGAATTCCACTCATTTGAGACCCTTTTGTAAATTACTGCACACAGCAGGTGCAGTTGCAATTTGTTTGTGTCGGTACATACCCAGATTTACCTGTGTTCCGTATGAGTCCTGCGCACACAATTCAACAGTTGACTTTATGCGTCAATCTATGGATGTTAAATTAGAGTACGCCCTTTTTGATCAACCCAAGCTCTCAGATTTGAGGTCTTTGAACTTGGGTTGTCCGTTTCTAGCCTAAACCAGATACCTTGAGTGAGCGAATCTTACCGCTGTGCTGACGCAGGTTGGCGCTCAACAAAGGCTGATCGCCTTGCACGAAAGGCACCGTCCAAATCAACGCACCGTTCACACGAATTTCCAATGTAGCGCCTACTTTCGTAATCACTACCAGGTAATCAGTGTTTGCAGTGAACACCAGAGGCAACGTTTGTGTGTCGTAGTTTCCACCGTAGTCGTTTTGATACTCCCAAGTGGCTTGTCCAGTCGTTTGATCGCGGTATGCTGACAAACTAAGGTAGTCTTCAAAGCCTTGATCTGCTGCGGCGAACCGTAAGTAGATAGCGAACATGTAAGTACCACCTGTGCGGAACGCAGTACCTGTGGAAATATCAAACTCAATGCTCGAAAGCTGAGTAGGTATTCCGTAAGACAGATCACCATTGTTAGGGTCAACCACATCCACTTGTTTTGCTACGGTAACTCCTCCGTTGTAGGAGTTACCGTTCACAAAAGGCGTCACCAAAGCACCAGCGCCGTCCAGCACCATGCTCGGCCAAGTTGCACTAGGTGTGGCATGGTCAGTCAACCAGCCAGTTCCGGGCAATGTTGGAGCACGAGGCACAAACGTACCAGCAGCACCATTGAAGTCCTCTTGCAGCACAACCGACAGCACAGGCTTGTAAGCCATACGCATACGGTTCAGATAGATGGCGTTCACCACGTTTGTGACTTGGAACGCTGTCAGACTGTCACCCCAAGTGCTTGAGTCAAACACGTTGTTCAATGTTTCACCATTCACATTGAGTGTTGCGCCTGCAGGCGTCAGTACAAGTTCGCACTCGTAAATCGTACCCATAGTCGAAGGCAGCGTTGTAGTCAATTCAGCATAGTTTGAACCACCTAAATTTTCCAACGTCAGACCCAGACGTACAGCGCCAGCTTGACGGAACACACGTACAGCCGCATAGCCAGGATTGCCACCGTTCATGCCGCCATAGTCGTTACCGAAAATATGGGCAAAGAACAACGTACCGTTTGTGAACACCTGTTCTGCAAAGGCCATTGACCACGCAAGTTTGTAGTCAAAGTTTGTACCTGTAGGTCGTGCCGTGTCAACACGCAAATACATCTGACTCGTATCTTGGCGATGCACGTATCCATTGCCTGTAGTGAACACGTTTGTACCCGTCACAACCGCATCAACAGGTGCCAAGTTAGGCACATGGCTTGCAATGTCGATCACCACACCGTTATATTCATCCCGGAAGATGTCTACGTAAGGTGCATCAGATGGATACGTGCGCTCATTCACCGTCAGGTAAGCTGTCTTCGTGACTTGGGACAACGTCGTATCAGGCCGTCGCACTTCTTGCATCACGTCGTACACACCTTGCATACCGATTGTGTCGGTAGTGGCATTCACCAGCAGCCCAGTAACCGTGTACGAAACATCGGTCGTTGGGAAGTTCGACAAGTCTTGGTACGTCACAACTAATGGAGCCGTACCCGACAATGGCGTTGCGGCGAAGTTCTGCACCAAAGCCTGTGCAGGGTCTTCGCGCACCTCTGATCGCATCTTGAATATCTCACGATTCACATCTGAGAATATCAAGTTTGCAGGAGACACTCCGCCACGGTAGATCGCAATACCGTTGATGGTAGAAATCAACTCAGAGGTATTGCCGAATGCAAACATTTCTGCCTGCGTGAGCGTGAAGAAAGGGCCGTACCAAAAATCGCAAGCGCCAGTTGTAGGGTCAATCGTTGGTGTAGCTTTTATTGTGAAAGTGCGGGCATCAAGACCTAATGGATAACTACACTGAGTACGTGTACTTGCCCAATCAACACCTTGTTCACCAAGCAGTTGCAGATTTTCGTCACCGATATACGATGGGTGCTCAGTCACTGTATGCGTCAACGGCGAGTAACCGCCACCAACGTTGCGTGTCTGCGAATCCTCCGTACCTGTCAACGTTCCAACGTGCATCACACCTTGCAGGATAACAATGTCACCAGGTTGCAGAACCGTGTTAGGGCCTGCGTTAGCTTGCATTGTCATGCTTGCTGTAACGGCCATACCGTTTTTCAACAGGTAACGACTTACACCTGGTGTCGGCGTGCCGTAGCCAGGAGGCAAATCAGTATCTGTTCGTATGTTGCCATTGGCGCTGCTTGAATAGTCCCAAGTTATTGAGAATGGGTTTGTTACAGGTACCACTGGGTTAACTTCAAAAGTTTTATCCAGTTCCAACGTTTGAACCAATGCTGGGGTGCGAGAAATTGCTTTACCTGCCCAAACACCAGTGAATGTAGCCGCCGTCAGTTGACCATCAAACGCCGTGGTCATTTCAATTGACCAGTCAGGACTCAATATGAAGCGCACAAAACGATTTGCTGCAGGCGAATGTCCGTTGTACAGATGTTCGCTAATCGCAACAGGTCGAACAGTCTGTTCTGTTGTGTCGTATGGGTCCCATGGAGCAGAGCTAACCATAGAACCATTTTCCCAGAACTCATAACCATCAATTGCACCACCTAGCAAGCGTGAATAAATAGGTACCAACCGTGTTGATGTCGTTCCCGGCGAAGAGGTTTCCAGTACCACGTCAGCTACACCGTACAGATCAACAACTGCCGCAGCACCTGAACCAGTGAGTGTATGACGGAATGTAGCACTACCTGTCGGAGCTTGAATGCTTGCAAACGCAAAGTTCTCAAACGCATAGGCTAAGGGTGTCGCCACATAGCTCAGGTTGGCATTCAACACAACTGCTTCGCCTGTCGAACCATCAGGCTGCGTAACTTGCCAATTGTCTGTACCAAAGGTCATCTGGTATTCACCCACAGCCAGATAGTACGTGGCACCAGGTGTCAAGCCTGTTAGTGTCAGCAAACTACTGTCGAAGGCATCGTTTCCGCTGCTATCGTCCTGAGCAATCAGATGTCCTAGACTGTCGTACACGGCAATCTCAGTATCTGCCGTGCCTCCAACGGTGTCGATCACAACCGGATTAGTACCAGGCACAACGAAGTCGTACCACACTACACCAGCGGAGTTATCTACGGGCAGCATGGTAACACTGTCACTCAGATGGATGCTCACAGGCGGCACTAAAGGACCAACCACACGCCAGGTTGCACTTTCTGCGTGAGAATCCGTTTGATCGTCTTCCAGCGTAAGTTCAAGCACATCACCTAGTGCTACCTCGTTCACCATCAATGTGACGGTCATCACACCGCTTGAGTAGGAAACGCTACCTTTGCTGCCAAGCCGGGCTTGCAGTTCAAGACGATGCGGTAGACCAGCTTGTGCAGTGTGTTGCACAACTACAGGTGGTAGATCACCATCTGAACCTGGAGCCCAGCTGGTTGCCCATCTAACGATGTCAGTAACCTTAACGTTTCCAATCACGGCCAACCAGAAGCTATCGTGCCAATTGAAGTCATCGAAATTGTCACTGGTACCTGCGTTGCCACGCGCATAAGGTCCATCTTGATTGATAGCTGCCGACCATCCTTGATTGACATCTTCAACTTTGATGTTACGCACGTTACTCGGTCGAGTGCCTATTACGTTTGAGCCACTAGCAGTTTGTACCACGTCTACACGAAAGGTATAAACGCCTGGACTGCACTGCGGAGAAAAAATGTATTCAGTAGGAGATATTTCTGAACTATTCTCCGTTGAAAGCACCTCGTTTATATACAACTTTAGGGCCATATTAGGCCCAAGTGGAGCAGACAGGTGTACGTTTACCGTTGGCAGTCTATCAAGTGTAGACCCGTTATGCGGAATAATTATCTCGCGTGTTTGTTCAGCAGCCGTTGCCATACTTATTTCCTAGTGTTAAAAGGTACATCAGTCGCCACCACAGTTCACAACTATAGTCTGGGCTACCACGGAACCAGGGATTTCAGCAACATGTGGTTGGGTGGCTGCAACTTGTTGTGTCTCCATGTAGAAGTTAGCGCCGCCTACAACTATAGTGTTGATGTTTACCCATATACCTGCCAAGTCTCCAGGATTTCCAGAGCACACTACATTGAAGATGTACGTTTGACCAGGTTCTATTGATTGATAATACTGGTTCGCACTGACACCTGTAGCACCACAGCCTACACCATAAGCCTGTGAGCCTACGTTCGTTACTTCGACAAGAAGCGTAGTGGTGCCAATACCCCAATGAACGTTCGGGCCTGTTAGCGGCATTGATAGCACAGCCACCAACGGTGACGGATACACCGCGTCGGTTGCAGGCGAGCTTGATACCGTTTCCGTATAGAAAGTCTCTGCAGGCATTGGTGTTATAGGCACAAAATCAGGGTCTATAAGAACCAGCCTTAGTTGATCGCCGACGGCAGGTGCACTAACGAAATCATAGCTGTTATACGCAACTACCGTAGCTGCGCCTACTGTATGCACAATAATGTCTGTACTAGACGCAGGCAAATCGACACGTAAATTGTTGACATCGTATATCGCGTACTCGCCTGAACTCGTGATTGGGTCGATGCCTACGTTTAATATATAACTGCCATCCACGTTTGTTGGACACGAGGTATTGAACAACGTTGCGATAGATACAGTCGCATAAACCACAATAGTAGGCACAGGCAGTTCCTGATTGACCGTAATTGTGTAAACATTGCTTTCTTCTCTACGTACACCTTGACGAACCTTGGCAGTGTAGTTATACGTACCAGGCGTCACAACGTCAGCAAACTCAAAGGCTGTAGGACTGATTTGCACTGGCACGGCAGTTAACGCCAAACCGTCACGCAGAAGAACAACACTGGCACCCGCAGGTAACGGAAACGAAAGCTCAACAATCACCTTTGGCGTAACGTCAAGAGTGGAACCGAGATTCGGAATTAGGAGTTCGTTCTCTCCTGGAACTGGAACTGGCGTCGTCATGAATGCTCCTACGGATTATTCTTTGAAGATTGGAACTTCATCTGTTTTAGGCTCATAGCCACGCAAGAACTTACGCAGATCAGATATACCTGTATTGAAAGCAGTCTTCCAATCGGTTGTCATATGGAAGCCTGAGCTATGATGCCGCCATTGGTATCCATAGATGGGCACACGTACAGCCCCATGAGTTAAGGCAGCAGTTGCATTGATAAGCCAGTCGATGCCTGCGCCAATCTTCTGTGCTTCTACCCAAGCTTCTGGAGGAACTGCGCTTGTACGAACTACAGCCAGATGGTGACAACCAAGTACGCCTGATGCGATGTCCATGTAGGTCACACGCGAACGTACGGGCTTGTTTGCTTCAAAGGGCTTTCCGTTTGTATCAATTCGCTGTTCGTCTGTGAAGGCAACACCACAACCTGTTTTCTCAATGGCGACCAACAATTTGTTGATGCTATCGTTGATAATTAGGTCATCGTCGTCTACAAACGCAATGTATTCAGCTAGTTTTAAGGCTTCCCACCGTGCAACTTCAACGTCTGCGTAAGTTGGGCACTGGACAACAACGTGCTCTGCATCCTCAGGCAGAGCTTTTGCAATACTTTCCTTGCAAAGCTCAAACCATTCAGGCCGTTCACCTCGTGTCAATGTAACAATGGCTAGTTTTTTCATTAGCCAGGTAGTTGTACGTTACGAGCCTCGACAAGTTCTACCATCATGGTCGAACGGATGTCAAGTTGTTGGCCGTTGTTGCTGTCCATTGGGTGCCAATGCACTTGAGGATAGATCATTTCTGTTGAGGCTACAAGCACAATGTATTCGTCAGTCCATTGTCCATGACTGATTTCGTTGTAACCCATTTGAACATCGCCTGTGATAGCTACACGACTACGTTCCATTTCGGCAGGCACCGTTGTTGCATTGCTCATAAACGTACCCACTGACATATTCAATGGCAGTGACTGAGGATTGACGTAAGAATCAAACGCACTCAGTTTTGTGGTGATACGAATCTTGTACACACCTCCAGTATGAAACAATAGGGCTTTGTCGTACTCGCTCCATTCAACGTGAGGCGTAGTAACTTCTGCTGTACCCGTCCAGTCATTCCACTGTGTTGTTGGATAGATGCCTGTCATGTTGTTACCAAATAATGACACAAGTAGCTTCGACGGCGCAAAGAGGCCGACTGGAATCTTGACGTTTTCCAAATCCGCTGTAATACCAGGCACAAATTCAGTACCAGCTAAAACAGTAAGGGCCGTCATTGCGGAGATTTTTTGACTCATGATTGTGTTCCAAGTAATGTGTTGTTCATCGGGATGCCTTAGACTTCTATTAGAAGCGCGTCTAGTAGCTCATGGAGCTAGATTATGCATCAGGCTTCCATGAGCTTAAAACTTTCATCAGGGATTTGTGCAACTAGCCCTTTAATGAATGGCCTATGTAGTTGTTGCTCTACGTTGATACGGTAGCTAGACCAGGATGCCTTAGCTACACTACTGTAACGTCCCAAGTGTTGGACGTAGCCAATGTCACACTTGAACCGTTGACGATACGCGCAGTAAACGCGTGTGGGCCTAATGCAGCAGCAGGAATCAAGACTTCTAACGAAGGGCCTATCAAACCAACCAGTGTAACTCCATCCCACAGTTCAAGCAGTGCCCCACTAGGTACGTTAGCTGTAGCAACGATTACACGCATCATAGGCACGGCGGTAGTGTCACCGTCTGGAATAAGCAGACTTCCAGTAGGCCCTGAGAACACGTTTGTGATGTCAATGTCTGGGCTCATAACAGGAGCTGCCGTTGAACCCCAACGCACACGACCGTCACGATATTCAGGCGTCACTTGGTTCGTCATGTCCATCCACAGCGGATAGCCAGTAGGCACACCATCAACCAGCATGGTGATTTCCAAACGGCCAGCCCAGTAGTGGTCAGTCAAACCTTCAGGCAACGACAGCTTCGCTTCTGTAGCACTGACCGCAATCATCGCTGGTGGGTGTAACGCAGCCGACGGTGCATCTGGGAACCATTGTGTTGACCACGTAACCACACGATCAACCAAGGCACCAGTTGTAACAACGCAGCCCACAAACATTTCACGCAGCACAGTATGCGACAACGAGATTTGGTTCTCGCCTGCATTGGTCAGCACATAGTTGATACGCATGTTGATCGGGTCGCTCCAGCCAGGGCCGGCAGAGAAGCCACTTGGCGGAATGATGAACGGAGGTGCCAGTGCAATCAAGTTACGCAGGTTGTTCAGATAAACAACGTCGAACTCACGATCTACTGCAACAGAGGTTCCAAAGTCGAACACGGGCTCGTCTGTCACGTCAACAGTGTAGTTCACACCCAACGTCTGGAACTGACCGTCTATGTAGACCAAGAAGTTTTCAGGGTATACGTACAGAGGCCGTACAAACGAAGTCCATTCAAACGTTGGTTGACCTGTGCTTACTGTGTGCCAGCGTTGCAGAGGCTTGTCTTGCAACGTTTCCAAGATTCGGAAATCAACCCAACGACGTGGCACAACTTCAAGCGGACCTACGGGGTCACCGTAAGCCAGCAGTGGCCCAGTCATGGTGCCACCAGTCCAAGGTACGTAGTTTTGACCGAAGGCTGTTAACCGTTGGTTCAAATACCTCTTGTTGACTACGTGTTCTGGTGAAATAGGGTCAACTTCAACAGACAGCACAGTGAAGCGACCTTGCATGGGCACATCAAGACCGATGGGCACATTGTTGACGCTACCGCCAACGATTTGAATGTTGTCTGCATTCTGTAACGCCATGCTGCCTAGTTCTAACGCGGCGCGAGCACCTGCTTTAGTTCCAGCCAAACCAAACACGTCGTAGACCAGGTCGCTTACAGCGTTGGCCCAGACGGCTGGTATATGGGTTACCGTATCAATGTAGTACGGTTTTACAATTGGCATGATATGTTCCTAATCAACCCACTGGACTGCCGACTGGCGTTCCAACGGGTGGTGTGCCTACTGGCGGAGTACCAACTGGTGAACCAACTGGTGTACCTACTGGAGGAGTTCCAACCGGCGGCGTACCGACAGGACTTCCAACTGGTGTTCCAACCGGAGGAGTACCTACTGGAGGAGTACCTACTGGTGTACCGACTGGAGGTGTTCCTACTGGCGTACCAACGGGTGTTCCGACTGGAGTTCCAACAGGAGTACCAACTGGCGGAGGCGTAGACAAGCGCACCAAATAACCGTTGGCATCAATACCAAGGTAGCTACCGCTGCCTGGAATGGTGCTCAGATTGAGTTTGACACGGCGGTTGAATTCCAGATCACCAGTCGAGGCGACCATACGCCAGATACTACCCAGCACGCTGTCTACCAAGCCAACGTCACCGTTAGGGTCACGATAGAAGTCAGTTACGGCTGACCCTTGCTGGAATCGGAAGACCGAGCGCATGGCCGTGACCAAAGCCACATACTGTGAGCTTTCGACACCATTACCCGCTGACAAGATCGCAGAGCCTGTTACTTCCAAACGTGTGGCATTCGATTGTGTGAAACCGCTGCCGTAAGAAGTGCGCCAGCCTGTGTCGGCAATAGAGGTAAACCAACCATCGCTACTAAGACCGTGCGCAGTATCACCTGTGCGATTTAGCTTACTGGTGGTAAGCGTGTCTATTGCATTTGTATGTTGAACCAGAACGGCGTTGATCGAGGCAACTGTGGTGTCAAACAACAAGGACATTGCACTGTCCTTTGCGTCAATGTAATTGCGCAATGTTGTAGGTCCATAAGTGTTAAGCAGGAGCTCACTCCATTTAACTGCATTGCCTACGCTACGCGCTTCTAAAGAGCGTGAACTCATAGTGTGCTTTTAACCTGTGGTTGATTGTTGAAGAATAGCTAGACTTGTTTCCTAGCACTTAATTAAATTAGTGCCTACTACCAACGCTGCTCAGGACAGAGCGACTTGACCAGCAAAATCATCTGGTCAATCTCTTTGTTTTGGTGAGTGCAGCAGCCTTGCTTGTTGCTAGTACACTTGTTGCACCTAAGTAGGCGTTGTTCTACAGTCAGACCAGCCGCGAGAGTGTTGTCTTGATCTGGCATATACTAACGGGAGCGGATTGGTTAGTGTGCCAATCCGCTCTGTCCTTTACATAACTTCCCAAGCTGGCATCACGCATTCGCGCAGACCAGCCGTGGTGTTAACACGAACACGAACCCAATGAGGTGTGTCTGGATTCAACAGTGCAGGTGCAGTCACGCCCAGATCAGCAGACACTGTACCAGTCATAGTGCCACCATCCAAGGTGAAGCGTCCATGCACAACAGCGTCGCCATACACTTGTAAGGTGTTCAGACCGTCTTCACCACCTGCACCGATAACGGTACGACCATTGACGTGTGTACGATGCACAGGCACGCCGCCAGCCATGACAGCGAAGGCACCGTTCGCATTTGGCACTACACTGATGTTGGGTCGTGTGTTGTCGTCGGCGCTGAGGATAACTGCTGAGTTTGCATAGCCGCCTGTACCGTCCAAACGAATCAAACCGTGTGAACCAACCAGGATGTCAGTGTTGACTTGAGTGAATGTTGCCAGTGCAGGAACAAGACCACCAATCACAACACCATCAATCGCGCCGCCTGTGATGTTGATCGCATCTTGATCTTGGTTAACGATGTTACCTAGGCCAGAAACAGCGGCTGCGATTGCAGGTGCAATCAAGTTTGTGACATTGACAACTTGCAGATCAACCCATTGCTTGCACACAACAGAGTTTGCGGCGCTAGGCAGAGTGTTACCGAGGAAGATGTCATCAATCAGTGCAGAACCACCTAATTGAAAATCGTGAACACCGTCATCAATCGTGTTGACAAACAGGCGACCGTCTTGGAACGTCAACGTGCCATCAGGAGAATCAAAAATGACAGCAGCACCAGCCTTCAAACGGAAGCCAAGGTCCAGTGAAGCGTTGCTCAACATGTCGAACAGCAGCGCGTATTGTCCAGCACCTGGTGCAGCACCATCCATGAACACATGGCAAGTACCACCCAGCAACTGATTGGTTGTCACTCGGGTGAAACGTGCTTCAACAGCGTTTGTAGCACCAATCACAACACCGTCGATGTACCCACCGTCGATGTTTACAGCCGTGTTGTTCTGGCCGCACATATTGCCAAAGCTAGGCAGCGTAGCCCAACGTGTATCCAGCGTTTGAATGTTGACAACGTCCTTACCACTAACTGGGTCATTGGCTTTCAGCGTTGTGAAACGTCCAGGACCTGGTGTGGCATTGCCAATAATGACAGCATCAAGTGTCCCGCCAGTGATGTCCACAGCACCTGCGTCTTGGTAGGCCATGTTTTCGATCATGCCTGTAGCGCCGACAACCGCCGAGTTCAGTTGCGCATGAGTCACAACGTCTGTCAGCCCGGAGTTGCTACCTACCACTTGTACACGCGTGAACACGCCGGTACTTGGTTGATTGGAACCGATCGGGCTACCATCAACACTACCGTTGACAGTGATTAAAGCCCCACCGTTTAGCAACGGGCCAAGACCCAGTGCTGCTTGGAGTTGCGCCAGAGTTGCAGGCGCACCGAGTACGTCGTAAACAACACGATTGACATCATTGGCCCACGCGGTGGGAATTGTCGTAACGGCTGTAGTAAACACAGTGTTCATTTTTCAGTCCTTAAATTAAATTTCGATCAAACCAGTTTTTACTCAGTAAGTGGAGGAGCACCTGTCTCTACGAATATGAAGCTACCATCAGCCTCTTGCAGTATTGGTGTTCCGTCTTCCATGAGAATGATATTCTCGGGTGGAGGAGTCGGTACGCCGCATTGCTCAAGGTGAATGAAGCTGTCACCAGTTTCCAATAGTATGTCTGTGCCGTCTTCCATAAGGATAGCACAGGTTATAATCGGAACTGTCGCGTAAATTCCTGTAATCGTAGGTACTGGCAAACGAGGTACGCTTGTTATCACCAAACTTTTAGGTAAGGCGCAACCACAGTTTCTACACGAGGTATCCGCTGATAACGAACCTAGCCCTTCTCTTTCTGCGTAGTGGACATCGCCACGACAAAAGCTACTTATCATAGAAGGCCTCTAGTACGCTAGAATGCTCCCGGATAGGTGCATTCTAAAGAACCAAGCATAGCGGCTTCCATTGAAATGGTTTCTGTACCGCCTAACTGTGTCATCCACAGCACAAGGTTCACGTTAGCAAAATAGTTAAAGAACTCGACCAACTGGTTAGGCTCGACGCCTGCAAACCGTGTTTGATCGTATTCCAGAACAACGTGTGTTGTTGCATACCATGTACCACCTTTGTCAATCGACAATCCAATGGCAGGGTCACCTTCTAGAAGAAAGGTGGTGTAATCTTGAGTCCACGTTTGGTACACCGCGAAGTGTGCGTCCAAACACCAGCCCAAAAAGTCAGTCCACGCAGGAGTACCTTTGTCATTGCTGTAGTATTCCGCCAGATGTCGGCACAGCTTGAGGTAATCGCCGGTATCCAGCAAGCTGGTTTCGTAATACCGAAAGCCTAGCATGTCAGCCGTAAGCACCAGTGAGGTACGATCTTGCTGAGGCATGTTAGCCAGCGGTATCAGAGAGCCACCGTCTTTGATAACGACGTCCTTTGTGTTTATGGGACTGCGCAACCATTTCAGTTGCTCAATCGCATCGTCAATGCCAAGTTGAGCCCATACTGTGTTGAGCGATTCAGCTAGATTCGCCCAGACAGGAAACTGCTCAAGATGACTAGCTAGTAGTCTATCTCTCACCGCAGGCTCCCCAAGTTGTAGAAGTTACGGTTCGTGTACTGCGTTGTCACTGTCAAGATACCCAGCTTTGGATAACGATGGCCTGCTCCGTTAACCAGAGGCAGACCAGTAACAGGTACCGCGCTTCCATCGTCCGTAAACGTCAAAGTGCCTGCAGGCACAGAGCCTATCAAGCCAAGATTCAATGGTGTACGACCGTAAATGTTATACGAGGTTGCTTGGTCTACAGCAGGCCAGTCAATTTTTACGCCCTTACCAGCCGTAACCACTATGCTGGTAAAATTAGTTGCCAATGTCTCGCCTAATGGCGTTACTGCTGTAACCGCAAAGCTGTATTGACCTGCTGCCAAGGTACCCACAACGCTTGATAATGCAATAGGTGCAGGTGAGCGCACCGCAACAATTACGTCAGTTGTCGGGAAATCCAAGTCAGCGTATTCCACGGCGCTTTCGCTGCCTTTGATGGCTGCATGGATGTCGCTCAGGTAGATGTTGTTGTCGATCAGACCTGGACGAGGTTCAAACAGTTTGCGAATTTGAGCCTCAATCGTAGCCTTCACAGCCGCCAGATCAGCACGTCCTTGACAGAAAACCTTTGCTGCAACGTTGATGGTCACAGGCGCTGGGTCTTTGCGATACAAGCGCACAGGATACATGCTACGCGCACGGAACCATTCGTCAAAAGCATCCCATTGAGGGCCGCTCCACGGTGTTGGTGTCAACAAGGACACTTGAACCATGTTCATCCAGCGTACATCAGCAGGTGCAATGTTTCGTTGACCCAGAACTTTGGCGTCGATCACGCCTGGATACGATGCCGCAACCGCGCTGTACTCTTCCTCGGTTGTAGCACCTTCACGTGATGCAAATAGCTGAGGCCCCAGCTTTCTGTAGAACACTGTTTGCTTTTCGTCACCGCCACCGCTCAAGCCTGTTTGAGCTACACCAGTAACTTCACGGTACGTAGTGCAGACAATGTTCTCACCGACTAACGCAGCATTTTGACCGAGGGTGCCTCGTGTCGTAACGTAGTTAATCGTAATGGTGTCACTGGATTCAGGCGTACTACCATAGCCTTCACCGCCAAACGTAATCAGCATTTGACCCGTAGGCGTTGTGGTGTCTTGGTAGCCTTCGGTGTTTTCGTAGCGCCACAGGCCGCGGGTTGTACGACCCAGAGTAACGCCATTCAGTTGGACTGACACATCAACGTCAGACACAACAAATTTATCGTCCTCAGTAACAAACATTTGGTAGGCAGTACCGTCACCATTGAGAGTCTTACTGAAAACAGTGCCTTCATACAGGTACACTTCAACAACCGTCTGTTCAACCAGGGTAATGGCTGTACGGTTAAACAGCACACTGTTGTTTGCTGTGAAAGGTGTGAATGCTGGGATGGTCAGCGTACCAGAGGTCAGCTTTGAGAGCCGCACCTTGGCGTTGCACGGACGCTTACGTGCTAAACGAACACCCAGCAAAATGGCTTGCGCCAAGATGCTGCTGTCCAATCGGGCTGTACGGAAACTTTCACGAAAGGCATGTTCAATCGCGTACTGGTCGTTAGCCCCTACAGCCGAAATCCAATCTGTAAGAGTTCGGCCCGTGCCAGTAGGCAATAGATCGCGCCAAGCACTGTAGTTGCCGAGGGTGGCTTCCAGTTGCGTGCGGATACTTTCAAAATCGGGCTGTACAAGGCTAAGTTGCATTAAATTCTCCTGATGGTGAACGCATAGTTGGCAGTCAACTGCGTCCTCAACACTGTGTACGATATGTTGACGTTAAAACCGTCACCCTCAGGTGTTGCGGTAACGTAACTCTGTGAACGGTCGAGCTTGATGCGCGGCTCCCAACGCTGGATTGCCTGAAACAAACTCAGGTCAATGAAGTCAGCAGTCTTGCTATCGGTAGGCTCAAACACGGCCTTGATTAGATCACTGCCATACTCGCGCTCAAATGGTCTACTGCCCACTGGACAGTTGAACAGGTTGAACAACGAGTTGTTTATAGCAGCAATGTCGATAACAAGCTCAGGGTCTACGTCTTCTCCAAAATTAGAGTTGACATCGACCCACACAATTTCTTCGTAGTTAATAGCTGCCATTATGCGCCTCCATCACCATCACTGTCCACAATAGTGCCACCTGCCACAATATTGCCTGCAACATTTAAGTTACCAGAAATGTTGACGACAGGCGCATTCAAATTTATGACAGGTGCATTTGCGTCAATAGACGTACCGGCATTAGCCGTGATTGATGTGCCTGCACTGGCGGTAATGCTACCACCTGCGTGCACTGTAACGTTACCACCTGCACGCACGCTCACATTCTTGGCCGCAATGATTTCAATGTCGTCGCCCGTAGACTCAATGCGGATAACCTTTGGCGCACGCAAGTCCATACGGTCTGTACGACTTTCAAGCAGGACGTGTGTCTCTACGTGTGTCTCCCACCAGTCCTCAAGCACATTACAATAGTAGTGACCTGGTGGTCCTGGAAACAGTGCATTGCTTACTTCCAGTATGTAGTGGCGGTCAGTGTGCATGATGAAGTCGCCGCCTTCAGGTAGATCACGCGCACGTACTTCAACAAACATGCGACCGTTAGGGTCAATGTTTACACGAGTCTTGGTTGCGTGTTCATACTCCAGTTCGTTGGTCTTTCGATCAAGGAAGAAGTGGTGGCCTACTCGGTTATAAGGTTCCGGTGGTTCTTTACTATCGTGCTTACGCTTGCGTTCGTCACCGCTGTGAACTTCTTTGTAGGAATTGACTTGCCAGCCAATGCGGTGAGGGTAGTTTTCGTCCAACACTCCTTTCATTGTCTGGTAGTCACGAACACCACCCCAGTAAATTGGGAAGTGGTTGTCACCGTTCTGGAAAGTAACGTACACAAAACTTCCAGTCTCAGGAATGTTCTGTGAGTATTCAGTTGGGCCGCAGCCACCAGGTATGAATCCAGGTGTACACCACGGCAATTCACACTGCTTGAACTGTTCCCACATGTCAGGTATCTCTACCTTGATGCGGTGGAACTTTTTGATGTCGTCATTGACAACCACACGACCAACGAACACCTGGTCTTTGTAATCTTGTGGGCGGTCTGATTGGTGCGTTACGTCTAACATTCCTGACATATCAATCCTTTTTGTACTCTTGGAGTTTTAACTGTAAATATCTTGTTTGGAGAAATTATGATTCCTCGTATAAACAGAGTGGGTCAACGTTTTGGTAAGCTACTTGTGAAAAGTTTGAGCAAGGTAAAAACCAACGGCGTTTACTGGATGTGTAAGTGTGACTGCGGCAAGACTGCACATATTTTTGGCGGCAACTTAACCTCGGGCCGACAGACTGCATGTGGATGCGGTAAAGGTACAGCATCCATACACGGACACTCACGCAGAGGCAAAATCACACCTGAATATAGAGCCTGGAAAAACATGATGACCCGATGCTACAACGAAAACTATCACCGTTACTCAGACTGGGGCGGGCGTGGCATACTTGTGTGTAAACGGTGGCATGATTTTACGAATTTCTTGGCCGACATGGGAGAACGTCCAGAAGGCCTAACTCTTGAACGCCGAAACAACGATAAAGGTTACTCAAAGTCTAATTGCACTTGGGCTACACGCTCGGAACAAGCCAAAAACACGCGCCGAAGTCCACGCTATTCTTGACTGCCTTTGCCGTCTGGGTCTTTGTTGATACCAGTCGTATATCCTTGAATCTTCTCGTAATAAGTACCCTGCTCAATGTAGATTGCTTTCGCAGTCACATAATATAAACTTCGGTATTGCTCTGCCAAGCGCACTTCACCTTGCGCCGGAGGATCGTAGGGTTCATATAAGAAAGGTGAAAATAAGTCAAACTCAATAGGTGAGCGCACCTCCATTAAGATTTCAACGCCCATGCTGTAGATCATGGCCGTGCGCAAGTTTTGATAGCGTGCTTTGTCCCAGTTGCAATGCACGTTGCCGCCATCAATGTCACCATAGTCGATACGGCCTTTGGCAATCATGCCTTTGACTTCACGATTCAGTTGCAGCGTCTGGGTCTTACGCTTGACATCCAGTTGGTCGATCTTGTCCTTGAACTCACGAATGAGTTGAGGACGTACCAAATGCTGATAACCTCCAATTGAGTTACCATAGCCGCTGCTAGTCAGGTGTTTAACGTCAATGACGTTGGCAGTGCCTGGAACATTACCGTGAGTAAATAATTTTCCAGTCGTCGGCAACAACGTGAGGTTCTTGTACTTGAATGTACCGTCAAGCGTCATCCCAATCGCCATGCAGCTTTTGTCATCCAGATAACCACGCTCTGCAATGCTACGGGCAAACATACAGGTGCGCTCGTTACCGGGCATCCAGATCATGTCATCGTTGGTAACGTCGCAATCTGCTTTGAGGCCGCAATCTGCGGCAAGTTTTGATATGGCTACACGACTGCAACCTTCAATAGGCTTCTTCCACGCTTCCAAGAACCATTTAGGCGCGTCGAAATAGCCTAGCACCGTGTATTGCACTGTTGTGCTTGCAGGTATACGTTTGTAGCTGTAAACTCTATAGGTGTAAACGTCGTAGTCATCAATGCTACGACCTAACTTGATAACTAAAGGCACACCATCGGCTAAGGTGACCTCAGTATTGATTTTGTCAGATATATCGGCAAAAGTTAACTCGCAGGTAGCTGTACTCATACGCTTGTTCGACACCAGCACCAACTTTTGAAAACCATTCTTTTCCATTGGGTAATCTTGGCCATCAATAGTGATACCTAGAAATAATCCGGTTTTGATTTCAAGCACCTTGATCTCCTAAATTGTGGTTGTCTGACCTCGACGGTCTTCACGATTGCTGTCTGGTGGGCTCTGTAATGACAATTGAGCCTGATGCAATGCTGGTATGCGAAGGCGTTGACCTAAGTACATGTCTGTCATTGGGTTGACGATGCCATTGTAGGAACATAGCAACCACCACCAGTTGCTGTCGTTGTAATAGTGATAGGCAATGTGATCAGGTTGCCCCAGATCAGTTTCCGTCACGGTGTGAAAGAAAAACTGCAAAACCTTTTCATGCAAGTCTACATAACGAGCACTCAGCCAGTCAGGCAACACTTCGCTTTGTGCAGCACCCTGTGTCTGATAGGTGACTAATGGTATATGCGTAGCTTGTAGATATTGTTTATTCATTTTTATTTACCCATAAACAAACTAGGAATATCATCACTGAGTTGCACAAAGAACGTTTTGAACGTAATGGCAACAGTAGCCCGTAGGGGGATGCCGCTGCTGTGCATCATGCTGTGAAAGGTGCAGTTTACACTTTCAATAACAACATTGTCAAATAATAGGAAGTTACCGATTTGTACAGTAATCTGTTTGGCCGTGCCTCCTTCACCCTTTTTAACCGTAAAAGGGGCAGTCCAGTCTACAACACCTGAGTAAACAGGACCAGGGGGTTTCAACATAAATCCACCTGGTCCTGTTGATGGCATAACCATTTTCAATAACTCTTTAATTGGTTCAAGCACTTCAGTTTGAGGATTACTTTCTGCAATAAACTCCGCTTCAAGCGTTAGTTCTATTGGTTGCGTACCTTCCCAAACTTGCGCAGTCATTGACTGTGACGTTACTGCTACGCCTGCCAAAACTTGAGTAGCTTTACCAAAGGCCGTGTTTGCTGCACCTTGTCCAAATGGTTGATTAAACTGCGAGGTAACGGCCATTTGAAAAGTCTCAGGCACATAACATTTGACTTGACCGCCACCTGCTTGTTTAATACGTACTACATAGTTGCTATTGCTAGGCGAACCATACTGAGGTACGTCACTGTCGTTCTGCGCCTGAATTTCCGAACGTCGGAAAGATTCGTAACCAGTTGCCATGTTAAGCTCCCATCATGCCCGCATTGATAACGACCATGTGATTGTCGCCAAGCACAAAAGGTACGTCAGTCGCCGCAGTTTGTCGTGTTTCAACACCTCCGTTGCCATAAGCGCGGTTGGTGCCAGATTTTGTATCAGCATCAGGTGCCATAGTTATGTGTGCATCAGGAGTCACACTTTCGGCTCGTTCAAACGCATCGGTCGCGGGTGCAACACTCTGACTCACAGCGGCTGCAGGTGTCTTTTCTGCCGAAGGTGCAATTGCACCAGCCATCTGAGTGCTGGAACCAGTCTCCTTAGACAGAGCGTTATTGTAGGCTTGCGCTCTACTCTCTATCTTGTCTTGGTAGTACGCATACACCTCTTTGACTGTACGCGGAGTGCCATCCCTATTGTAGAACACACCTCGGTTTGCAGCCGCAGCTTTGGGCATCAGATCAACAGCACTACTACCTGGGTTCTTTTTGATAGCACTAAGCAACTGGTTTGCACCGCCACTGCCCAACATGTGTGCGGCATAAAGTGAAGCACTCGATACATCATGGCCTTGACCTTGCAAAGTTTTCGCGTTGTCGCGTGCAAACAATGCACCCATCATCGCGTTCTTCTTGGGGTCAAACTGATCGTTCATCCCAATGCCATACTGCGTACCATATTTGTCAACCATACTTTTCCAAGTACCGTCGATAAACTGGTTCAGGCCTTTAGCACTGGAAGTCTTGGCTTTTGCATTTGGGTTGAAACTGCTTTCCTGAGCAGTCATCGCCATCATGTAGCCTTTGTCAACGCCAACTTTATCAGCCGCGCCAAGGATGGCGCTCTTGATGTCTTTGTCAGGCATCGCCATCTTACCAGCGAATGCTGCAACACCTTGAGCACTCTTACTAAGCGTAGCCGCAGCACTGCCCATAGCGGCGTTGACAGGGCTCTTAGAGTCTGCCAACGTCTTTGCTACCGGGTCCAACACTTCTGAAACTTTGTTGGCACCCGTTTGAGTGGCACCCGCAACTGCGACCCGTGCGTCAGTGCTAACCTTCTTAGCTGTCTCTACCGTCGCAACCGCAGCCTCGCTCACATAGTTGCGACTTGTCTTGGCAGCATCACCAGCCCACTTAGCGCCATTCTTGCCCGCTGTAATCACAGCGTCGGTACCTTTGGCTACCACTTCTTTCACTTTGTCGAAGCCAGGCAAGTGTGACTTTATCCAAGCGATCATCTTATTGAGACCTGCTTTAACTTTGTCATACGTACTCACGCCGAAGTCCACGAAGTTTGAACCGAAGGCTTTAACCCTCTTCCATGTTGCGTCAAAGGTGTCTGTGATACCTGTCCACGTTTGCTTAACCTTGTCTTTGAACGCAGTCCAGTTACGAACAACGCCCGTGAACAACAGGCCAACAACCGCACCAATAGCTCCACCAATCACGGTGCCTACAACTGGGAATACACTACCGATCATTGCTCCGGTAGACGCACCTGTTAATGCACCGCCCCCGTAGCTCAGGCTAGTGTCTACGCCATCTTCACCTTTTGCGCCAGCGTCTTTGTCTCCAAGGATACTAGCTACTCCAAGTGCAGCACCGATCGGGCCAAGTAGTCTCCCGCCGAAACGAAGAATTCCGCCACCTACTTTACCAGCAGCGCCAGCAACTTTGCCAAAGCCGCCCATCACGCGACTACCTATCTTACCAAGTGCGCCACCAGCACGACCAAACAAGCCCTTGGCTTTGTTGCCAACGTTACGCGCAACACGTTTAGTCTTTGTCAGTACACCGCCTTTACCTTTGCCAGTTTTGCTGCCAAAGCCAAAGAAGTCACCGATCTTGTCAAGGATACTGTTGCCGCCCAGCAGACCGCTGAACTTGCGAAACTTGTCACTGAGCATCCCAAACAATTTCTTGTCACGGCGCTCATTGCGTCCAGCTTCTTTTTCGTATTCCTTGAGCAGGTCTTTCTCAAGACCCATCCACTTGCTGATCTTCTTGCCGATCTTTGCAGCGTCTTCACCGTATTCGTCTTTGAGACTGGCAAACGTTTCAATCAGAGGACCTGCTGGCCCTAAGAATGCGCTAAGACCTTGACGCAACGTAGTCTTGAGATTACGATGTTCATCAGCCTTCTCTTTGTTCGCTTGCTCACGGGCTTCGTTGATCTGTTGCAGCAACTTCACCACGCTGTCTTGGGTAGCCAATTGATCGGCTTCCTTACGCAGGCGTTCTGTGATGCTAAGACCGTCGGTGCCCTTTGCACGATTACCGAGATTGGAGTTACTAGCTTGCAGCTTTGTAATCTCCTTACGGCTCTCATTGACCGCTTTCAACAGACGTTCGGCTTGATCAGGTGTAAGCTGAGCCTTAGCGTCCAGTCGTTGTAGGTCTTTGAACTGTTTTAGTGCAGCTAACGAGGCAGCAGCATTGTTGCTAGCCTGGCCAGTTGTCTGACGCATTTCCTCACGCATCACACGCACGGCCGAGGCTAGCTGTTTTACCAACGCTGCACTTTGTCCACCGACAACCTCAGTAGCTGCCGCTTTCGTATCTTTTTTCATGCGCCAATTCCGAGGTTAAGTGTTAACATCCCCATGTCACCAAGATAGAACGGTATGTTGTTCGCACCTGTTTGTTTATGGTTGTTGCTGCGAGCGACTTCTGTGTCAATAGGTGCATTCTCTAAGGTCTTATCAAGACGCTTGCTTCGACTTTCAACACGTTCGTATTGAGCATCCAGTTTAGGCGCAACCGACGCCATCACTGTTGCAGGACCAGCAGGCACTGGCGGCATTGGCATGGAAACGTTCGCGTCCATAGGTCCAATAGTAGCCACGCTTGGTTGTGGTACATCGGGCTTAGCAAATGCTTGCGTCAATGTAGGCGTTTTGGCATCACCGGCCTTTGGTGCTTGCGAATGCTGCACAGTAGGTGGCATAACTGCTGCGCTGGCGGCTGCCGTCACGTCAGTTTTTGTTTGTTGCGTGGCCGTTTGAACTGTCTGTGCAACGTTACCTTCTGATTCCGTCTTGGCTTGCGCTGTGCTAGACCCTTGGCCAGAGGCGGCCACTGCTGCATCAACACTGGTGTTGCCTTTACGTATAGCCGACTTCATACCTTGGATGGCAATTGGTTCTACGTGCCATGCTTCACCGCTGACAGGTCGCACGAATCCAAACTTGGAAAACAGCCCCATGTTCTCCATTGCATTCGCATCGGCGCTATTGATGTCAATCGCAAGGCCATACTCGTGCATTGAATATCCGGGCGTAGCTGCTTTGCCAGGGTACATGGCTTTCAACTGCGCTTGTTCTTCCTTGCTACGGAACGCGCTATTGACTTGAACCGTCTTGCCTGTCAAACGATTGTACTCGCCTGCCATAGCATAAAAGTTGTTCATCAAGGCCGTGTTCATGCCGCTCAGATTCACACCGCTCTGAACCTTGACTGCGTTTTTTCCAGACTCAGCATCACCGACTTGTGGGACTTGAATGCTTCGAGGCTTGGCAACACCGTCACCACCAGCAGGGTCAGTCTTTATACCGAGCACGTCCCGGGTCATCACCGCAGCTTGATTGGCCTTCTCTTTAGTCCAGTCAACTGCTTGACCAGCTTTCTCAGCTACCTTGCTGCCCGCGTTACGAATGCTCTCTGGGATGAACGACTTGATCTTCTCCCACAGTTCATCAAACCAACCAGTGATGCTGTCCCACATCTTGTCGCGCTGTTCTTCAACGTTATCTTTGAGGATACGCACTTTGAGTTCAGCCATGCGAACGCTGGAAGCTAGGCCTCCATAAGCGCCACTAGCCCACCGAGTGAGCCTTTTCCAACTATCTGACATCCAACCTGACAAGTCACCGAACAGACCTGTGACCGTGCTAGCAGCTTTGCTTAGACCTGAAGTGATACCTTGTATTGACCACGGACTTTCTTTGTCAGGTTTTTCTGTTGCATTCGTGGGCTTTTCAGCAGCCTCTGACTTCTTACCGAACATCGAGGCTATACCAGCGATGCCCAGCAAGCTGACTGCTTTCCCAATGTCACTGGTAAGGAAACTACCAACGGCAGCAGCACCTGCGGCCAGCTTACCAAATTTACCTTTGCCCTTACCGAGCTTTAGTTTGTCCATTAAGCTCGAACCCATGTCCTTTAGCTTGTTGCCAAACTTGTCCAATGCCAAAGCGAACTTAGGGAACAACCGTTTGAACAGCGAGTCCCGGCTACTCCAAATTTTCTTGAGCTTATCAACCTTGGCGCGTACAAATGCAGGCACACGACCAAACTTCACCAACAAGCCTTTGGCATCGTCTTTGTATTCGGCGTGAAGATCACGCGCTGTCTTGAACAGAGGGCCGGCTGGACCTAAGAAAGCGTCCAGAATACCCATCGTTGTGCCAGCCAGATTTCCGCTGAACTCCAACGTCTTACCTTTGTGTTCAAGGTCTTGCAAGTGCGCAAGTTCCTTGTCCACTTTTTCCCACACGTCACGATTGCCACCCTTACGGGCTTCGGTGCGTGCGACCACCAACTTTTCTTTCAGAGGCTTGTTAGTTGCTTCCAACCGGGCAAGCTCTTTGCCAAAGTCCAGCAACATCTTAGGCTCTACGATTTTGACTCGCAGAAGCTCAAGGGTGTCGTCCATCATTTTCTTGACGGCAGGGCTTTGCTCTATCTTGCCAAGCGATTCCAGAACCTGTTGCAAATACAGATCAATAACCTGTTGTTGCCGGTCTTTTACCGCTTGCTGTTGTTTGTTGATAGGCTGCTTTTGAGGCTCTTGTTTGCCTGATTGAGGGTCATTTGAGAGCTGTTGAGACCCTTGTTGACCACCCTTTTCTGGCGTACTGGACTCTGAGCTTCCAGTACCATTTGTAGACGTTTTGGCTGCACGTTTGGCAGCGACAGCAGCCTTCTGTCTTTCTGCTCTTTTGGCCTGTTCTTCACGATACCAGTCAGGCTCTTTACGCCATTTCCAGCGGGTCTTGAAAAACTCGGCTGCTTGTCGCATGTCCATGTTACATCCTTACGCCTTTAGCTCGTTGCATGGCTGATTCCATTTTCTTGCGCTTTTCTTCCTCAGCAATGTCGCGCTGAATCATGTCGGCATGGTAGATGAACTCCCGTGCTTCCATATCATCAGGCGGTATCACTTGGAGTCGGGCCATGAACGAGTATTTGCGGTTAAGTAAGTCCTCCTCGCTGTAGCGAGGGAAGAAACGTGAGTGCGTCGAGAGATTGTTTAACAATCTTCGGCGCACCACACTCCTTGCAAACAACTGTCCATGATTCGGTAACCCCATGATCGGATACTTTGAGGAAGTCCTCAAGATCAACCAAAAGATCAGGCTCTTGTGAGTTCAACCACTCAGCGCGGTCAGCCAGGCTTTCACCGTGCTGGTTGTCAATCAACGCTGCATAGCGGTAGATGAAACTGCGGTCCTCGTTAGCGCCGACTTCTTCGTCGTCATCTGCAAGGAAAGCGTCAACATCGCCTGCTGCTACAGCGGCTTCTTGTTTTTCGCGGGCCAGCTTACGTTCGTGTTCAAGTTCTTCGTCTTCGTCAACGGCGCTGATAAAGTCAACGACGTTTTGAGGACGAACATGCACACCATACTCAGCAAGGATTTGGTCACGCAATTTTTCATATGCGTCCTTATCAATAGCCGCTGTGTCAAGATTGCTCTTGCTCACCGTCAGCAGGTTACGCAGTGTTTCTGGCGCAAGAGGTGCAGCACCTTCTTCCAGACCAACGCCACCGACCTTACGCAAGTGGTCATCGTTGTCGCACACCCATTCAATAACGAATGGTGATTTCTTGTAGCTGTTAAGGCGGTGCCAGTACATGATGTACCAGAAATCGCCTTGTGTCAGATCAGTGATCGGACGACTCAGGGTACCGTCAACGGCACGAATCAAGTGACGGAGGTTACCTGATGTACGCGCACGAATCATGGCACGCAGTTCCTCGATATTGAATCGACGGATTTGCAAGTCTTTCCAAGGGTAAGCAACGAATTCACTTGGCAGCCAGATGTCTTCATAGGCGGCGGTGACATTGCGGTGACCCGTGATACTCAGCAACGGCAAACGAGGACGGTTCTTGGACACTGTTTGTGCAACAGGTTGTTCAGGTTCATCTTGTTCTGGTTGTGCAACTTGTTGACGAACAGGTTGTTGAGGACGTTGTGCTGGCGCTGTTGGACGCTGTGCGGCTTGTTGTGGTTGGGGAGTTGGTGCTTTACCCTCAGTTACGACGGCACGTGCCTGCGGATTTTGACGCGGTGGTGCAGTGACTTGAGGAGCGGTGGCCGCTTGCGGCGCTTGATGCGCTTCGGGCCGTTGGACTCGCAACGGACGACCATGTTCAGCGCCGTGAAGCACCACTGGTTCCGTAGGGTCAAAGGATAGACTATCGCCTGACATGATTGATTCCTTTACCAAAAAGGGGTTTGAAAAACAAGGGTGCCGCAGACTTTGCTAGATTGAGTTCCTAGCGTTTAAGATCATTGGCGAGCGGGGTATAAGACCATAGCTCTAAGAGGTCTATTTCACCTCCACTCTGTCAACAGAGAATTCCACATCTAGTGAGACTAGCTCACCTGAACTGCCAAATGGGATGGCAGGCACTTGTGTCGGAAACACACCGTGCATAACGAAGGTTGTCGTAGTGTTGTCCATAGCGTCTTTAGCCATGACTGTGATCGTACCTTTGTACTTACTAGGCACTTCGTAATCACCACTATCCGTTTTGATTTTGCTTTGCCAGGCACGCAACCACTTTGTTACGGTGCAGTTGTGGTCCTCGTAGAACTTGATTGAAGTTACTCCGAAATCCTCAAACTTAGCAAAGTAGTATTTACGCGCTTTGAACGTAGCACTGTCGCTTTCATACTTGGGCAATGGAGTGTTAACTTCCTCCACATACTCCGGGGGCAGTGAGCCACCCGGAGATTGTATTTGAATGTCCCAGCAGAAACGTAACAATGGGTCAGTGCGCGATTTAGCTCGGTCGCGCCAACTCATTGTTATTGCTCCTCAGTCCAGTCGTAAGAGAACGTCACGGAAACTTGAACGATTGTGCCTTGGGCACCGTCCATGTTCACATCGTCCAATTGCGTTGGGAAGCAACCCACAATCTTCGTGGTGTTGATAACGTTCGGGATGTCATCGTACAGCAACATCACAGCATCAACCCCGTATTGCGCCTTGTAGTTGCCGGAGTTTTGTTTGTTGTTGCGTGCGAATTCAATCCACTTGCGAATAGCTGCACGGGTGCCGCCATCACGGGTTTCAATGAACGTTGCTTGGAAGGTCTTCGTCCAAATCTGACGCCCAGCGTAGTTGATTTCGACCCCATGCAGCGAAGCAGTTTGTTGCTCCAGTTGCATACCTGGGAGAGCAGTGCTCATGCACTTGACGGTCATAGCACGGGTGCTACCACCGCCCGGAATGCTCGGGAAGATCAGATCGAAGTTATACGAGAGCAGCGGGTCTGGAAGTCCAGCTACGTCTTGCAATGAGGTGCGTGCCATCGTTGCTCCTTATACCGGAAGTTTGATAATGCTGTCATAGTACATCTTGGCATCGCCAGGAGAGATTGCGTCAATTGCTTTACGCACACCACCCTCAGTAGCACCAACGATCATAAACAGCGGGGTTTTGTTGTCATCTGGAGCTTCAAGTCCGGGAAGGACGTGAGCACTAACACCGAACTTGGCATACTTCTTGGTCAAGGCAACGCAGCCGCTTCCAATCAGTAGTTCACCGCCTTCGGTATATTCCATAATGACACCGAAGACTTGGGAAGTACGACCAGCCTTTTCTTGCACTGGTTTACGTTCTTTTGTCTCAGCGACAATCTGCTTCATAATGTTCCTTTTTAATAGGGGGAGTGGTTAGCTGCCAACTACAGCAACCGTTGGAGAAACGGCTGTCCCACTCGATTCATTACAGCAGTGCGCCTGCCGCGATCAACTCGCCGAAGTCAGCACCTTGACGAGTCAGTGTTCCGCGTAAGCGAATCTTCTCGGCAGGCAGAACAGGCTTGATAAGCATGTCCACGTTAAGCTGACCCAAGTCCGTGTAGTACGGCTGGTTGTTGCGATCATCACAAACCACCAGGTAGTCCTTGATACCGCGTGACTGTTGAATCACACGCAAGTAGTCCTCGATCATGATCTTGATCTGTAGACGCAGGAAGTCATCATTCGGCTCGAATTCATCGAACAGCAATGCCTTGCGGATAGCAATCGAAATCGTATCCATCAGGCGGCGCACGTTCACGAACGAGAAACCAGATTGTTTGACTTGCAGTGTGCGTTGTTCCCAAACCACACGACCCATACCCTTGAAGTCACGGATGTAGTTGATCTGAGCTTTCCACAGATTGTCACGTTGTGCCTTGTTGTACTTGTAGCGCACACCCAGAACACGCAGTTGACCACGATTCATACCGGCAGGTGCAAACCACGGGAACGTTGTGTTGTCCGTGTAAGCATAAACACCAGCAACGTGGCCTGATGGCGGCACGTACAAACGCTTGCCTGTGTACTCATCCTCAATGTACACGTCAGCCGTGTAGATCGTAGAACGGTTCGAGTTCAAGTTCAGGTTGATGTTCCGGTAGTCAATCGCACGCATCGCTTCTTGCTTGTTTGGAGGTACGTCCAAAATCGCAATACAGTCTTTGCGGGAGTGGCAGATCGAGTCCATCTTGGCTTGCACCGCAGGGATTGCGTAGCCGCCGTTGATCAGGATACGCACTTCAACGTCTTCGTCGTCTTCAAAGGCATTCCAGCCCATCGACACGTTAGACGACATAACGGCAGTTCCGCTATCGCCAACGCCCAGTGTGGTACGAGCCACGCTGTAGATCACAGGCTCATTCAAGAATGCACCCACGTTGTTTTGAACGCGAATCCACTTGCTCACACCGTTGATCTGCTGGGCGATGTCCAACTGCTGACCCATACCGTCAGTGTAGTCTTTCAACGTACACTGGAAGGACTCAACAGGGTTGTTGCGGCTCACGGTGTTGTCATAGACATCAACGCGGAACTCAGGCGAGAACTGTTGCGCCGTTGCAGGCACGCGAGTGGCATCAAGTGCGATCAAGCCTTTGTCAACAAAGTAATTGTCAGCAGCACCAACCGTGGTCAGGTACTCGTACACAGAGCTGGTTGGGTTCAGACGATACACAGAGTAACCAATGGCACCTTCTTGCGCGTCCCAAGTCACATACGAAGCAACACCGCCAGGCAGTGCAACCGACGCGAATGCAGGTAGCGTTTCACCAACGCGATTGACACCTGCAATAGCGTACTGATACGTCGCAGCGGGCAGAGTACCCGAAGTGTCAACGCCAGCGATAATCACTCCAATGGTGGAAAAATCGTAGGCATGTGCATTTGTAGGCGTGCGCAGATTGTCAGAATAGATGCTGACGCTCAAATCACGCGAATAGCTACCAGGGCCGTCAGAGTAGAAGCACAAGATGTTGTCTTGTACGTTCGTAGTTCCACCAACCACATCCCATGGCACGCCATTGGTATCTGGGTCTGGAAGCACCGTTGGTTTCAACAGCAGTGGGCCAAGAGGTGTACTGAGCAACTGGTTCGGCTGGGCTTGATGCAGCACCAGACCACCCCATTGCGCGTTTGAGCCAACAACGCGGTTTACCCACAGTTGATTGCTTTCTTGCAAGAACGCAATCGCACAGTAACCCATGAAAGAGATTTGCGCGTCAGGCACACCGTACTTGTCGATGTACTCCTCAACTGTCGTAACCAAGCGTTTACCGATTGGCCCTTTCTTTGATGCGCCAACAATGGCACCAATCGAAGTAGAAACCCCAGCGATTGCCTGGCTCAGGTCTTGTTCTTCGTAGTAGACATCACTGCGAAAATAGGTCAATGGCATGGTTATTCCTTGAGTTGAAGAGGACTAACTGGAGTGTCGTTTCCGCTGACATGCAGATGCGGCAGCTTGATACCAGTGGCGGCTGTGCGATAGCCTCGTGGCAGAGTAACGCGACCCCCAGGTTGAACCGTTACTGTGTCGCGTTCGCCAGTGTTAGCGTTCACCACATCCACGTATTCAACGTGGGAGCCTTGATTTTGAACGAGTACGCTCATGTGTGGCTCCTTAGACGACGATTAAATTCACCTCGGCATCCCCGGCGTTCTGCGTGTTTGAAAACCGCACAGAAACAATAGGGCTGCTGATGATGAAGATTGTTTGTAGACCTAGATCAAGCTCTCCGCTCTCTCTGGTCAAGATGATGCGTACAGGCCGATTTGCGCTGATAACCGTCATCTGGTTTTCAGGCACCGCCCTGTACTCATACTCGGCGTTGGCTTGACCTTGTGCTGCACGAGGCAACAAGAAAGTCTGGTCAAGCGCGACGTTGTTTTTGGACTTTGCAGCATTCCGGGTGCTCAGGACGTTTCGGTTATACTTGACGCTAGCCAAATAGCACTTAACGTCAACATAGAGCGTTCGGTCAACCGTAGCCCAGGGCGCAGAACAGACAAAGCCACTGGGCGTATCTGTTTGAGCACTAGCTGGAATCATGGGCGAAGCGCCACTCATTTGGTTTCCTTCATAATTGGCATTTGATGTCGTCCACTCCATACGTTAGGGTCTTCATCAGGCCGTCCGTCGATAGACACATTGATAACGGGCTTGTGCAGCAATTGCACGTAACTCGTACCATCAGGGTGTGCATCGCTAGCGTAGCCTGCAACCTTAATGTTGCTGGTGTACTCAAACACATTTGGTTGGTCGATACTTTCTTCTCTGTCAGGCGTACTGATCTGAGGGCTCATTTCACAACGCACATCAATCCCTAGATTCATGTAGGTTGCGGTGAAGTTCATGCGATTATGTACCGCATTAGTTAACCAGCCTGTAGCGTAACCAAAGGCTTGTTCAAAACTATCTGTCATGTAGATCACTTCGATGTCCATGACGATAGGAACGAGATTCGATTTCAGCAACCTGTCTTGCGACTCTGCTGCCTTCATGTACATGCCGTGGCGTGCTAAACTTTTTGTGTTGTATGCGTGCATACCTTCCACAAAGCCAAGGGACAGACTGTTCAGGTGCAAGAGCAACAAGGGCCACTTAATCTTGCCTTCCAGACCTTCATGTAGTTTAGCTACCTGTTCCGCAATTTTCATACGGTTCGTGGAAGCAAAAAACACAATGCGTTCTGGGGCTAAACCAAAGGTTTGACCCAACGTTTCTTGCACACCTTTGACAATCATGCGCTCAATTGGCGGCAATTTTGGTGCTTCGGGTGTCTGTGTCTGTAACATAATGAAATTAGTCGTAGAAAGCAAAAGAGCCTCGTGGGTTATTACACCGACGAGGCTCCAGAATGCACGTCTTAGCTGCGACGTGCCTTGTTACGAGCAGCGCGGCTCAAGCGGGCTTGTACGCTTGCTTGCACAACCATTTCACCAGCTTCATCTTCCTGATCGTCTTGACCAAGGTCAATGCTCAGATCGTCTTCGGCCAGGTCAGCGGTTTCTGCATCGTCTTCAACTTCATCTTCGTCGAATTCAGCACCATCGTCCTCGTCTTCGTCACCGTCATCTTGACCTTCAGCAACTTGTTGCTGAGAGGCTTTGATAAGACGGGCGAGAGCACGGCTGGTTTGTTGCTGAAGGTCGAGACTCTGTTGAGGCGCTTGTTGCTGTTCAAAGTCAGCGTCTTGCAGGGTCTGCTGTTGATCGCTCAATTGGCCGATTGCATCGTCAATTTGTTGATCTTGAGCAGCATCGGCAAGAGCCTTCGCAGCGCGGTTTGGCATACCTTTGCGGGTATACTCCACCGCAGCCAACATCAAGTCCAAAGCACGAAAATACTTTGGCTGGACAGTGTTGGCCTTTACGGGTTTCTTACTCATATTGGCTCTCCTGTGACAAGCAGCGGTTTTTAGGCCGCCGCTTGAGGTTGATGTTTAGGTACGAATCGCACGAGCCACAGAGCGGCTGTTAGCAATGACCATAGACATGAGTTCGGAGAACACCCAACCGCGACCAGGCACCTTCTCGGTGGTGATGTCGATAGGCTGAGAAGTAACGCCGCCGCGATCAGTGTACTGACCGTGGTTGATCGGGTCACCAATCACGTACATTTCACCTTGGTCGAGCACTTTGTGCTCAGGGTGACGGTAAGCATCCGACAGGATGGTCATACCGTAGATCACGCCCAACTGACCAGTCAACAGCAGTTCGTACTTGGACACAGGGTCGATCACTTGTTGGAACGAGGAGTCACCAACGATGTCGTTCCAGATGTCGTTCGCCACCAGCCATGCGGTCACAGGAATGTTCCAACGAGTCACTTGGTTGCGCAGGGTCATCAGACCACCGGCAGTCATAGTGCCCACAATGTTGGTCAGCGGGTTGCTGATGTTCACTGTTTGCAGGGCCAGGGTACGCCACAAGCGGTCTTCGGCAACCATGATGCCTTCTTGCGCTTCCAGGTACTTTTCTTCCAGCACGTCGCCGAGCGATTGCTGAATTTCACGGTCTTCCACGAAAGGACGCGACACGATGTTGAACTCGGGCGGAGTGTAGGTGTTGTCACGAATGACTTGAGCCTGCACTTGCACTGGAGAGGTCACCACGGTGGCAACGACGTTCTTCATGCGCATCTTGACGTGAGGCATTTGGCCTTGTTTCAAGTCTTGCTTGGCGAGGAAACGACGCATGAAGCCTTCACGGTTTGCAGCCTGGTACAGTTCATCGGCCAGCACTTCGCCCAGTTCGGCGTGTGCGTTGCGGTCGGTGAATGCAGCAGTGATTGCATTGCGGCGGGCAGCGGCTTTTTCGAGGGTGGTTGCTTTTTCTTCGGAAACAGCACCAGTTGCAGCGGCTTGCTCCAGGAAGCCAGCCATTTGCTTGAACAGGTCAGAACGCGAGGACGCATTCAGTTCACCGTTTGCGCCGACGAAGCGTTCACCGCCTGCACGACGAAGTTCAGTTGCAGCAACTACTGGCTGAGAGAAGCGAATGCCTTGGAATTTCTTGCTCATTTGTGTGCTCCTTAGACAGCAGCGTTGATGTTGAGACCCAAGTACGAACGGCCAGCGGTGGGCAGTTCGATGATTTGGATACCACGGATTGCATTGGCAGCGACTGCTGTAGGACCGAACTTACCGTTCGCCAACAGAACCACACCAACAGCAGAGGACCAGTCAGCGGAAGTATCCCACTGATCGGTGTAGGCGTCGCCGCGAGTGACCACGCCAACTTGACCCAGGTACTGACCAGCAGGGCCGCCGGGCAACACGTTGCCTTGCAGAGCCATTGCTTGCACCAGAGTAGGAGCGTATGCGTACACGACTTTGATTGCCACGCCTTGCAGAGCAGCGTCAAACAGGAACTGCTTGGCATTGGTGCCGGACACAGCGTAGTGGGTTGCATCAGCGGAAGCAGCAGCGGTCAACACAGCGCCAGTGTCCTTGCGAACAACCAGAACAGTACCGGGCAGAGGATCAGCAGCCAGGAAGATCGCGTTGGTGTTACCCAAAACGGATTCTTCAATCTTTGGTGCTTGTGTCAGCGAGGTCACAGAGTTGATGGACACGCCAGCGAAAACTTCGCCTGCAGCGCCAGTGGATTGCTTGACACCGTACACGCCACCAGTCAGGTTACTGACCAGAGCAGCGCCTTCGGCGGTGATTTGAGAGCCCTGCGCTACAGGACGCTCGACCGACAATTCAATGCGGGTTTGCGGAAAATAAAGCATGAGAGCTCCTTAGAAAAGTTTGCCACCAGCGGCGGCTTGAAGATTGCGAATAGAACCAACCGAAGCGACCACCGGGCTGCGCACACCGCGAACGGCTGCACTTTCCATCTGAGACTCCAAGGCAGAACCACTTGCGTGTTCGACCACAACTTCTTCGGTGTCGCCGTTAGGCATGTCCAAAGGCATTGTGTTCAGATCACCCATCGACTCCGCAAGTGTATTGCGATAGTCAACAGACTTGCTTTGCAACTCCTGGGCAAGCTCGAAAACTTGCTTGTTGTAGGTGTCACCGTGCGTAGCAAACACACGATCAACCATTGTCGAGGCGTTCTTCACACCCGCAGTGGTCAGCATATCCACAAAGCCGCGCTTGAGGGCGTTGGCCTTGGTACGGAACAGGTTCTTCGTCAGTGCTGCCGAAGCGATGCTTACGCATTGCATCAGGTCATCGCGGTGACTGTCAGCCATTTCCTTAACCGAAGCTGTTTCCGTTTCCAGTTTAGCTGCGACCTTAGCACGAACCGCTGCGCTCACCGGGAATTTCACACGGATGGCAGAGAACTTGTAAGAGGCGAGGGCTGCACGGATGCCTTTGGTTTCAGCAACGCGGGCAATCGACTGCATGAACGACTGGGTGTGGAAGACTGCGGCGTGTTCACCTGCATTGGCTTTTTCCAGCCGTGCAACAGGAACACCGTCGGCAAACGCGAGGATTTCATCTTCGGAAGTTGCCAGCGTTAAAGCTGCCTTTGGATTGGACGCCAGAACAACGGCAGCCAGAGAGGCTTCGCTGTACTCGCAACCGTCTTGCTCGTTTTCAGGCAGTTGTTCCCACTGCGCGTGCTCGATCAGAGTTTCGTCTTCGATCTTGTCCACGATTGGGTCAACCACCGGCACTGTTGGTGCAGCAGGAGTGTCTGTACCAGCGGCGGGAGCGGCAGGTACGTCATTGCTTTCAGGTGCTTCGGCTTTCACTTCGGTCTTAGCCTCCGTAGTTGGCAGAGCATCAGCAATGTCTGTCTCTGTTGCGTCAGTGATAGGCGCGCTGTCAGTCATGCCACCTCGATCTTCGGCGCTGTTTGTTTCAGCAGCCTCAGTGTTGAGAGTTGTTTCAATTCCCGACTCGTCAGCATCAGTCACTGGGTCTTGCAGGTCGTCAACGTCGTAAGACAATTGATTACCGCATTCGACGCAATGCATGTGCCCATCGAGCAGGCTCGCGGTGACATCCGACAACACGTTGTGAGTGCTACACGATTTGCAGGCAATTGCGCACAGGGACTTATCAGTCGCGGGCATGGCTTGAGCCACGGCCTGAGTCTGAGATACGTCCTCTGAGCCACAATTGACACAAAACGGTTCCGAGCCTTTGGTGCTTGCGAATTCTGTACCGCAAGACTTGCAACCAAAAGAGGCTGTTTCGACTTGGGGCAGAGCAGCGGTTGCTGCGCTCACAATAAAGGGCTTACCAGATTTGGCACTTGCAGTGTTGAGTACGGATGCACGTTCCTGGATATATTTCCGGCGCATCTGTTTCCTCACATAGGTTAGAGAACACAAACCAATTCTGCGTTCCAGTCTTAAATTGGCGTTCACAAACTTTGGGTCTTTTAAGGGGCTGCTTGGACGTTTATCCCGCCAGTATGTGCCGCTTACCAAGGCCAGTGGCTGAATGTATGGCATTGCCAGAGGGTGCCAAAAAGGGCTGGAAACCATCAAAAACACCAGAAAAACGGCCAAAAACAGCTAAAAATGACGTAAAAAAGCCACAAAATGCACAATAAATCGGTTTACAGTGCCAAAAAAGTGTGGTACAATAGAGCTACGCGGTAACTGTGTCGCGTGGTAAAAATGGAGAAAATCGTATGAGCACTAGCGCCGATTACCTGACTGCCTTTCAAAAGCAGCGGCCTCTGACTAAAGCAATAGTGATGGCAATCAAGCCAGGCACGCTGATCGAAGTCAAGTGGCAAGACAGTCCCAACACGGTCGGCATTCTCTTGGAGAAGCCTGAACGGGAACGCGGTGATGTGAGTTTGCGTGTCTGGTATCCCGATGACCCGGTAACTGGTTCACTGAGCCATGTGGACAGTCATGCAGTTCACGGCCAGGTGGTTGCAGTTCACGGCCAGGTGGTTGCAGTTCACGGCAAACTTGAAGTCGCGTACAAAGCCAATGCGCCCACAGCAAACTTGGTTAAGTAGTTCGTATAACGTGGAGGGCGTTTGTTACCCTCCACACAACTTGGAGAATGAAATGGGTTCCAGAATCAACATAGCACTGGTTGACTTGCTCACCAACCCCAACGTGGATGTCAAGCTCCTGACCACTGAGCTTAACGACGGTGAAGACAATCCCGGTGGTCGCAACAGCATAGACACAACCGCAGAGGTTACGTTCTACAGGCTATCGTCAAAGCAAGAAGACCTGGTGGTCAGCTTTGACTACACAGTACACCAGGGCCGAATCGAATTGAGTGCAGACTTCAACTGGTTTCGATACGATGACAGCGCACCTCATAAGAAGCTACTCAAAATGCTTTATGAGCACAGCGTGTCCTTCACGGTGCATCATTGAGAGGTCAACATGAAAAAGATCACACTGAATAAAGTTCATGCTGAAATGAAAGAGCTCCTACCACGGTTGAATCTACCGAACATGGGTGCCATTACTAAATGTGCCGACTGTATTACTGTTGAAGGTGACTGGTCGCTCATACGGTTATCCAGAGCATTCAAAATGTTTGCCCCTGAGTTCGTTTACAACAAAACATACTTTGGCTTTGTATGCGAATCCAAGGGCATTGCAATAAAGATGTTTGGTCATCATCAACGAGGGTATGTGTTCAAAACATTCTCTCTTGAGGTTTTCAACACATGATTGCACGTCGTGATAGCCGGTTCACCCGGCTTGTCTGCGCAATAGCGCCCTCACAACTTGTGGCAGTGGAAGCTGCCCGAGTTCAAAACGACACCACTACCTTCGTGGTAATTTACTTTTGTTTTCGTTTCAGGAGAATGTCATGAACCCAGATAACCGCTTTCTTGCCACATTCATGCAATGTGTAGCGCATACCATGTATGAGACTTCACTCAAAGAGGAGTTTCATGATGCACTGCGAGCCTGCTTGGTACCTGATACAGTGCGTGGCTTCTTCATGCAGCACGGTTATGACGGTGCAGAGGTTACAGCGCCTGCTCTGAAACAATGTGCATACGCGCTTGGCTTGCCACCCTCCAAGCCACTGCGTACCTTCGCTGATATGCTTGAGTGTGTTAAGCAGCACCAACAAGGCTTGGTCACTGACAGCGAGTTGATTCTCGCCTTGCAGTGTACGCCCCATCAAGTGGTTGCAGTGATTCAGTATTCACGCATCCCATACAAGATTCACAGCAAAGTGAGTCTCGCTGATTGGGACGAAGATGTCGCAATGCACGCCGAACGTGGTGACGCAATCCCACCGTTCGCGCTTCTGTAATCAACCATGAGGGCTTCGGCCCTCTATCTGGAGAAACTATGAATGCTAGTACACTGGCACAGACAGCACCCGAAGTACAAACATTGGCACTTCAACTCTATATGGACAAGTGGGCACCTTGGCAGAACTTGGTTGGCGTGTTGTTGGACGAACCTGTACTTTCCGTAAAGGAAACTTTCGATAAGTTGAGGCCTGTGCAAATGAGTCCGTTTGAAACTCATTTGCCGATGGACCTAGAAGACATAGCCTTTCTTGAAGTTGTTGTGCAACTGGTGCAAAACAACCTGACAATCAAAAAAGCCTTGTTCAACCTACAAATGTTGGAGGTCTGGCCGTGTACTACTACAGCGTGTGACGCTCACCTCATGAAACGTGTTGTCAGCCGTATCAAACGATGCCTTCGACCTTTCAGCAACAACATACACAGGCTAGAAGACCTCGGATACAAAAGCGTGACGCCATTACGCAACAGTGCTCATTGGTTAGTCCCACTGATTACGTCAATACTTGACGCCCATAAAGTGGCTGTAGAAAAGGAAAACCATCATGGCTAAAGCAGCATTCAGAATGAGCAAGGAAATGGCCGACGTTGAACGGCTCGGTATGCTCAAGGCAGAGCTTGCAACGTTGCAGGCTGAACATGACAAGTTGGAAACGCGCTTGCGTAAGAAGTTGGGCAAGCGGTTTGGTCTTCACTTTGTGCTGAACGTGTACGACAGCATGAACAAGACCTTCAACTACGTCAAAGCTAAACGCCTGATGGGCGCAGAAGCGTACAACAAGTGCTGGACGGAAAACGAGTACCGTACCAGTCGCCTCACCAAGATCACCCGGAGCAAAGAATGACTGCTAGGAGCAAAAAATCAATAGACTCACTGCTAGTTTTTAGTACACATAGGCCTAACACTAGAGTGTATAAGAAAAACGTGCGTCAAGAAATTGACAAAGTTTTGTTTATATGGCAGGAAATGAAGTCTTGCACAGCTAAGGCTCTATTAACGTACAGCGTGTCCAAGTTACTAAGTAATGAGAACACCGACTGGGCAGCGATCATGGCTTATGCCAATACAACCTGGTCTAAAACAAGAGACTTTACTAATGGCGAATGGGAACAACCGTTCGCATGGTCGGGCTATAAAATGACGTGGCTTCATTTGTTAGACCGTTTGTTAGCAACCAACGCCGCTGCCCGAGAGCAAAAACGAAATGCCTGGTTAGCGACGCGCCTTGCTGCCGAAAAACTAGAGGAAGCTAACTGGAGAGAAAGACAACTCCACCTGGCTAAGGTCGTTGAAGAAGCTAGACTTGCTGAGGCTGCAAAACGCGATGAAGCTGAGGTTCGTGCTAGACAAGCCAAGGAGTTGGTTGATCGTCAAAAACAACAGGCTAAGATTGACCGTCAAGCAAGAACGCTTCAAGCTGAAAAAGATGCTGTGGTTGCTAAACAGGAGGCAAAAGCTGCTAGGGAACTAGAAGCAGCTAACAAGCGAGAAATTGCTAGGCAACTTGCCTTCTTAAAGTACAAGCGACCAAAACCCTTGCCTACTATTACTGCCGATAGTAAACTACGCAGAGCAGCGCCACCTATGACTGAAAAGTACATAGACCTATTAGCTGCTCAAGGCTCAAGTCCATACCAACAAACTACTCACTATAAGGAGTGAACGATGACAACCCAACTTCAAAACAAATTCAACTTGGCAATGATGGAAGCACAACAGTCCCAACTGCGTGCCTCTTACTACAAGCAGCGTATCGCAGCAGGTGCGTTTGCCGACAAACTTGGTAAAGTGTTTCACGGTGGTCTGCCTGAACATGGTGGCACCCCGTTCACACTGAGCGAAATCCTTGACAGTGAACTTGCTACGATGCACCGTCACATTGCCTTGGCCGAAGAACACATCGAGTGCGCTAAAGGTTATCTTTCCGATATGTCTAACTCAACAGGTGGCTAACATGAAATCAGTCCTCTTCTTTCTTTGCATGATCGCGGGTGTTGCAAACGCCCAACAAATGGGTACGGTTGTTCAAGCACAGCCCACATTCGAGCGCGTCAACGTTGGTTCTGTTTGCCAAGACGGTGGCTACCAGCAAGGTGGTTATCCACAAGGTGGTCGCAGTAACACTGGTGCTATCCTCGGTGGCATCGGCGGCGCAGGCATTGGCAATGGCATCGGCCAAGGCGATGGTCGTGTTGCCGCAATGGTTATCATGTCAGCAGTAGGTGCCATTGTTGGCGACAGGCTCGACAACCGCGATCAACCTCAGCAGTATCAGCCAGCGCCATGCCGTGCAGTGCCTCAGTACGAGCAGCGGCAGTCAGGAACGCAAGTGGTTGTTGACTTCGAGGGTCGCCGTGTAAATGGTTATATACGTCGTGCTGTGCAAGTGGGCGACCAAGTGCGCGTAAGTGTCAATGTCCATATCGCTGAATAAGGAGTCTCTCATGTTCTGTCAATTACCAAAGCAAGTTTTTCACACGTGGGGCAAATGGAAGATCGTTGCGCAAGGCGAGATTCACCGGAGGTCAAGTATGCGCGGCCAGCCAGTTGAAGGCAGTGAACGTGTAATCGGTCAGTACCTTGACCAACAACGTCAATGTGAGTGCTGCGGCCTCACGCAAATCAAACGTACAGCTACTGAGGAATAAGCATGACCGTCACCTACGCATTGCGCGAAGTCTGCGCTTGGAGTATCACATCTGCTGCTAGACTGCGCAAAACAGTTGAGCACAGGTATGTTGATGTCAACACCACAAAGCCTGATGGCACTGTGCAAACACAAACATTGGAATTGCCCTCAACCGAGGCAGTTCATCTGTGCGCGAGTATGGCAACCGACTCTACGGTGGCACACCTGATAACTGAATCGCACAACAAGTGGTGGAATCCATCAGGCCAATGCAGTCTGCCAGGCTTGATGCAGTTGGTTGCTAAGGCAGCCAGTAAGCAAACGAAGTGGCTGACCCATATCGAATGCAAGTACATTGGCATTCGTGTTGACATGCGTTCAGGCCATTTTGTGCTTACTGACTCTCAAGGCGCAGAAGCCTCGTCCAAAGTGTTTGACATGATTGACTGGTCTAACGGACAAAAACCCCATGACTAATAAACGAGTTGTTGTGCTCGGTCCTTTCCCACCACAGATCACTGAGCTAGTTCGTAGCTTCCCTCAGCTTGATCTGGTGTGCGTGACCTATGCACAGCGTAACATCGAAAGCAAGCTGCGTGGCAGCGATCTGGTCGTAGGTATGACCAGCTTCATGCGTCATAGCACGGACGGTGCAGCCATACGGTGTATGGGTTCGGCTTATCGCAGAACAACAGGTAGCGTCAGTGCCGTGAAGCGACTTATCAACAATTGGCTTGAGGAGATTGAAAATGAAAGCAGCCCTTCTTTGGTTAGCTGTAGTAATGCTGTGTCTGGTGGCAGGCTACGCAATGCTGGCCGAGTATCTTGATCTACCTCAGGTAGAAATATCCGCTGTCACACAACAATGTGTACGTGTGACAGTTCCTAACAACCGGCCGCCTATGACATGCAAAGAAGCATTGAAAGGTAAGTACGAACGTGTATGGGTAGCAAAATGAATATGATGAATACTAACCTTAAGGAAACTGAAATGTTGCAAATGACTAGCCTGTGTATCGCCGCCATTCAAGTGCGGACCTACATCGAATTGAACTGTGTTGAAGTGGAAGATACGTTTCCACGTCAGTACATTTTTGATCGTGAAGTTACCGACCTGACCGACCCTGATTTGACAGAGCATCACCTCAACACGGTCAACCAGTACAAGGACTGGATTAACGCCTTGACCACGACCATGACACGCGAAGGCTCTATCACGGCGTTCGGTTACTGGCCTGTGATTTCTAATGATCGTAAAACGGTTTCTTTTCAAGGAGAACGACTATGATTGCTAACCACCTTTGCAGCGGTGTGCCGCGTGTGATTCCAACTAAGAAAGGTGTGCGTGTTCATATTGGTATGACCACCCATTCAAAGCGCAAAGTCGTGCTTGCCTTTCTGATCTTGGCCTTTATGTTGGTAAGCAGTGTTCATGCCTACGGCGTATTCCAAGAATGGTTTGACGCACGATGGAAACCTGTACACACAGGAAAGCAGACGGTATCGGTGGCTGCACCTAACGACAGTGTGCTGTTCAAGCAGACAGTTGCATGGGTGCAGAAGAATGCCAAGAAGCCTGTGAGTGCCGAGTTCGCAAAGTTGGTTGTTGAGGAAACGTTTAACAACGCGGCCAAAGCAGACGTTGACCCTTTTGTGATGCTTGCTATCATGAAGGTGGAAAGCGAATTCGATTACACCGCTCGAAGTACGGCAGGTGCAATTGGTTTGACTCAGGTCATACCAAAGTGGCACATGGACAAGATGCCTAACACTGCGCATGTATATGACCCGAAGAACAACATTCGTGTTGGCACTGAGGTCATGGCTGAGTATCTTAGCTGGTACAACGGCGACATGCGCAAGGCCTTGTTGCAATACAATGGCTCACTGCACCTGCCTGGTAACTCTTACAGCACGAAGGTAATGACTGCGCGTACTAACCTTATGACGTGGTTGGACAAGAACCGAGGATGAAAAACCGCTCTTGTAAATAACTGTCATACGCTTCTCGGACTTTTGAGAGCATGTCGCCCTAAATGGTCAAGGCGTTAAACTGATCTGACTTACTAAGGAAATCCAAATGGCAACAAAGAAACCCGCTGCAAGCAAAAAAGCTGCTGCACCAAAGAACGCAGTTAAGGCAACCAAGCCAGCAGTGGCTGCCAAGGCAAAGCCCACCACTATGGCAAAAGCTATGGTCAAGGCAATCAAGAAAGTCGCCGCGCACGCCAAGCCTGCTGCTCCAGTGGCTGCCAAGGCAAAGCCGCATCGCACTGGCGCAAAGTTGGTTCGCACGTTCTCTTGGCGTCCTGATGTACCCGATCACCGTGACCGCGTGTACACCGTCAAGAAGTTGAAAGCTGGTCTGCCTGCGGTTGTTGACCGCATCGGCTTTGACAACGTGATTGAAGATCAAGGCAACCTCGGTAGCTGCACTGGCAACAGTTCGACTTCCATGCTGGAAATCAAGTTGGGCATGACTCAAGCTCTGAGCCGTTTGATGGCCTACTACAACGGTCGCGTGATCGACGGTACTGTGGGCACAGATGATGGCGCACAGATTCGCAGCGTTATCAAAGGGCTGACCAAGACAGGTACCAGCGTTGAAACTCTGTGGCCTTACGATGTCAAGAAGTTTGCACTCAAGCCCAGCAATGCGGCTTTCAATCAGGCCAAGACTGGTTTGCTGGCTGAAATCGCCAAGCGCAAGTTGGGTTACTACCGTGTCCTGACACTCGACGCTTTGCTGAACTCTTTGGCAAACGGCAACACTGTGACCTTCGGCTTCTCGGTGCCTGCCAGTTTTGAAAACTTGCCTGCCAGTGCTCTGCTGGCGCTGCCAAAGAAAAACGAAGTTATCCTCGGCGGTCACGCTGTGGTAGCTGTGGGATACGACCTCAAGAAGAAGTTTGTTTGGGTTCGTAACAGTTGGGGTGCCAACTGGGGTATCAACGGCTACTTCAAAATGCCGTTTGCTTGGTTCAATGACCCACGTCGTCTGGTTGACGATATGTGGACTATCCAGTAACAAAGGAATTGAAAATGGAAAACCCGGTTGAGCAGATTAACAACGATCTGTCAAAGATGGACCTGCCTATCAACCGCCGCGACGCTTCACGTCCCGATACAGTGAAGTGGTTGCTGCACAATTTGGCCGCGCGCAATAATAAGCATCCCAAGTTCAAAGCGGTGATGCAGTATTTGCTCATTCGGGCCTCCACGCTCAACTTGCTGACACCTAAAGAGGTCAAGCAACTGGAACTGTCACTATGACCATCCAACGTCGTCTCACCCGGGACGCGTGGAAACAATGGTTGGCTAAGAACAAGAACGCATCTAACCTTGGTGCTTTGTTCTTGGCTGACTGTTTCCAAACAAGCGACCCAGAACTAGAGCAGCTATCTGGCACAGAGGCGGAGCGCGTTATTGAACGTCGCTACGTAGAGCCTATGCAAGCTGATGTTCGCAACACAAACCTTGAAGAAGGGTTAACCACATGAGCCTCATGTTCGGCGCACAGTTGCGCTGTGACGTTTGCCACCAATACAAACCTGATCGTTGCGTGTGCAACAAAGACCCAACACTCAAAGGTGTCTTTGAAGGTAACTGCAATCGACAGGCATGTCAGCAACCAAATGCAACTTGGTACAACAAGGGAACATACAAATACTACTGCCAGAAATGCGCGTATTTGATTAACTCTGGTGACCCTGACCCACTTTGCACCGAAGGTCAACACATGCCAACAAACTAACTATGCCGTGCTTAGGTGCGGCATTTGCTACACAGCCATAAGCTGATTTCCAAAGGAGTACACAATGAGTGTACGCGAGTTAAACGGTAAATTTAAGGGCCTTCGAGTACAACGAACAATCGACGGTAAACCCAAACAAACGCATTTCTCTTTTCGTAAACCAGTCACACGTAAAGGTGTGACTGCATGGCGTGATGCTACTGAGGCCGAACGCAAAGAACTATGGCGTCAGGCAGAAGACCTTGACAAGAAATACGAAGCACTGCAAAAGGCTTCTGCTGTCAAGCGAGTGTTTGACCCATTCGGTAGCAACACCAATACTGGCATCAAAGGCATTGGTTATCGTGTTGGTAAAGATAGCCAAGGCTACGATGTTGAAGCCTTCTGGTTGAATGTCAGTGACAATGGTAAGCAGCACAGCAGTAGTGTGCGCCTTGCCAAGCGTACCTGGAAAGAAGGCTGGACGTTGATTGTGGCAAAGTTGGTTGACGTTAAAGAGTTGGACGCAGCCACCCACAAAAAGATTTTGGCAAAGATGCCGAAAGAAAAATCACTACGAGGTAAAGCATGAAAAAGGATTTCTGGCCTGCTGGTACAACGCCAACATGGTTAGTGACACAAGGTACGTGGCCTCGACGCGAAGAATTGCACTGTGCGGCCACACGCCGCCTTGCAGAAACTTGGATACTGAACCAACATAGTGGTAAGACACCTAAAGGCATTCACGTTGAAAAAGCGCACATCATTTACTTGGATAAGTTCTGGCATCGAGTTTACGTCAATCCTTTGACTTGTCGTGTGCCCGAGCATTTGAAGCCCAATCCAGAGTTGCTGCGCGAACGTTTGGGTCTTCCGCCGGAGCCGCCTCGTGTTTACACCATAACGCATGTGCCTGCACCAAAGCCATTCACATGGCGCGAACGTATCCGCATTTTGTTCACAGGCTTTCCAAATGAGTATCCGTCTTGAGCTAATGCGTGCGGTAAACGAGGCCGCTCTTGCCCAAGAAGCTATGGACGCAACACAGTTTGCCATTGAGGTTGTCAAAGCCTCAGCAGCTTTCCATCGTAGAGCCTACCACACACGGCATGAACCAAAGCCGTTTTATGAAGCCCTTGAACGTTTAGACTTACAGTTGTCTGGTGACAGAGCTTACTTATCCCGCTGCAATTTCGATGTTCAATACATCAAGGAGAATCAAGATGGTCAAGAAAGGTAGTATGCTGAGTACGATGCTGGTGCTCACAGTCAATGGTCACGATGGTCAGTTTGATAAGGGTGGTAATCCTTACATTCTGCATCCATTGCGTATCATGCACAGACTTCGTACTAAGGACGAGTTTTTGCAATGTATCGCATTGGGTCACGATCTTGTTGAAGACTGCGGCTTCACCTATCAACAACTTCGTGAGGCTGGTATGCCAGAGCGTGTTATTAACGGTATCCGTTGCTTGACAAAGATTGCTGGCGAAAGCTACGAAGAATACAAAGCGAAAGTTAAAAGCAACTGGGATAGTATTCTGGTCAAGATGGAAGACCTGCGTGACAACAGTGACATTCGACGCTTGAAGGGTATCACCCAGAAAGACTTTGAGCGCACGCAACGCTACCATACCTTCTGGTTGGAACTGCGTGACATTGTGGACGCAGGTCGTGAAGCGCATGGTCTTCAATATCGAAAGATTGACTCCATCGAGGCTTTTGGTGTTAGCCTTGTATCTACTGGCGGTGAACCAATCAAATGTAGCGAGAGCGAGGCATGAAAACACTGATAACTATTGCAGCAATTGTCTGCGCATTTCTAGCCTTTACGTTTGTAGGCTTTCTCGTTTGGTGTTGGCTGTTCTCTCATTGGTCGGCTGCACCTGCGTGGTTGCTGTCTCCAAACTATTGGGCATTCACTGGCTGCTGGTTGTTACTCGCGTTTGTACCTTTGCTACTGTTAGGTCTGAATGGACCTGATCAAGAAGTACCATACAAAACAACGAAAGACTGAAATGAGCAATCAAAATGATGTTGCAGACCTTGAACCTGATGATGACTTTGGCCCAGACCCTTGTCAGTCAGACGACAGTGAACCAAGAGATCGCCGCGCCCAGTGGAAACGAGAAAGCACAGGCGTCCAGTGGAATGCGAAGCCTGTACCAAAGCCATACTTGGCACGCATGAAAAACCGCTAAAAACAGTGGTTTTGCTTAAAAATTGAGCAAAATGGCTTGTTTTTCGTGGTTTACAGCGTCAAAAAAGTGTGGTATAATCAAATTACGGCTATTTTGCCGAAAACTGGAGAATCCACGATGACCAAGAAAAATGCAGCCCCAAAGCAAGCACGCGGTGCTAAGGCCAAAGACATCAATGCTCGCCCGTTCACCGAATACTACGTGGCTCGGCTAGGCAATGCGTACATACACGAACTCGACCAAGCCGATGCCGATTCAAAGGTGAAGACAGTTAAGTTCACCTCTGATTTTGATTGTGCCATGCGCGTTTTGCATATTAGCCACATTGATGAAGTCGATCAGGTTGTTCTCGGCATGGACTTGCCCAAGCTGAATTGGCAACTGGTTACTGTCAACGTCACTGACCTCTGACACTAGATATATAAACCCCGGATAGCACATTGACGTGCTATCCATTTTTCGTTTAGGAGATATTCATGAAACTCACAGCAACAAATGTCAAAGCAACAATCATGGCCTGTCTGTACGACGATACCGACGTAGTTGATGGCAAACTGCGTGATGGTGCACCTGAGCCTATCAAAGTTCACAGCGTAATGTTGAACGCAGGCTTCAACAGCGTCAAAGTCAAGACACAGACCGAAAACATCAAGGCGATGTTGAACGAACTCTCACTGGACTTCTTTCCAGTTGACCAAGGCGGTGGCGGTGGTATGTCTTTCTTGCAATTGTGTGTTACCCGTGATGGTGAGCAATGGGGCGAACATCGCAGTTGCGACGAATTGCTGGCGCTAGGTATGGCGGCTGGCTTCTGCACGTTTCTCATGGAACGTGACTTGTGGCGTGCGCTGCCCGGTGGCATGCCTTATATCAGTGTCAACACCTCAGCAGTAGCTGAGAAGTTAGCGGCTTAGTTGTCGCACCCGTTCTGTTTTGTTTTGTTATAGGACTACCATGTCTTTTCATCCACACCCATACCAAGAAACGTGTATCAGTGAAATCGTGTCATTAGCTAGAGCAGGCGCTCGTAGCATACTGCTAGTCAGTGCTACTGGCTCAGGTAAGACTCTAATGATCGGTGAAGCCGCACGTAGATTGCGCCTCAATCTCACTGCTGTTGCCCACAGAGTCGAGATTAAAAAACAACTCAAAAAATCGTTTGATCGCTTAGGCGTTAATAGCGTTGTGGCTACTATAGGTAGCAAGTCAATGTATCAAGCTCTCGAAAAGAGTACAGGCTTCTTCATTGACGAAGCTCACCATGCTGCCGCTAGAACTTATCAGAAGGCTCTGATAGCAGCACGTTCTATAGACCAACTTGTGCTAGGTGCTACAGCAACACCTTATCGACAGGATGGAGTCAGTCTGCAAAAAGACTTTGATGCTATTGTTACAGCACCCTCAATAACTGAATTGGTATCACAAGGTTATTTAGCGCGTATCAAGTACATAGCATCAACCGATGTTGACTTCAACGAGGTACGTCGGACTGTGCAAGAAGAATTTGCTGCCGATGAAGCCTTCCGTAAAGTACGTGTTGTCGTACAAGCGGGTGACATACTACGTGCTTGGCAGAAATACGCACCTGGCCGTAAAGCAATTATCTATTGCTGCAATCAGGAACATTGCGAACTTGTGGAACGTGAGCTCCTGGAAAGCAATGTTATGGTCAAATCCGTAACATCCAGGACTGCAACAAAAGACCGCAGTAATGCTATACGAGCCTTTGAGAAAGGTTCATTGAAAGCGTTGATTAACTGCGAAGTCTTTACTGAGGGTACGGACATTGGAAACGTAGGTGCCATTATCATGGTGCGACCAGCACACAGTCGGGCGCTGTACAAGCAGATGATTGGTCGAGGGTTAAGACCTGACATTGACTGTTCAGTTATTGACCACGTTGGCAACTACATGCTTCATGGTAACATACTTACAGAGGACCCTGTAGCCATTATGGAGAATGCGCGACTACTCACTACACAAGGTGTTGTTGAGCGTGACTCAATCGTTGAGGCCATGCGTCTTGAACTCTATGTGCATAAAGTAGAAGACGCAAAAATCGCACGTATTCGTGCTCCTGGTTTTTTCAGAGGAATCTAAAAATGAAATTCGACAGAAACTTGCATCAGTTATTCCCAGTGCCCAGTTTTTACAAGTCTGAGCATAAGCTGGATGTTGACTGGGACAAAATGGAAAAAATCTTTCCGTCGTTCGCGGAGTCTAGCCGACTTGTACCAGAAGGCCATCGACAAATAGACACTAAATCCATGGAACAGGACTATTTGTTGTGGAGTAAAAGCCAAGAAGATTTCATCCCCATAGACGTTAAGCTAACACATCACTGGTTAGCGTTCCCAATACGTGGACGTAGTTATCCAGACTACACATGGGCTGACTATCCTGCAAACGCGCTCTTGAACAAAGAGGGTCGCCGTGCCGCCATCAATGACGGCTTTTGTGCTAACTTGATTGACGGCCCAGGAACCACCGTTAGTGAAGTCTGGGCTGTAGCATTTAGCCAAATTCCTGAAACACTCATTTATGATCTGTCAAATATAAAGACGGATTTACTTGAGATTGCGCCAATGAGATTTCAAGCTGAACGGTCAGCACAAGAAAACGATTGGGATAACAAGGTGACACTATTAAATGTCGTTGCAAAGCTAAAGGACTTTAGTCTTACAAAATGGATGAAGCACATTTCCTCTTCCGAGGACTTGACAAATACGTTGAAAGCTGATAGTGAAAAGCTAGGTCAGTTATTTAGCTACTCAAGTTTGGGCGTCTTCGTGGAAGATAAGAAAGTTCCAGTAAGAATCCAACGAGCTTTGCTAACCCTGGTTAGCGATCTGTATGACTGGATTTCTACAGCGCCTGCATCAGAGCACACTTTCAGCTTAGAGCATGGCGACAGTCGCAATAAAGTATGCCATTCACTACATGAAGTGGCCGCCCAATGGGTTATCACCAACGGTTTGACTACTACCAGTCTGCCTAGACTTCCCGAATGGAAAGAATACGTGAACTGTTTGACTACAGTTCAGAACGCGATTCTTGCCAACAGAGAACAACGTAAGGCAGATTGCTTGGCCGATGCCTTTCAACATGCTGTGTTTTGTCACAGCGTACCTAACGCTGCATTCTGGAAGTGGCTGCAAACAAGTAGCCCTATATACAGATTGCTAGCATTCTCTTAGGATGCAACATGACTTTCTATGAAACAGTGGAAAAAAGTTTTCCTCGATTTCAAAATCGCACGAACGGTCTAGTTACTAACTGGGTCAACGTGCGAGAACAAGTGCCTACGCTTATTCAACAGCTTGAAAAAGACAATCATACGTATGGGGCTGCGCTAAGTGCTATTGATGCTGACTACCACACTTGGTGTGGGTCAAAGCAAGCTCCTGCAGTCTCTCTGGTATCAGATGTGGCTAAAAAGATTGTTAGGTCCACACGGTACGCCAATCCAGAGTATGATTGGTACATGCCATTGATTGACAGTCTATTAAATCTGTCTGAGGACGCAGACAAGGGATTGTGCAATCAACATCATATGACAGGTGCTTACACACGTCAATCGCTGCCTTGGGCACTGGTATTCACTACAGTACCTGTAGACTTGGTTGTGGCCTTCTCAACATTAGTTGATTTGGCTAACGACGCCCGTGCCAGCAAGAGTGTAGATGAAGACCTAATACTTTTTGCCGGTAGAGTTGACCAGCTACGAAAGTTCAAATGCAGATCGTTAGGCGACTTTCGAGGTCAACTCGACGTACTCGACGAAGGTCTTACACGTTGTTTTTCAGGAACCGAAGTTGGTTTGCATCTGTACGACAAACGACGCAACGCACCTATCATCAAACAAGCTAAGGCTCTTAGCATTGCGATGTATAAGTGGTTAGACGAAGCAAAAGACAGTGCAACACTGAGTTTTTTAGACACCGACCCACATAGCAGTATGGAGCGTAGTTTCTACGAACAAGCTGCCAAATGGGTAATTGAGAGTCGAGTTAAAACTGTGAAGCTCCCCCGTGAAGTTTCTTGGGATGAATATGTAAATAGCTTAGTGCGTGTCAGCAACGTAGTAGCTCTACATACTTCATCAGGAAAGAGTTCAGGTCTTTATGTAAGTCCACTGCATCATATTGTGTTGGTTAACAGCAAGCCCACGGCTGAGTATCAAAAGTGGCTAACTACAGTTAGTCCAATATACAGGATGTTATCGTTCTCATGAAAAAGCGTAAACCAACCAAGGCGCAACGTGATCTGGCGGCTGATTGGGCTGCCGTGCAAGACCGATGGGCTAACGTACCAAAGTTTGCACGCACGCCATCACCGACAGGTCGCATTACACAGTCTGAGCCTCAAATACAAACTCTTAAACTACATACGCCCGAAGCACAGCGCGTAATAAAGTCGTTCTCCACACCTGGTGGTAGTACGGCTCCAGTACCTGTGAACGTTTACACAGGCACCGAAATCGTTGGCTTGGCTACAATGCATAAGTCCAACATCGTCCCGATTTTTAACACAGAGGCTGCAAAAGACGTAGCCGCAATGAGGAGATAGACATGCTTCACGATCATCCAGCCCGCGCGTGGTTGGCTCAAGACGGTTTGGAAACGCTGTGGGACGCAGCCGCAGTTTGGTATCGTATGCCTAAGCGCCACTACCACACTCTGTCACACGCAAACGAAGTTGCAACGGCATTGTTTGCAATGGGTGGAGCTAGCCCTGCACTTATGCTGGCCGCACGTTGGCATGACGCGGTGTACATTCCAGGCGCAGCCATTAACGTCAATGAAGATGCAAGTGCAGCGGCCTTGAAATTGGCTGCACGCAATTTGGCGCTGACGCCCAAGCAAATCGCCCTTGTGCAAGAGGCTGATACACTGGTTCGTCTTACGTCTATGGACATGCACCAGTCCCGTAGCTTGGTTAAAGGTGCTATTGCCACATTGCTTGATGCCGACATTTCAAGTATGGGTGCTGTGTACCGCACCTTTGTGCAGAACCAAAAGAACATCATCCGAGAACAAACTGGTATGCCGCCTACAGCAGAAGGTTTGGCAACGTCAAGTGCTTGGTTGACGGGGTTTGCTGCACGTCGCCCGTATCTGTTCCATACCAATCGTGGACGTTTCCTGTACGAATTGAATGCGAAGGACAACATCGTGCGATTTGCAAAGACCTACGGAGCTAAATGATGGCAATCACTATTGAACGCGCCGCTGAGGTTACCAAGTTTCCAGTGGAGCCAATGTACAGTCCACACGGCTACATCATTGCTGAGGACGGTACTGTGTACACGTTGATTCGTCAGTGGTGGCACGGGGCTGTGCTGGCAATCCTGTATCCGCAGTTGCTTGCTGAATTCCGTCTTGACATGGAGACTGATGACGATAACAAGCCTGTGCCTGGTACTGGTACTGTGCTGGAACTGCCAGATGACCCAGATGAATTGAACGTGTTTCAATTCCAAAAGTTTGAGCACCACGTTCACGGGAAGCTAAATGTCATTCGTGTGTGTCCTGCACGATTGCTTGGCCCACCATCGGTTGATTTGCCAAAAGCAGCCGCTACTCCTGAACAGATGATTGCGTTGCATATTGTGTTCAAGATTATGGGTCTAAAACAGACCTCAGAGGTTGCAACGGACTATTGCGATACGACCGTCAAGCGGTGCCTCAGCATGGCAGGCTTGGTGGCCGACGAACGGAGAACTCAGTGGTAGTAGATCAATTGCAAACTATGCGCCGCCTTGCTTTGATGCAGACGGAATTGCCAGCCCAGCGTTTCTTCACGCCGACAGATGCCTTCTGGCATTTCATTGGCGTACATCACCAGAAGGTCGAACTGATTGAATGCGGTAGCGGTACAGGCTACGTGTTGGAAGAAGCCGCTCGACGAGGTCTGCGCTTGCGTGGCGTGGACTTGGCTAGCCGCCGAGGTCAGTCACCGCTGGTTGAAAAATTGGATGCTACCCAACTGGAGTGGAGTCCAACACGGTGGCCTATCATCTGTCGTCCTGACCACGGTGGCTGGGCAACTGATGTACTGCACAAAGCACGTGCCTCTCATTCACATGGTTGGTACGTGGGTTTAAGCCGCAACTACATGCGTGATCTGGAAGGATTGCGTACACAGCGTCAAGTCGGAACGTTTGGTGAAGAGGGTGAAAAGATGTACTGGATACGCCCACCAGTAGTAGCAAAACAACCTACGCGGCGTAACCGCACCCGAAAGACAGTATGAGCGACAGCGTTCTCACCATCGTCCGAACAATCACCGCAGCCCGTTGGAAGAAGGCCGAAGACGCTTTCTACAAACACGCTGAAATTACCCGTTTGGGTACAATCAAGAATCTGCGCACAGCAATCCTGGCCGCAGTCAAGGAGTTACTGGCATGACCGAACGCAACAAAATCATGGTGGGTACTATCGGACACATTCCGGTGCCTAACCGAGGCGGTGGTTTCAAGTCCCATATGTCTATGGCATTGGCCGCGTCAACGATTGCACAGCTTAACAGTCGTCCTGTTAGTACCAAGCCAACAAAGAAACAGTTGGACGCCTGGATGGCTGAGGTATCATCAACCGATGAAGACTTCAATCTGCGTGAGCTTGCAGACAAGATCGGTGAACACGCCTTCAATGCTGGGCTTGCAGCGGCAGTCGCGTACCTGACTGGTACTGCACAAGACTTTGAACAGACGTATGCCCGACTGATAAACAGTCGCAGCCGACCTACTGAGCACGAACGTAAAGAGGCCAAGTTATGCGAAGACAAAGCGAAGTTGCTGCGCGGCCAAGCAGGCCACATAGCTGGTTTGAAACAGACATAGAACGCTGGCAGGCGGCGAACGACTTGCACAGCCTTGGCGGTCACTGCATTCGGTTATTAGCTGAGGCTGTTGAACACCAGTGCATCAAGCGTACCAAGGCTAGCCCAGTTGCTGAAAAGCTATACAACCAAGGTTTCATCTTTATCGACAGTCGTGATTGTTGGTCTACTGAGGTGACTATCAAACCGAGCTTGTGGGGCGAAGAAGCCTTGGAGATATTGGACGATTTGCATATGCCTAAGAAACTACCAGAGCTAACGCCTCTGCAATTTGACATCCTGCGTTGTGCCGTAAACACAGCCCGAGAGCACAACATTCAAACAGTGAAGGCTTTGCGTGCGTCACTGTTGCGCCGCTGGCCTAAGAAGCCAAAGAGTATCAACGCTGCCCTTGTATTTTGGGCTAACTATGAAAAGAGTAAAAAATCATGAGTGGAATCAAAAGCGATAACTGGATTCGAGAACAGTGCCGATTCACCTTGGATGGGCGCAAACCAATGATCGAAGGCTTTGAGCCTCGTCAAGTTCGAGAGTCCAGCCACCCTCAGCATTACGGTGAGCACACAGACCTTGATGAAGTCAACGTCCGGTTCACCAAGATCATTAGCTACGGCACCTCAAGCTATGGCTACGATATTCGTTGCGCACCAGAATTCAAGGTGTTCACCAACATTCACAGCACTGTGGTTGACCCGAAGAATTTTGACGACAAGAGCTTTGTTGACATGACGGGTGATTCCTGCGTGATTCCACCTAACAGCTTTGCTCTGGCACGGTCGGTTGAGTTCTTCCGCATCCCGCGTGACATTCTGGTTATCTGCTTGGGCAAGAGCACGTATGCACGTTGTGGCATCATCGTCAACGTGACACCTCTGGAACCAGAGTGGGAAGGACACATCACACTGGAGTTCTCCAACACCACGCCGCTGCCTGCGCGTATCTATGCCAACGAAGGCTGTGCACAACTGTTGTTCTTGCAGGCTGATCGTGATGACGTTTGTGAAACCAGTTATCGTGACCGTGGTGGAAAATACCAAGGCCAAACGGGCGTAACACTTCCAAAGGCTTGATATGCCGATCTATATTGGTGTGCTTGAGGACAACGGCGTTAACCGTTTGTACATTTCATCTGTGCCCGTAGAAGATGAACGCTTTGAAGGTGAGAGCGTGTTTGCCGATTGTTCGCCTAATGGCCGCAAGAATCTGGCGACAGCCAAGACAGACCTGCGCATCCTGCGTAACAAACTCACCAATGGTGACATTCCCAACAAGCTGATCGTTATGGAGGACAGTTAACATGGTTGCAGACTATCTAACAAAGTTGGACTTCAATGGTGGCTTTCGTAAAGGCGAACTTGTTATCCTAGGTGGCAGCCGTGGCTCTGGTACGTCCTTCTTTGCCAAAGAACGTCTTGACGCCTTGATGAAGATGCCATTGATTCAACACGGTGACTTCGATGATGGGCACACGTTGAAGATGACCATGCTCAAAAAGCGTGTACCTGTAAATGCCGTAGAGATTACAGTGCGTCAGCATAAGCGTCGCCGTAATCAGACTGAGGCCTATCACAAGAAAGTGCAGAAGCGTTGGGACAAACGCTCCAATAAGGATACGAAGTTCCAAGTCGTCAGCCAGCCAAAGGTCTTCAATATGTCGCACGACTTGTTTGACGCCATAGGCTTTGCTTTCGCTAATCTGTCCAAAGGAGACAAAGATGTCAAAACTCATAAGCAAGGATGAAGCAGTCGTATCAGAGTGCCAACATACAACGCCCTGCAGTGATTGTCCTTGGCGTCGTGACAGTCTAAAGGGTTGGCTTGGTGGACACACGGCAGAGGAGTTTGTTGCAATTGCTCGGACGGATTTTCCGTATCCTTGCCATGCAATAAAGAATCAGCAGTGTGCAGGCATGGCGATATATCGTCGCAACACTTGCAAGGTTCCAAGACCTCCAGCCCTTGTGTTGGAGAAAGACAAAGAAACAGTGTTTGCGTGGCCTACTGATTTTGTCGCGCATCACACTCTAGGAGAAAGCAATGGGCGGACTAGCTCTAAAGCATCTTGACGTACAGCGTGTACCTGCTGAACGCTATCAAGAACTGTCAGCACGGGTGCAGCAACGTTTCACTACGTTGTTCGGCCAACGTCCTGACATCGTGCCGTCATACGCACAGAAGCCTGACTTCGGTGATTGTGACATGATCGTTACGTCAGCCGAGTTGCCTGAGCTTTGGCGTGAAGGTTTGGCCGCTGCATCAGCTAGCAGAGGCTGGTTGGTCAACGGTGACGTGACCTCTATGGAAATAGAGAACGTGCAGTTCGACTTTATCAGCGTACCTCGTAAAGCGCGTGACTTTGCCTACGTGTACTTTGCTTTCAACGATCTTGGAAACTTGATGGGTCGTGTAGCTCACAAAATGGGCTTCAAGTACGGTCATCTAGGCTTCCAGCGCGTCCTACGTGATGGCGACCACACCTACGCAACCATCGACACAACCGAGGACGTTGCCGACGTATTTGACTTCCTTGGCTACGACTATGCGCTGTGGCAACAAGGCTTTGCAACGCTGGAAGAAATCTTCCAGTTCACGGCCTCGTCGCAGTATTTCAACCCTGACATTTACTTGCTGCACAATCGCAATGCAGTCAGTCGTATCCGGGATGCCAAGCGCAAGACATACACTGACTTTCTGAAATGGTGTGAACACACTACAGGTCTGAATCAGTACCCTTGGCATACCGATGCCGATATGCGTGACGACGAAAAGGTACAACATCTTGCCAGAGCACGCGAACGCTGGCCTGCGTTTGCAGAACGCATAGACGTACAGGTGGCGGTTCATGCCAAGCACCTTGATACGAAGACTCGCTGGAATGGCGATAACGTCAAGCTGTGGACAGGGCTCAGTGGCAAGCCCTTGGGTGAGTTCATGGCAATGGCTAAAGCACGGCCTAACTTCGATATTGCAGTGCAGGATATTGGTGTTTTGGAGGGCTTTGTACGTGGTCTGTTTGAAGCTGGATGGGGCGCAGAAAAGTCGTGAAAATGACGTAAAAATGGCTGTTTTTAGTGGTTTTCCGGTCAAAAACGCTAAAAATAAGCCATTTTTCTTGGTTTTATGGTTTACAGAGTGAAAAAAGTGTGGTACAATAGAATTATGGCAATAATGCCGAAAATTCAAAATCCACCAGTAGCAGCTTCGGCGGCTACCCTCTGAAAGGCAAATCATGAAAACTTGGGAAACAATCCTCCGCGCAGTCCAGCAGCTTCCAGAAGCGAAGGCCGCAGCCGCTAAAGAAAAGGCAGATTGGTGCGGTTGGGGTCAACGTGCAGCACAAGCGCGTATGGAAAAAGGTTACAAGACTCATACTGAGCAGTTGGAAACTCACGCAGTTCGTGAGACCTCAGTAACTGTTGAAGCCTCAGTAGTTGGCCCTGTGAAAGTAGTAAAACGTACTGCGAAATATGACGCCTCAGGCGACCGTGTTGTGAAACACGTCAGTGTCAATAAAGAACGTCTTGTACCTTACGGTCGCAGCGCCGTGATGCAGATGAATCAGTATTGCCGAGTCCTGTCCAGCTTGGACTTCACACACGAAATCGTTTTGACAAACGCCCAGCGTGCATACATTGAAGACGTCCTCTTGACTGAGGTCAAGAAATATGGAAAAATCTTGATGTCTGTGCGTCGCAAAGATACTGGAGCTACCGCCCTGTACATACGTGAAGGTAACAAGCATATCGTACTGTTTGAAGACGGTACGACAACGAAGCAAGAGCACTGGCCTCGGTTCGATGGTTCCTGGTTCTTCAACAAGAAGATCAAGCGTACCTTCTCTGCTGAGAAACCAGCAGGCGTAATGAATGCTGATGCAAAGTGTTTCTCGCTGCAAGCGAAACCTGTTAAAACCAAGTAATCAACCCGCAACCACAAGGAGCTTACCATGCCATTCTACACAGACCTTCGCAACTCTCTGAAATCCCCACTGAGTCTCAAGTGGATTGAAGACAGCAACAAACGTGAGGCGGTCGCCAAGCTGGACGACTTGACACGGCCCACGATGAAGTGGATTCCTCAAGTGAATCGTCTGAGCGAAAGCCAGTTGAAGATCGCTGAGAAGGCAACGACAACGGGCTGGCAAGTGTATGGAGTTATGCAACTTGTCTTTCATAAGCATGTTGCCCTGGTGTTGCGCAGCACGAACGGCAAAATGTGGGGCGTGCTGTACCCGAACAGTTCTGAGATTGAACGTCAAGCAACCGTGCGGTTGGTGTTCCCGATGCGCAAGACAAGCTGGGTACTGATTGCTAAAGCAGCGCCCAAGTCAGTAAGCATCAAGAACAAAACTACTTACGGCGGTAAAGTAGGTACCAAGTCTGGCCCAGTCAAAGCAAGTGGCTTCTGGACACACATCGAAGCATGACCATGAGCAAGTGGACAGCAATCAAGTCAGGGCCTTTGTTCGGTGATCGTGTGCCAAGCGGCCCGCTCACTGACAAAGTGGAATGGTTCAGCAGCAATGACGAATGGAAGTTCTGGGCATTGTTTCAGTTCCAAGTTGATGGGTCAGTAGTGATTAAGACCCATAGTGGTAAGTTTGAAGAAGAATACCACGGCGCTGCCTACACCGCTGAGTCAGCAGCGCGATTCAAAGAAATCCTACTCGCCGCAGGGTTCGTCATGGACGATAAAGCAGGCGACATGCGAAACATTTTCAATTAACCAGGAGTAAATCATGAGCGACATCCTCAAACGCATTTTCGGCAACAACACACCAGAGCAACAAGATGGTGATGCAGGCGGCACTGCCGTTATCGAGCGGCCTCCAGAACTGGCACCCGTCAATGACGAAAAGACTGCCAAGCCTCCGATGTTTGCAGTCTTGCTGCACAATGATGACAGCACCTCATTCATGTTCGTGGTTGACGTACTGCGTGAAGTGTTTGCTATGGAAGGTGAGCGTGCGCGGCAGATCATGATGGCAGCCCACACCAGTGGCAAGGCAGTGGTTGCAATCTACAGCCGTGAAGTTGCCGAAACCAAGGTCGAGCAAGCAATGGCGAAGATCACGAACGAAGGCGGTGGTCAGAATGGCCGCAACCCTAACGCACCGTGTGAACTGCGCTTCACCTCTGAACAAGAAACGGCAGGTGAATGATGAAAGCATCAGACGCCCGTAAGATCAGCGAGTCCTTCGTTGACAGCAAAAAGATCGACACCATGTGGGAGAATCTCTGCGCACGTATTCGTGTTCAAGCAGAGAAAGGCCACAAGTCTCTTATCAACCCTTGGAGCGACATTGGAGGCAGTCGCCTTGACTACGCTTCACGCGAAGAACAAGAGGCTCTCACCACCCGTTTGCGTGCCAACGGCTACAAAGTGTTTGACCATCCAGACCCTGACCCTGGTCATCCATGCAGCCATGCGTACACGGAGGTAAGCTGGTAATGTTTCAGCTAACTATGATGGGTCTATATCCATTCTGGTTTGCCACTGGTTTCTTCCCGCGCTGCATGTTAGCAGTTTATCCAAAGGCGAGTTTGGTGTATGCTAACCTTGCTTATTGGAGCATGGGCTTGTTGTGTTGGCAATCCGTTGATGCCATGCAAATGTTCATGGGACTAACAGTCAACTGGCTGTTGGTGCTATGGCTATGCAAACCAAGGTGGCAAGTTGCTATCTTGCTTGCGTGGGCTGCAACCGATGTAATCAGCCTGGTGTTCGACGTACACAGTTCTGTCTGGGACTGGATTCTGTTCGCAATCATTGCGTTGCGTAGTTCTGTTGACGTTAAGGAGAGTTAGTATGGCGTTACTAACGTCCACTTACTTAGGGACCAAGTCTGTACAATGCTGGCTGTGTAACAATCAAAAGCATGTGCATACTTCTCAAAAGGCAGCACAGACGTGTATTGAAGCAGCTTCAGGTGTGAAGCGGTTGGCGCTTGCAGAAAAGCGTAAGCTGCAACGTACTCAGGGTGAGCACCTGGTCAAAGATAAGGCAATGTTGGAAGCGTACTTGTCTGGTATGACGTATGACAGTATAGGCGCGAAATTTGAAATTTCAGGTTGTCGCGTGGCACAGCGTATTGCACGCTATAAACGAATTACAGGAGTAAAGTAAATGAACTACAAAGGGTTCCCTGAGTACAAAGACTGGCACAACATTCAACGGTGTGGTGTTCGTCAGGCGGCACATGCAACCATGAAGAAAGGCATTGATCGCATCTTGTCTTTCGACTACATGGGTAGCGCAGAGTTTGAGTTCGGTGCCTTGGCAAAAGCATGGAAGCAGTTACGTGAGCAAGGTGCTGCAAGTAAGTTGGTGCTACGTGAAACGCCTTTCAAGTCACGGTTGGAAAAACCGTTCTGGGTTATCGCACCAGCAGACATGCCCGAAGATCATCTGTTCGATGCCATCTATGGCAGCGGTACTGACCTGTACGACACACGCGAATCAACCTACATGGAATACTGGCTGAGTCGTAACCTGTGTGAGCATCACAACAAGATCACAGGCTGGCTGTCGATTGGCAAGCAACCTGTATTCTGGACTGTTCTGGAAGACCTTGCACATCGCGTCTTTGCCGAAGTCACAATCAAGCTAGGCGTTGACCCTAGTTCGTTGTCGATGTTCGATGACATCACGTTTGAACACGCTGACCGCACTTGGGAAGCGCAAGTAAAAGGCATCTACGAAACCCACGTTCGCGTCCGTCGTAAAGATGGTGGTGAACAAAACGTCCCTTACACAACTATCTGGAGCAAGCATGTCATTCCCGTCGCTGTTGAAAACTAAGACCCAGCCAATGGACAAAGAACAGTCCGAAATGTTCATTCGTTTGCTTATGGGTGAAATGCAAGGCAACGTACAGCCGTTCACACCTGATAAAGCTCAAGAGATTGGTTTCCTCGGTAAAGTCTTGCTGAGTCGCCTTGATCTTGGTGAAGTCAAGATCAGTCTGTTTCTGGCCCTGTGGTGCGTGGTGTTGTCCAACGGCAGCCCTGGCAGCATTGTGCAGTGGGCGTGGACACTGCGCGAAATGTGGCTGGCGCAGGACAAACGCATGGTCGTAATCAACGATTGGACGATGGCCTTTCCAATGGGCGTGCCAACCGAAGAAGAATGCAGCCGTGTTTGGGACTTGCAAAAGCAAGACGGTGCACCTGCTGGCAACGGCCTTGACCGTGGCGAAGTCTGGACTGTAAATACTGAACACGCACAAAGCGTTCAACAACCTGGAGATAGCAATGGCTGATTTCAAATCACCGACAATCATCACCAAGGCACCGCACACACAAATTCGTATTCAGGCATCTGAGTACCAGAATGTGACGCGCCTTGACATTCGTGAGTACAAACAATTCGGCGGCAGCAAAGAGTTCAAGCCCACCAAAAATGGACTGAGCATTCCTCAAGAACTCTTTGAGTTGTTCATGGCCGGGTGCCAAAAGCACGGCAAAGAACTGCCTCGTCGCGTAGTGGACACGCCGGAAGGTGTGCGTTTCGTTATTGGCAAGACGGCGGAGGATGCAATCTTCCACAAGACACGCCTTTACTTGACGGAAGAAGAAGGCCGTAGCAAAGCGCCGCCTGATGGCTATGCACTGTTCAAGGTCAAGATTGACCAGGGCACGGTTGTCAAGCAAAAACGTTTGGCTAATCGGAAAAACAAAAAGTGGAAAGACGTTGAATAGCTAAAAGGAGAAGTTATGTTATGTTTCGATGCCCTCTTTGAGGGTTTGGGTATGACGCCCTGGAGTGATGATGTTCCAGAGCTTCACAGAGAAATCATTGTTGGAATTGAATCCTCGGAAGCTGAATGCAAGAGCAGCCGTGGGTTCGACTTGATGCGTGGTTGGTACAGCACTTGGATTAAAGGGCCGAACACAGAAGGCTGTGGTATGCACCAGCAAGCTATTCTGGATATGGAGCCTGATGCGCATAAGCAATGGCATACCCAAGAAGTGATGTTGGTGTCAGTCAAGCTGAATGTCACAGGTAGTATTCGTCCCGGAGTCATTCCGGCTGAACTGCTTGAGCCTGGCGCTTGGTGGGCATACTACGATGATCTGGTGCAGCACAATGAAACGCTGGTGCCTTTGCACGAATACGTTAAACTGCAACGCGACGTATGTAAGACACGGATAAAGCACGAAGGTATCTTCTATCCGTTGAAGCGATAACACGTAGGGCCGTTAGCTCAGTTGGTTAGAGCAGAGGTTAGTATGGCAAAGATTCTTAAACACCCATTTGTCGGTTACAAAGGCTATCGAGTATGGCACAAGAAAGAATGCAGGTGGTACGTGTGTTTGGTGCCCCTTGCTGGCTACACGCTAAGGCGTACAACCATAACGATGGCTAAGTACAAACTCTCTGTTAAACACGGTCGCATCCTTGGCAAACACGAGGAAGCTGACCATATTGACGGTGACAAGTCGAATGACGCTATAGACAATCTCCAAATACTAACACCTATTAAAAATCGAAGAAAGGCAGTAGTGGAGTCTGGACATGCTAGACCAAGGCACTTGCACAGACGTATTACTAAGTTGCGTAACCAAGGCAACACTTTTGTAGATATTGCCAAGCTCTTGAAACTGTCAAGATGGCAAGTAGGTAACATTTTCCGTGAGGGCTAGTAGCTTAGAGTCCTAAAGCAGCGGCCTCATAAGCCGTTGATCGTCGGTTAGAATCCGACCTAGCCTACCAACTCATAATCCTTTGGTCGTTGGTTCAAATCCAACACGGCCTACCACTCATTTCTTTGGAGCACATAATGAAATTCATAGGCGCAATCGTGATGTTCATCGCGTTGATGCTGGTTGTGTACATAGGTACCGAAGCTGGTTCCTATGTGCTGCACGGCGGTTTGTACGGGTCTAGCATTATCAGCATTATGCTGCTGGCGCTGGCTGTCTTTGTAGGTGTGATGCTGGCCCTTTGGCTTGGCAAGTTCGGTTATTCAATCTTTTCTGGAAAGGTTCCATCGTGATTAAGAAAATTCTTCTCTTGGGCGTTATCGCTCTGTTGGCGGCGTGTGATCGAGCGCCTTCCAATGTCAAAACCCTCGTGACTACAGACTGCGGTGTATCGTGGACTGTGGTGGCCGCAGGTCAACGTGTACCAACCTCTGTTGGAACGTGTGAGTACAAAACTGTGTTGCCTGACTATCCGATGCAAGGTGACACGGAGTTTCAAGCTCAGTTCGCTGGCAACGTATTGGTCAAGATCAAGATCGCCTATGACTACGAAATTGTCGATGGCTTGAAGTTCATCAAGGAAGCCAAGTTCCTCGGCAAGTCTGGTTCGGCGGCTGACGCGGCGGCTAACACAAAGATGTCGGCCTTTGAAACGGCTGAGAACGTTGTGATTGATGTGCGCCTGCGCGACATCGTGACCGAGGCCACTTTGAAGCATGACATTGTGGACTTCAATCCTTCGACATTTGAAGATCAGTTGTTTGCTCAGGCGAACAAAGTCCTCGAATCGCGTGGTGTGCATTTGAACAGCATTACGTTCATTACTATCCCAGACGAACAAACTCGTATGGCTATTGATGCTGCTACAGCGGTCAACGTCTATAAGGCAAAAGGCTTGCTGGATTTTGGTCAACGTCTAGCAATCGCAAAAGCGGGCGCTGCGAAGATCGTGGTTGAAACGTCTCCTCGTGAAGACACAAAGAAGTGAGGCCAGTATGAACTTGAAAGAATTTGCTGTAAAAAAGCAACGTATAGCGTCTATCGCTAAGTGGAGCCTTGCATTCATTGCGGCTCTGATTGTGTCACCTATCATCTTCTTGGTGGTCAAGGGTGCCATTGGTCTGGTGGTGGCTGCGGTGATCGGATTGGCCGTGGTCAACTTTGCGCCTGCCGTCAGTATGAAGTTTGCCAACTGGAAGCTCAAGGCAATCAAAGCGGAGGCTAATCGCAATCCTATTGAGACATTGCAGAATGTGTTTCAAGCGCGTATGGCTGACAAGGCGGCTTTCAAGGAGCGTATTACTGCCTTTCGTACCGAAGTCTCCGGCTTTGCTGACAAGGTAGAAATGTTCAAAGTGCAGTTCCCCAAAGATGTTGAGAAATTTATTCGACAACTCCAAGGTATGGAAATGCTGCTTGCCCGGCGTGAAGCTAAGTACAAGCAAGTCAAAGGTGAACTTGAACAGTTCGAGGCTGAGATTAGACGTGCTGATGCTATCTGGCAAATGAGCCTGGCTGCACAAGCATTAAACGAAGCTGCTGGCATGGAAGGCGAAGACGTTTACGCCAAGATCAAGACTGAGACTGCTATCGAAAGTGTGCAGCACAGTCTTAACAAGGCATTCGCCGAAATGCAAACTGAACTCATGGATAACCCAGGTGAGTACATGCCTCCATCGTTACCTCCACCGGACGGTGATGAATCAATGGTGGTTGACATTAACGTTCGTCAAAAGGAGTATGCACGATGAACTGGATTTTTCGTCTTATCGGGTCTTTGCTGGTACTGATTATGCTGGTACTGGTGTTGTTCATTGCAGAGAGCGATGTTGAGCCTAACAAAGGCAAGAACGTGCGCCCTGTGCAATCGGAAGAAGATTCTTCCATGAAGGGTATGAAGATCAACTGATCTTCCTACGTTGTTTTTTTTTCAACCAAATAGGTATTCAAATGAAAGTTTCTAACTCAATCCGTATTGCCGGTATGTCCCTGGCGTTTGCAATGGCTTATGGTGGTGCGCAAGCCCAACAGGCCGAACTCAAAGTCGCCACGGGCGAGTGTGTCAAAGACAGTTGCAGCACCTACGTGACCATGTTCCGTGAACTCAAGGCACGTTGCACTGGTGACCTGACGCTGACCGAAGTACAAAGCAAAGGCTCGGTCGAAAGCGTTGACCGTCTGTTAAACAACGAAATCAATGCAGGCATCGTTCAAACCGATGTGTTGTTCTGGCGCAAGCGTACTGAGGACTTGAACGCTGTCAAGACGCTGGTTGCATTGCATCCCGAAGAAATCCATTTTGTCGCACCTGCTGACTCTGGCGTGAAAGCTGGTGGTATCGGCGTAGGCACCATTCGCATCAAGCAAGAAGCTGTGACCTTCACACAAGTTGACCAGTTGGCTGGCTACCGTGTGGGTGTGGTTGGAAATAGTGGCAGCATGGTTACGGCCCGTCTGATTCGTGCAGAAGGTAACGTCAACTACGAAGTCGTGTTGTTTGAAAACGGTGACAAGCTGCGTGCGGCACTGGATGCAGGCGAAGTGCAAGCAATCGTCTATGTTGGTGGTGCGCCTCTGCCGTCGGTGTCTGCTTTGGACGGTCGCTACAAGCTGCTTGGTTTCTCACCTGCTTTGGTTACTACGCTCAAAGACATCTACCGTCCCGCTACTTTGAACTACGGCAAGATGAATGCCGCAGGTATCAAGAGTATGGCTACCGAAGCAAACTTGGTGACCCGCGAGTACAAGACACCTAAGATGGTTGCAGCACTGGCCGCCTTCCGTTCATGCGCTTTGTCGGCCATTGACGAACTCAAAGAAACCACAGGTACGCACAAGAAGTGGCAAGCTGTGCAAAGCGACAACAAGGGCAAGTGGCCTTGGTACGAATTGCCTGTTGCAGCCGTTGCCAAGAAGAAGTAAGGACGACTATGACTATCGAACTCCAACAACGTGTTGCCAAGATCGTAGGCGAACAACTTGGCATTGACCCACAAACGGTCACAATGGAAAGCAACTTCATTTCTGACCTCGGCGCTGACTCTCTGGACACCATCGAACTGGTTATGGCCCTTGAAGATGAATTTGGCATTGAAATCGCTGATGATACGGCTGAGGGACTGAAAACCATGTCCCAAGTCGTGGAATACATCGAAAAACTGCCAAAAACGTGAAAAAACCGCTAAAATAGCGAAAAAAAAGCACGAAAATACTGGTTTACAGTGCAAAAAAGTGTGGTACAATAGAGCTATCGACTATTTGCCACCAATTTTGCGTACTAGACGCTTTTATCAATCTGGTTGATGTTCTAGTCTCCTCAACCGCAAGTAGGTACTCAGCGTACCGAAAGGAATCACCATGTCGAAGTCCAAAGCAACAAAGCCTGCAATCAAAACTACCTTTGCACTTGCAAAGGTCACAGTTGGAAAAGTTGCAATCGTAAAGCCAGTGCCCGGCTCTCCAGTTAACCACACGAATGAAGTGGCTGGCGAGAAGGGCAAATACTTTGTCCTGCAGTCGTTTGGCAAGATGCCTACGCAAGAACTGCCAAAGCGTGAACGTGTAAACTTCAAGTTGTTACCTTTGCTGGCAACTTTCTTGGTTGAAAAGCGTGCTCACCAAAAGGTCAGCGCCCGTGGTTATGTGACGATTGAAACCCTCAAGCATCAAACCGCTGGCAAAGAACTGCATGTGACTCCTCTGGATGCACAAACGGATGTGATGGGCGTATCGGAATTCTTGCGTACCCCACCAACTGCCAAAGAGGTAGAACGTGAAGCCAAACGCCTGGCAAAGAACACGGTCAACGGCGTTGTCGTGCCCAAAGCTGTGCGTAAGGTACATGCAAAAGTTGCAAAGCTGTCTGCCAAAGCAGAAAAAGCCAAAGCCAAATTGGAAACAAAGGCTGCTGGTACTGCTGGCTGGCCGTTCCCCACTGGTCCTGGCGCACTTGATGTGCCTGCTGCCAGTGGCAAAAGCGTGCCTGCAATGACTGCCAAGAAAGCTCCTGCTGCACCCGCTGCTGCAAAGACTGTAAAGTAATTGTTGCAACAACAGCGAATTAGCACGCTGGCAGAAGGGTAGCGCAAGTTACCCAACAAACACCTATTACGGCATGGTTTGCTTTTGCCGTTATTCAGTAATCCTCTGGCTACGCTGTAGCCGCTTAACTAAGGAGCCAAAAATGGCAACAACCAAGAAAGTGGTGAAGGCAGTAGCCAAGTCCACGAAGTCCTCGAAACCAGTCGCAAAATCCTCGAAGTCGGCATCTGCCAAGAAAGTCGTGACGAAGAAAGTCGTTCGTCGCGCCGCTCCTGCAGCACCTGCTTTGAAGCCTTGCAAACGTTCTTTCACTCAAACTGAACTCAATGTCATGCTAGCAGAAGCAGGTGGCTGTGAAGTTAAGCAAGCCAAGGCCATGCTTAACAAGCTACAAGACTTGTTGATGGCATCTTTGATGAAGCGTGGCATAGGTAAAGTAAAAGCACTCGGCCTGACTTTTGCGGTAACTCACATTCCAGAGCAGAAGATGGGCGCTGTCAAGAAGGGTACAGAAGTCAAGGGCTTCGGTGGTACTACCGTTATCTCTCCTGGCAAAGCGGCTTACGTGAAGCCTGCCCGTATGCGTTTGCGGATTCGAGCGTTGAAGGGCTTCAAAGACACAGTGCTGTCGGCCTAATGGTTCTTTGCATGGTGGGCTGTGGTTACAAGCTGCAACCTACTATGCAACCGACCTAATTTGTGAACGCCAATTTTATAAGCCAAGCACTGAAAGGTTCAAATGAAACTTGCTGGTTTGGATATTGAGACACTGGACACCTCAGTGCGCTCCCAAGTGTTTGAAGTCGCCATTGTGCTGGCTACACTTGACGAAGAATTCAACGTGGTTGAAACGGGCGGTACAAAGTTTCGCTTTGACTTCCTTGAGCAAATGGCGTTGCAACGTACTGTTAGTACAGGCACCATTGAGTTTCACGAACGACTGCGTACACCTGATGGCTTGCGTAAGAGCCTGTACGGTGAAAGCGAATACGTTGATGTTGACGCCCGTACTGGTCTTGACATCATCGCCAAAGAGGTTGCTGCTTCTGATGAACTGTGGATTAACGGCCTCAGCTTTGATTGCAGCATCCTGTTGACTATGGCACTGGATATTGGCTACGAAAAGCCTCTGTGGAAATTCCGACGGGAACGTGATGTGCGTACCATTCGGGAAACGAACGTGCATGTTCACCACGCCACTGACTTGAGCCAAGTAGCTCACAAGGCGTATGAAGATGCGAAGTGGAACTTGCAGGTTGCTGCTGCCTACTACAAGTGGATGGCTAGCTTGCCTAAATCGTTTACAACATAACGTATGTTGCTATTCCTAATTCAATTGCTGACTGTAGCACATCAACCCGAGCAGTATCAACCGTCATTGAGTGCTTGGAATGTTGTTGTGCGCAGACAGCCTGAACGTGTGGCTGAAAAGCCGTGGGTGCGAATATACAAGTTCGGGCTTGATCGCACTTGACGGAGTGCTGGTGTTACCCCGCCCAAAAGCAAACACCCTATAGATTATCCGCGTTGCAGTGGATGGCCTTTGGCCTAGTCGTAGTCTCTGACGAGTTGCCGACGATAAATGCAACGAAACGCAGCCCGTAGATCATCACTTGAGGCAAGAGATACGGCAGTAAATACCGCTGACCCGGCGGTTGCGTAAGACAACACGATGACCTTTTGGTGTAGTCGTGTAAAGTAATGGTATGAAGCGCGTCAGTCGTTATTGACCTCTGCCTAACCAGCAAGTTCGTGACGCTGCGTGGATGTCAAGGAAGTTTTGTGCTTGTCTCAGTCACCGATGGTAACGGTGCAACACAGAACTGAACCATCTAATTCCCGGTGTGTAGCGCAGCCTGGTAGCGCATCTGCTTTGGGAGCAGAGGGTCGCAAGTTCGATTCTTGCCACACCGACCAACATTGAAAGGACTATCATGCTAAGTATGTAGAACTACTTGGAGCACATGATGGAAAAAGGTTATTATCGCAAAGTCACAAGCCGTGGAATTGGCCCCGGAGGTTGGAAGTGTGCATGTTGCGCACCAGCACCTGGCAAGCCAAAGAAGCAGTGGAAACGTATTGCGAAAAAGGCTCTGCGCCTTCTGTTCACAGACCTCGTGGAGCAAACCTGATGGCAGTTTACTGAAAACGGGATGTCGCGCAAGGCCCTCGCGATTAGGGTTCAGTATATGCTGGTGTAGGGCCAACCAAGCGCCATAGAAGTCTGCATCCTTACAATGATGCAGTGGTGGAGTCTGACTGAAACCAGTCAGTCCTTTGGCATTAGTCAGAAACATGGTTGTGCGCTGATTGGGGCGCAATATATCTTCCAGCGGTAAAATCCCGAACCAATCACTAACACGGCGTGTTTACGCGAACCTTATCTTAGTCGTAGTGACTAGGACACTTACTAACATAGTGCCAATTGTTAGCGTAAAGTGCTTACGACAAAGCCTAAGGAAATTGTATGAGCGATACCATTGCGGGTCATGACACGCTTTTGTCTGCGTTGTCTGCCAAAGAACAGAAGTCGGCAGTTGAGAGACACATCCCTATATATGAATGTTTTGAGCATTCTGTTGGAAGGGTGGTGTTCTTCTGTCCTGTCTGCAACAGACAACACTTTCATGGAATGCCTAAAGGCACTGTAACACACAGAACACCACACTGCTCTGACAACGATGATGGTGAGCTTGAGTTCATTCATGAGCGAGGCTACTATCTAGTAAAGTCTGCATGTGAATACGTGTTAAAAAGTGGTGATGGTACGGGTTACTGGTGCATACTACCTGAACGTGTAGATGGTGGATACTGCTGGACACGTAATCTGCAAATGGCAACGCGCTTTCCCTCGTATGACAGTATTGTTACCGAGGTCTACGAACGACTGATGCACCTTGCTCCAGAAGAACCTGGAATGAAAGATAATTGGCAACAAGATAACTCGATGCTTGCAGAAGCGTATAAAGAGCTAGTTACACCTGTAAGAGGCAGTCGCGTTGAAGCAGTGGCGGTACTTACAAAGGTTTCAAAACTGAAAGTGCCGGATAAGGTACTAGAGATAGACGAAGATAGTCTAAACATCGACTATTTCAGTCTAGGCGAAGACGACGAAGATTAAAGATTTGTGTTCCGTCAGAGTTGAACCTCCTGGGTTGTGTACCTCTTCATTCTACGAATGTGCATGATCGCCTCAAATGAACTCTGACGTAGTGATTCACGTTTGAGGCAAAAAGTGAAACCACTGTTGGAGTGGGTGTAGAAATCCAACCTGTGAGAAACGTAACAGTGCCTCACGGTAAGTGCTTTATGGTTTGCTGTAAAGTAATTACCGCGAGACATTGTGGCTCGTCCTGGCTCAGTTTAGAAGTGCTGCTACGGAAAAAACCGGCGCGGGAATCGTCGATTCCTGTTTGCGTGAAAACGCATGATCTGTGTAGTAACCTAAATCGGAGTGTCTTATGCTTGAAATAACAGTATCGGAAGCAGTACCCACAATCGAAGTCAATGTGCGTCCTGAATTGCATCGTGTGAATCTCAAAGATTACCTGATGTCATTGAAGGGTCGTTTCGTTGGGGTTGACTTCGTTAAGCAAGACGGTAGCGTTCGCGCACTTAATGGACGCCTCGGTGTTCATTGCCATGCTAAAGGCGGAGAGAATAAGACAGTGGCGGATTCGCGTCCCTACTTGACGATCTTCGATGCTAAAGCAGGCCAATACCGTACTCTTAATCTCGCAACGGTGATGGAGCTTCGCTCTAATCGCCAAGCCTACGCTGTCGTAGGTTGATGATGTTGAATGCGTAGTCTGATACGCCAACGTGTCTAGGTAGAGCCAGCCGGGTGTGGTGGTCGGCTGTTGGGGTGGTTGACGGTTCGATTCCGTAGACTATGACCTAGATTTCGGAGCCCCAAATGCAGCGCAATCCAGAAGCTGCCAACATCATGTCTTGTTCCCAGCAAGACTGTCAAGTTCAATTGCAGGTGCGTGTGTGCGACCCGTCAGACGGTTTAATCACATCTTCGGTGACATTGTGGGCCAGATAAAACGATGTTAGCAACACGGAATCAAGGTGTTGGCCGAATGAAGACGCCATAAAGGTCTGAGACTTGATTAGTACAATGACCTGCCGTGAGTGCTGTCACAACGAAAAAGGTGACGCCGGAACAGTTCCCTAAGGGAGCCGAGTAACCGTGCTGAATTTTGCGAAAGCAAAAGTCAATTGTTGTGTGAGTATGACGCAGTAGGTTGCAAGACCTGCGTACCGTGTTCATGCTCTGAAAGACAAAGCGAATGTATGCTGGACGCGGGTTCAATTCCCGCCAGGTCCACCAGAAGCGCACTTGAGTCTAGTTGTATCAACGGACTACCCGAAAGGGATGCACTGCCGCAAATAAGCAATATCTTCTTGGGCTTTAGTGTGGTGTTGTAGTGTTCTTCTGATGGGCCTGCCCTGGTTTCGACAGCGTAAGATAGTGGCGTTTACAACACGAGGTAGCATGTACCCTCGAAAATCACGTATGCAAACAAAGTAAATGCAAACGAAAGTAGCTTCCGCATGGCAGCCTAAAAGCTGACCACCGGCAGAGTGCGGTTAGGGTAGCAATACTCTAGCTTAGTCCAGCCTCCTGATCATGATGGAGTCTCTGTTATCAGATTGACTGGACACCCTCATTTTTAATGTGTGCTACAATTAAGTTTTGCAGCACGCATCTGTACTCACCCCGGATGGTGAAAGCGGTAGACACAACGGACTTAAAATCCGTCGCTTCGGAAACGGGCGTGCTGGTTCGATTCCGGCTCCGGGCACCAAGTGCTCAGTTGCGACTCCTTAATTCAAAAATCACTGACGTTGCGAAAGACAACTCTCAGTGGGTAGAATGAACGTGTGCGTGGAAGATGTGGCGAATAGGGCAGTAGCGTATAAAGAGTAACGCCTTTTGACCGCGAAATCCTGGGAAGCGTTGCCCGGTTAAACTGGAATCCGAACACATTGAAAGCGCATGACGGTTGCAGGTTCGAGTCCTGCCGGAGTCACAAGTGAGTATTAACCTGTTTTGTTATGTTTGGAGGTGTTATGTACCGTGTTTGGTATCTCAATCGCTGGATTGAAGACGTGCCTGTTACTGAGGCACTGGTTTACAAAGAAGAAGGTCATCATGTGCAACGCATGGACCTTGCTTACACCACACCTCCAACGTAATCACGCCGCTTTAGCTCAGTTGGTAGAGCAACCGCCTTGTAAGCGGTAGGTCGTCAGTTCGATTCCGACAAGCGGCACCAGATAATTGTCAGGCTAACACCGTAGCTTATAATCTGACCATGCCGATGAACTACGGAAGCTCGGCAACCCGTAATGGTAAGTATTTTTGGGACGTTAGCTCAGTTGGTAGAGCAGTGGACTTTTAATCCATTTGTCGTGGGTTCGACCCCCGCACGTCCCACCACGTTTTGTTTTGTTAAAGGAATGTTATGAGCAATGATGTTGCACTTCCGTCACAGTTCAAGGATGTTATCCGCGAACGAATCTTGTCCGCCTTCATGGACTTAATCCCCAAAGAGAAAATCGACGAACTGGTTGAAATCGAAATCAAAGCCTTCTTTGAAACCGAACAACTGTTGACCGTCACCCAAACCACTATCGAAGTGGACAACCCGAAGTACGAAGCAGGTAGCTATGGCTACGGCAACGACAAACGAATCAAGCGTGATGCTATGGTCTTGGGCAGCAAGATGACGCCTTTCCGTCAAATGGTGTGGACGACTTTGCACAGTGCGCTTGCACCTCAGTTGCTGGCGATCATCAACGATGAAGGCTCTGAACTGCGTGTCAGTCTCCAAGAATGGCTGACTGAAAAGGCCAAGCCCGATCTGAACGTCGCCAACAAAGACTTGTTCAACACTATGGCTATGGGCATGGTGGCAATGTTGCTGCGTAATTGTGTGATGGATGCTGCATCGTCGGCGCACATGACAATGACCTCTGCGTTCCAGAATGCAGGGCTCAACATGAACAACATGCCTGGAATGTTCGTACCTACAGGCCGTTAAGAGAAACAGCATGGCTAAAAAACTGACCAAGCTAATGGTCTGGGACGGAAACAATTTGTTTCGTCGCAGTGCCGGAAACAAAGGCTTAGCACGCTTGACGTTCAAAGGCAAGCCAACGGGTGCCATTCATGGTACGGTCAAGGCCGTGCTGACTGACATTCAGATGTACAAGCCTGATGAATGCGCAATTGTATTCGATGGCAGTGGTGCCCGAGCATCCAAGCAGAAGATTTACGCAGGCTACAAAGCGCAACGTGCTTCAAGCATGGATGAAAGTCTGCATCACCAGATGATTATCACCCGTGATATTCTGCGTGCTGCTGGACTGTGTGTGCTTCAAAAGCCTGGCGTTGACGCTGACGATGCCATTGGGTGCATCACGAATCTGCCAAACCGCAGCATCCTGATCGGCAGCAATGACAAAGACTTCCTGCAGCAAGTGAGTGAGACTTGTAGCCAGATTCGCAATCTAGGCAACGGTCCTGAGCTTTGGAATCTTGCAAAGCTGCGTGAAGCATGGCAACTCGAACCCAATCAAGTGGCTGATTATCTGGCCCTGTGCGGTGACGGTGTTGACGGAATCCCTGGCTTGAAAGGCTGCGGTCCTAAGAATGCGCTGGAAATGCTGCATGAATGGGGCTCGTTGCGTAGCATTGTGGAAAACCGTGCGCAACTGGCACCACGCTGGCACAAGGCTGTTGAAAAGCAGCGCAAGCAATTGAAGGTCTTTTATTCACTCACCAAGCTGGACACCTCAGTGATTACGGATTCTGCAATGCAGACCATTCTGCCCAGACTAATCCCTGGCAAGTATTCACCTGATCTGAAAGCAATATGCGAAACTCACGGACTAACGTGGCTGAACAAGTGGTTTCTTTCGCATCGCCCTTCGGTGCTATCGTCAGCACGGGGCTTGTGGGGATAAATTCAGCACTTTCTGAACTGAAAAGGCGACACTGTAAATATGCTGTGATCGAACCGATTTGGTCAGGTAAGAAAACTGTGGTAAACTACGAAAAGTGGATGCGGCAAAACTGCGAACACGATGGTTTACTCTCTGAGTATGACTGGCCCGTAGATTTGCGTGCTGGTTGGTCGAGTTGGGGTGGCACAAAACCACGTCAACTAGGCATACTCACACGTCTTGTAAATAACAAGCGTAACGTAATAGTTCCTGTAGCGTATGGTGTGCAAGGCAGCGTGGCTCACAACCACAATGCTTTGCTCACCAGAAACCTACTGATAGGTCACGGTTTCACCACCGGAGCAGGCTGGTACAAGTGTGTGGATGTAAATAGTCCACTAGAAACACTGTCTCCCATGTCTAACGCTCTAAAGTTACCTGTACCACGCAAGTGGCGGGTGATAGCTTTGTAAACGAAACATCCATTCGTGGATACTACACTTTGGTTGGCCCGATCATTGTGTCTCTTGTCATCTGGGCGCTTTTAATCTCATTGAAGGAAAATCAACATGGCTACCAAAACCAAACTGCGTGCTTCTGCTGCAACCAAGAAGGTTGTGAAGAAAGCGGCTGCACCTGTGAAGAAGACCACTGCTGCGAAGAAGCCAGCGCCTGCCGCCAAGAAAGTTGTGAAGAAAGCTCCTGCTGCGCCTGCCAAGAAAACCACTGCCAAGAAATCTGCTCCGGTCGCCAAGAAGGTTGTGAAGAAAGCGGCTGCGCCTGCCAAGAAAACCGTCAAGAAAGCACCGAAGTCTCTGTGGCAAGTCAGCTTCCTGGTCAAGGGCGCACGCGAACTGCAAAAGGTTGAATCCGTTACCGAGCAAAGCGCCGGTATCGTTGTCGAGCACAAGCTGCCCCGTAGCAAGCATCTGCGCACCGACTTCTTCCCGTTCAGCCAAGTCATCCTGCACACTGAATCCAGCGCCGTGGTCAAGGGCGAAGCCGAAGTTCGCTACTACGATGACGTGGTGGAATTTGCCGAAGCCGATGGCCGCCTGACCGTCACGTTTGAAGATGGCGCAACTGCCACCTTCACGATGGACGAAAACACCCGCATCGAAGCCACTCAAGGTGGTGTGAGCAGCGGTGGTGGCGACGACGAAGGCGACGACGAAGAAGCCGATGAAGACGGTGACGACGAAGAAGGTGATGACGACGAAGACGAAGAAGGTGATGACGAAGAAGGCGATGACGAAGACGAAGAAGGTGATGACGACGGCGACGACGAAGAATCCGACGACGAAGACGAAGAAGTTGGCGATGATGAAGAAGAAGCCGACGACGAAGACGAAGAAGGTGATGACGACGGCGACGACGAAGACGGCGACGAGTGGGAATAAGTCCTGGTCTGTAACCACCATTCAGTAACGAACTGACAGAGGGCTTCGGCCCTTTGTCTAATTGGAGAAAACAAAATGAGTACAATTCAATTTGTGCCCTTGGCTAACACCAAGTGTAATTCCTGCGGTCATCTGGTATCCCACGCGAAGACTTTTCACGATGGCTGCCACTTTACCAAGGGCAATGATTCCTGTCCAGCAAAAACATTCCAAATTGGAGTAGGTGTGAACGTCGAAAAAGCCAGTCAAGCCATTGCAGAAGCCTTGTTCAACAAAGATGTGGTTGCCTTGCAGCGTCATGTCAATAAGCTGGCAAGCTACAAGCCTGTCCAGACGGAACAAGTCCTCGAAGCAGTGTTCAACAAGTATGCCCTGTTGAATGGCATCGAAGTCGAAGACCAAGTTGTTGCCCTCGGTGATGACGACGAAGGCGATGACGAAGACGACGAAGGTCTGCAAGACGGTGACGAAGACGACATCGAAGGCACCGGCGACGAAGAAGGTGATGACGCTGATGACGCTGATGACGAAGGTGAAGACGATGCAACAGACGTTGCCGCTTCTACGCCCGTCGTTGCTGCGCCTGTAGCGGCTGCACCTGCAGCGGCGGCTGACGAAGACGACGAATGGAATGATGACGCCACACCTGGTGGTTAACAAAGGCTGCTAGAGTAATCGGAAACGGTTGCTCTAGCAATCCAAGCAAGGACATGCTATGACCACTCAAGATCATGCGATGAATCAAAAGTTTATCGCCCAATTGATCGCCAACAAGACTCAGGTAAGCCTGTATCTGCGTAATGGCGTCAAGTTGACGGGTGCTATCTTGGAACAAGACGAACAAGCCATCGTGTTCGACGGGGCTAAAGCTGAGAACCTGGTGTTCAAGGACGCAATCTCTACGATTGCAAGACCAAAAGCTGTTGAGGTTGGCAAATGATTCTCACGCCTCTGAAAGAGTTGCTGTGTTCAACTGAACTCAAGAACTTTGATGGGGAGCGTGTTTGGAATTTGCTTAAATCTGCACATTGCTGCTGGGTTGAGAATGTTGGGGAGTTAAACGGCTATCGTGTGCTAGGTGCACATGAAACGCCAATGGCACCTCAACTACTCGTCATGTCAGACGAAACTGCGTTAGCTGTAACGGGTATCGTTGACGTTGATAAAGCAGGGCTTGCAACACTGTTGGAAGCTCAGTTAAGTTATGTTCCTCGCTACGCCATTATGGAATGGTATCTAACACCCAAAGGTGGTGGCTTCCGCGAAGCTGTTATCTGTCTGGGTCACGTCGGTTTCGACGAAACATTCTCCCAAACCAAAGTTACCATAGCATCAATGATGGGTAGACCAGTACCCAATGAAGTCATTGACACATTTCAACACAATCCTGATCTTTCCAAGGCTTGGTGTTTCGCTACGTTAGCTGCTTTGCGCAAGCGAGGTCTGCTGCTAGAGAAGATTAAAACAGGCACAGTATGGTCAACACAACTAATGCCAATGGGTGCTTATGGAATCCAGTGAACCAAAACAAATGATCGACCTGCACGCTGCTGCCGTAAAGCTAACGTTTTTCCTACGTGGGAAGATTCATGCTGACGGTTTGATTGTGCGGCAGTTGACAACTCTAAACAGCAAGATAAAACCTGGGCCAGACGATGTGCTCTCGCTTGAGAAGCCACAATGCTGGTGGATGCCTGCTACCGAAGGTGCTGTGGCCGTACTCGTCGCACCCATTCGTCACGTTTGGCATACAAAACACAAAGCCGCGTTGAATCTTCCTGACTGGGATGAACACATGCGCAGTGTATGGTTCGCACATCTAAACACTACAGGCATTCCGGTGCCTGTCTCACACATGGGTCTAGTCAACAAAGACTGGACGATCAAGACGCCTCTCCATATCATCCATTTGGAAGAAGGCGAAAGCAATGCGATCAAGCGTGCTCAGTCCCACTGGGGCAACATCGCATTTGGCTGTTGGGCAGTCACGCTTCTTGACACTACTACGGTGCTACATGAAAAGCTCGAAACCCCTACCGCTGCTGGTTGAAGGTGATATTGTTCTTCCTTATCGCGGAAACTTTCCGATCATGCTGTTCGACAACGCTCAGCCTGAGAACACCGACACTTTTGTTCGCGCACGCAAGCATCCTACGTTAAACGTTTGGTACAGCGATGTTGACGAGCAGGCTGTTGGTGACGCAGAACCGCGTGACCCACACCACTGGAAGTCACAAGGCGCTGTTGTTTTTCTGACCGTACAAAAGCTGTCAGTCAACTTTGGTATTCGTATCACCCGTGTGTTTCGTGAAGGCTTGAGCGCACGAGGTGTAGCAATCGAACTTCCAGCAGGCATGGAGTTTCCGTATCAACATGATACGGACAAACTATTCAAGCCGCTGGGTCAATAACAACACATTGGAGATATGGTCAAATCATGAAGTATTCTTTATGGGCTGGAGAGCACTACGTACAAAGCAGTGATGATGGGAAGCGGTTGCAATGCAACACGAACCAGTTACGCACCTGGTGTGACGCAATGAGCATTGACGTTATTCCTGCCAAACTGGTCGTGAAAGACAACCAGAAAGATGCTACCCTGGCGGTAGCAGAGTTCACACAGGGCTGTGCTATACGCTGGAAAACACCGGAAAATGCACGAAAAACAGCGTGAAAAACGTGGTTTTTAGCACAAAATGGCTGAAAAACAGCCATTTTTTGTGGTTTTTGGTTTACATTTTCGGAAAAGTGCGGTATAATGAAGTATGCGCAGCACATGCGTAAATTTCATAAACTTACCAACTGGAGCCAACTATGACCCTCGCACCCGCCGTTAACACTGCCCTTGTCAAGCACATTGAGTCTCACCAGACTGGTGGCAAAGACTGGCCTGCTGATGCAGTCTTCGCAGTCAAGTACAACATGAGCACCTGGCCATGCGGCTGGGGCAAAGAAGCAAGCGTCCAGTTCTTCCCAAGTCTGGAAGCGTTGGAGTCTTGGAAAGCTGGTCAGCATGACTGGGCATTGTGTGAAGACAATTACGTTGCGTACACCGTGTACGAATGGGACCTCGGCCCCAACGTCCGTGCTGATCTGAGCTACGATCAAGGCAACGTCGGTTCAACGTATGAAGAAAAGCAAGCGTCGATTTTCGGTTAATCATTCAGAGCCGCTTCGGTGGCCTGTTCTTAAATCATCAGGAGTAAATCATCATGAAAAAATTTGTAGCATCTGTTATCTTGGCCTTGTCTGTTGTTAGCGTCAACGCTGCACCTGTGTCTGATCTGTCTGCAGGTCAAGTAGGTCGCATTGAGTTTCAAAGTTCAACGCCTGATCATCGTCATGCTCTGATAAACGGAAAATTAGGTCCGGCACTCACCGTTTATGGTGATCTGTTGATGCCTACTGTCAAGACAGAGGGTAAAGTGCCCGCCGTGGTCTTCTCTCACGGCAGCGAAGGCGCAGCGGCACGTTACTACGACTTCTGGGCAAAAGAGTTAAACGCTCAAGGTATCGCCGTGTTTGTTGTTGATAGCTTCAAGCCGCGTACCATGACCGTTACTACAGGTGCTGCACAGTTGGCGTTCAACATCACAGGCAATATCAGCGACAGTATTCATGCGCTCAAACTGTTGGCGACCCATCCCAAGATCGACAGTCAACGAATCTTTCACATGGGTTGGTCATTGGGCGGAACGGTTGTGATGGACGCGGCCTTTCCATCATTCTCAAAACCAATACTTGCTGACAGCAAAGCGCAGTGGGCTGGTTCAATTGGTCTGTACGGTGGCTGCAACATGCGCCGACGTGTTGACCACAATGCAGCCAATCCTGCCCCGTTGCTGATGATGCTTGCCGAGCTTGATGACAATACACCAGCAGCGAACTGCGTTGCCTACGCAAAAAGCCTTGCAACTTCAGGTGGCAAAGTCTCTTACAAAGTCTATGAAGGCGCTTACCACGACTGGGATACAGACTTCAATCATCGTGTCAATCACGGAATTTTTGCTGACTGCGATGTTGAAATCAAGCTGACGCCCGGTGCCGGTTACGGTACAGGCTTCGACTACAAGACGGGCAAGACGATTACGAGCGGTGCAGACGAAGGTGCAGCGGTACGAAGCTGCCAAAAAATGAGCAGCGTAATTGTCCGTGGTAACTCGAAGGTGCGCGATCAAAGTCTGAAAGATGTGTTGACATTTCTTCGAGACCCACGATGATGCGCATAGGTGGCGCGTGTAAGTGGTTAGACACGGAGGGTACAACTGTCCCCGTGTCTAATTTTCGTGTTACGACTGTGCGCAAGTTGCAGACGCTGACCTCTACGGAAAAACACGCCTGGCTACTTGACATTTTGAAGCACAACCTGATGGCGTTGCGCATTCAGATTGAAAACGTTGGGCGGCTTCCAGCGCCTTTGCGCATGTGGCGTATCGGCAGTGACTTGCTACCTGTTGCAACGCACCCAGTGACGCAAGCGTTCTATGATGACACTGACGTTGAGGCGCTGATCGACAAACGCTTGCTATGGTGCGGCAACAAAGCCCGTGAACTTGGTGTACGTCTGAGTTTTCATCCCGGTCAGTTCGTGGTACTTGGTTCACAGAACCCTGGCATACGAGAAAACAGTCGTGTGGAATTACAGTATCATTGCGACTGCTTCACACGTATGGGTTACACTGGTTGGCATCCTGATGGCTTGTCGGTCAACATCCATGTTGGTGTGAAAGACGCCGCTGTGCCTGCAATGCGCAAGTTGTTGAAGTCCTCCAAGTCCATTGCCAACTTCGTGACATTGGAGAATGACGAATTCAGTTGGGGTGCAGAACGCATCGTAGAAACCTTTGGTGACATCGTGCCTCTTGTACTCGATGTGCATCATTACTGGATACATGAAGGCGAACGGCTTGACGCCAAAGACAAACTGGTCAAGGCGATCAAAGCAACGTGGCGCGGCGTGCAACCCAAGCTGCATCTGGCAATGTCTGCGCCCGAGCTTTGCAACGCGAAGCCTCGATCAGAGTTGCATTTAGCAAAGCTGATTGATGCAGGCAACACACGCGCTGGACTGAGAGTACATAGCCAAACACCTTGGCACACACGCAGCATCGACTATGCCGCAACCTTCGGCTTTGACATTATGTGGGAAGGCAAAGACAAGAACCTTGGTGCCATAGCAATAGCTAAACACCTTGGCAAGATAAACAAGAAATTTTCATTGGAGAATTCAGAATGAGTGCTAAGTTGGCTGCCTTTGCAGGCAAGATAAAAACAATGCGTGCCGACAAGCGTAGGCTTAAAGTCGTTTCTGTTTCCGAAGTTCGAGTTGAAGGTATGTATCGTGCAGAGTATGCACAGACCTTGGCTGGAAAGTTGGTGCAACTGGAATGGTGGGCAACAGAGCAGAATGGCAAAGTTCATTTATGCACTGAGTACCACGATGCCAGTGTGGTGGTCAACTCAGCACAGCAGGTGTACGATTGCCTTGACAGTGTTGTTGGTGCGTGCAAGCAGGAAGCCAACAAAGCGTTCGTGAAAGAAGCTGAACAGGCAATTGACGTTGTTGACGAACCTGAAAGCAAAGCGCGAAAGACCCTGCTTGTCTGGAACGAGATACCTGACAAGGTTCGGTTGTTCGTTGTGCCGCAAGATCATCCGATGTATGCCGCTGTGAAGGCGTCGAATAACCTGTACATCAATTCCGATGAACTTGCTGTCGATCATGCTATCTACTCAGTCAACGACTGGGTGGACAAAGGCGGTGTGATGTTTGAGAAGAAGCCTGGCTTCAAAGCGCGTATCAGCGAAGTCATAAGCTGTGGAGTAATAGGATGACAACGATCACCGAAGAACTGCAAGAGTGCATGGCCCTGAATGGCTACTTTGACTTGAAGCTGGTCAAGGACGATGTATGCGGCTTGCATGACTACGTGACAACACGAGGAATCGTTGTTGGCTTGACGGAAGCGTCCTATGAGCGCCGTTACTGCTACCAAAATCGCGCTGAGGCTAGTCGAGCACTGGCAGCGTGGGACGGTACAACTGACCATCCACCTGGCAACTGGATTAAGTTGAAGGGTCGCTGGAAAGGCGAACCAATAGATTTGTTTAACCCTGATTGGATAGATTCACCATGACACAAATAAATACCAACCTTGGTCTGTTGACCAATGCCCGCGAAGATAGCGTACAGCCTATGGCAACGATTACCCGTGCGCATCAAGCTGCTAAAAATATGGGCTTTGACATTGGTGTTAAAGTCAAGTTCCGAAACAGCGACAATACGGGCATCGTGATTGGTTTCAATACCATTCGTCACGAAGGCCTGCGTATGACAGGTGAACGCGCTCCTCTGATTGTTCGTCATAGCGATGGCGCAGAACGGGAGCACTCTACAGGCGAACTGGAGATTGCAAAATGATTGCTGGTCTGAAACTTGATTCTCTTCCTAACGAAGAACTGCAAAGTCTGCGCAGGCTGCTTGGTTCCAAGACAACTACGAATACACCTACTGAGGTTGCGGCTGCACATGAAGCTGCCCGAGCAGCAGGCTTTGTCATTGGTGCCAAAGTTGACTTCAAACTCATTAAGGGTATGACTGGTGAAGTGACTGGTTACAACCACTCCACGAGTTTTGGTGTCGTGCCTGGTAACGAAGCGCCTGTCTTGGTTAAGCGTAGTGATGGTTATGTGTTCGAGCACAGCCTTGCTGAGTTGCAGTTGCAGACGTTGCCCTACAGTGCAGGCGTTCTGGTGGCTGCGTAGGCGTTTTACAACACTGTAAATAACTTGTGAACAATAACGAGGGCTCTTATGGCTAAGACTTACGACGCGAGTAACATCACGTACTTTGAAAGTGACTTACACAAGGTACGTGCCAAACCCCAGATGTATATCGGGGCGGTAGACAACACAGGCGTGTTCACGATTCTGCGTGAAGCAATGGACAACGCGGTTGACGAATACCAAGCAGGCAACAACAAGTCGGTAGAGATTTTCTTGGGCGCTGACGAACTCTGGGTGGTTGACACCGGACGCGGCATCCCGGTTGAGAAACACCCCGTTGCGAAAAAGTCCACACTGACAGTGGCACTGACCTCACTGCAATCATCTGGCAAGATGGATGCAACCGGAGGTGGTGCGTATGCAACTTCGATTGGTACGCACGGCGTGGGGCTCAAGGCAACAAATGCTTTGTCCCGCGCTTTTGACGTTTGGACTTGCCGAAAGAACGAATGGTGGCACACACGCTTTGAAGCAGGCAACGAGAAGAAGCCTGTTACTAAAGCCAAAGCGCCCAAGCTACCGAATGGCAAGACGCCAAAAACTGGGACGATCATTCGCTTCATTCCAGACCCGACGATCTTTGGCAAACACAAGCTGGTGCCGAAAGACGTTATCAACTGGGCTGAAATGACAGCCTACATGAATCCGGGTTTGACGATCAGTGCAACCATGAATGGCAAGACCAAGACCTGGTTGAGCAAGCGTGGTATCACTGAGTTGATTGAGAAGCGGGTAACGGAAAGCAAAGCCAACCTCGTCGGCAAGATGTTTGTGCATAGCAGCAAGCAGATGGACTTGGCAATTGCCTTCACGGATGCCGAAGGCGTTTCCATGAATGCTTACACCAACACGGTGTTCAACTTGGAAGGTGGTACGCACTTGGTGGCGTTCTACGATGCCTTGTTCCGAAGTCTCAAAGACTACAAGGGTCCTAAGTGTGACTTCACACCGACAGACTTGCGTGAAGGCATGATCGGCGTCTTGAACTACAAGATTGCCAGCCCGCGTTTCGATTCGCAGACCAAAGAGAAACTGGTTGACGAACGGGTTGCGAAGCCCTGTCTTGCTGAGTGCGAAGACGTGCTCAAGAAGTTTTGGGACAAGAACAAGTCAATGGCGAAAGCCCTGACACAGCGTGCGGCTGAACTGCGCAAGGCAACGTTCGACTTCCAACAGAACAAGAAGTTGATGCGTGAACTCAAGCCTAGTAGCAAGAGCAAGATGCTGCTGCCTGGCAAGCTAACTGGCTGTCCAAAGTGCAAGCCTGAAAAGCGTGAACTGTTCTTGGTCGAAGGAGATTCGGCTGGCGGTACTGCAAAGCTGGCCCGCAACAAAGACTACCAAGAGGTGTTCTACTTGCGTGGCAAGATTCTGAACTCCATGCGCAGTAAAGACTCGCAAGTGTTTGCTTCGGAAGAAGTTATCGGCATCCTGAAAGCGATTGGCTTTGACCCTTCGCACAAAGACCCGATGTCGAATCTGCGTGTTGGTCGCATCATCTGGCTGAGTGACCCTGACGATGATGGATACCACATCAACACGTTGGGTTTGACGTTGCTGTACAAATACTTGCCTCGTCTGTTTGACTTGGGCAAAGTCTTCATTGTTGCGGCAAGTGAGTACACAGCGAAGGTTGGTGGCAAGCGTGTTTATGGCAACAGCCTTGAAGCGATTGCAAAGTTGAACGGTGGTAAAGTGCCGAACACAACGCTGCACATCAAGGGTTGGGGTGAAGTAAATCCAGATACGTTGCGTGAGTTGGCGTTTGACCCGAACACTCGACGCATGTATCGTGTGATGCCGCCCACCGATGGTGGTAAGGTGTTCCGATTCATCATGTCTGATGACCCGACGTACCGCAAGAAAATGCTCGGTGTCTAACATGCAAAGCTACGAAGCCTTTCAAGAAGAACAAAGGGCTGCTCTTGCCGAATTGGAACGCACGCCGTTGTTGAAGCCTACATACTTCGACTACGGCATGGGTTTCAATCACAACATGCCTTGCTGTGTTTACTCAGACACCGAGCCTGCGGTGTTGGACACAAGCAAAGGCGTGTTCACTCCATCATGGAAAGCACGCGAAGAAGGTTGGCGCTTGGTCAAGGCCGAGACGCAGTTTCAACGCTGGCTACTGAAAAAGTTTTTCAACGTTAGAGGCTTAGACTGATATGGACATTATCAAAAAAGGAAGTCTGCCCAGCGAACGTGTGTACGAAGCCACATGCAACCATTGCAAAACCGAGGTGCGTTTCAAACGTGGTGAAGCCAAGTGCGAGACTCACCGCAATGAGGAATACGTCATGGTTGAGTGTCCTTTGTGCAAACACACTATCTCGGTAGATGGTGACGCCTACATCAAACCAGGAAAGAACCAATAATGGCAACCGCAACAGAACCAGTGAAAGAAAAGATCAAGAACCTTGGTCTGACTGAATACAGTCAAATGGCGATGACCCGCTACGGCAAAGCAGTTAACGAAGATCGGGCGCTGCCTGACTATCGTGATGGCATGAAGCCAGTTCACCGCAAAATCTTGTGGGGCATGTTCAAGCTCGGTTTGTGGAGCAAGATGCCCAAGCCAGTCAAGAGCGCACGTATTGTCGGTGACGTACTTGGTAAGTATCACCCTCACGGCGACACAGCCTGCTACGGTGCGATGGTCACGATGGTCAACCAGATGGTGCCTGCCGTTTATGGTGAAGGTAACTGGGGCAACATTCTCAAAGACACGGCAGCGGCTATGCGATACACCAACGCAAAGCTCACTGCCTACGGCGACGCTATCTTTGACCCGTACTACACGCCAGTCATGGATTTGCTGCCCAACTACGACGACACAGATCAGGAGCCGTTGGTGTTGTACACGCCGCTGCCTAACGTGTTGGTCAATGGCAGCTACGGTATCGGTGTGGGTACGACTTGCTACATTCCATCATTCGATGTGCAGAGCGTTGCCAAGGTGACGATCAAAGCGTTGCAACTGCATGGCTCAGGCAAGAAGATCAGTCCCAAGACTTGTGCGACAACATTGAAGTTCGTTTGCGAAAGCGGCGGGCGTGTTGACCAAGAGCACTACGAGGCCGAGATTCTTGAATACATGAAGACTGGTGAAGGCAGTGTGGTGTTCAATTCCAAATGGACTTGGAATGCAAAGCTGCATGGCATGGCCTTCAAGGGCTTCGCACCAATCGACATCAACAAGAAGTTGGAACTGGTTTCGGCATACACAGAGGTCGTGGAAATCATTGACCTGAGCAGTATCGAAAACGGCTTTGAGTTCGTGGTGGTCATGAAGCGCCTGGACAACAAGTTGTTGACGGCGGCAAAGCGCAAGGTTGCGGCAGCGTTCTCCTCGAAAGAGAACTTCAAGACCAACATCACTGAGCGTATCCTGGTTGAAGGCAAGCGTGACATTGTGAATCGCAGCACAACGATTCCAGAGTTGCTCACTGACTGGGTTACGTGGCGTGTGGCGATTGAGGTACGTGCTACGCAGTACCAGATCGGGGTGATGGACAAGAAGATTCGGCACACTGAGTTGTTGCGGTTGGCCGTGGCAAACCGTTCCTTGATTATCAAGTTGCTGGACAGCGACCTCGATGACGTGGGCATGGAAGCAGAGTTGGCAAAGCGTTTGAAGATTACGCCGCAAGAAGCCAAGGTGATCTTTGACTTGCGTGTTCGCCAACTCAAGAAGTTGGAAGACACCGGCCTGGCGAAGTTGTTGAAGGAACAAACCGACCAACGCAGTACGCTGCATGGTCGTGCCAAAGACCCGGCACCGTGGGTCATCAAGAACATCCAAAGTCTGGTTGCAAAGTTGCAGCCTAAGGAGTAATCATGAGCAAAGACTGGAAAGACCGCCTCAAAGTTGTGGCGACAGAACTGAACATCAAGCCGACGCAGAAGGTTGTCAAGCGTGTTGGTGGTAAGCCTGCACCAAAGAAAGCTGGTGGCAAGGCTGGTGTGAAAGCCAATGTCGAAGTGAAGCAGCCTGCTACACCAGAAGTGCCTTGGCATCAAAAGCAGTTGTCCAATGTCAACAACGCAGGTCGCAGTGCTAATGCGATCAAAGTGTTGGGTTCTGTTGTCAATCCTGAACTCAAAGAGCGTTTGCAAGACATCGAGACCTTGGTGCGCAAAGTGCATGAAGCCTGTGTGGCTGAGAGTCGTGGCAACCGTGAAGTGGTTGCGGCCCGTCGCAGCGCAGAGACAGTCATCAACTATCTGGGCACGGTGCGTGGTGCGTTGAAGACTGCTGACGTTGAGGCCAGTCACTTGCCAGAAGTCAGCACCCAGATGCAAGGTTACTTGCGCGAACTGAAAGCTGATTTGACAAAGCTGGGACAGAAATCCACACCGATGCCTTCCATTGAGAGCATCAGCGGTGACGCTATCACCCACTTCGCACAAAGCAGTATCAAGCTGGGACGTGAAGCGCAGAACAAGCGTGACAAGCCTGCGTTCATGATCGAGTTGCCTGTGGTGCCAATCTTTGATGGCATGGTTACACCTGAAATGTTGCAGCAGGCTGGCTTGCCAGTCGAACGCATGGACGGATACCCAGTGCTGTTGCGTCAACGCTTGATCGCCTTGCGCACAGAGTTGGCCGACAATATGAACATTGAGCGTGATGTCTACCTCAAGCGTTTGATCGCCCGTATCGAAGAACACAGCCCACAGAACTGGACGCTGGTTTCGGATACAGGCATGTCGAATGCCAAGCATGCCTTGTTCTTCTTCTGGATTATGCCTGAAAAGACCCTGAATGCTATGACCGCTGCATCCAAGGGAAATGCCTTGCGCGAGTGGGGATTGGCGTTCTAATTTCAACTTTCCGGTAGTTGACCAGCCGGATGATGTGTGGTACAATACTAGCTGGCGCTAAACTCACCAAAGAGTTTGTCAACACATCGAGTGTTGGTCCTGATTAGGATGCCTGCTAGTATGGTGTGCAGTAGTTTGGTGCTTGGCGTACCTGTTGTTGGGCGCAATCGGTTCGTGGTTAATGGTGGGCACGTCTTTCCCCGCTTCTTTTCCAAGCATCAATCTACTGCATATCAAGGAGTGTTCCATGCAATCAATAATCTTACCTCACTGTTGGGTGTGTGGTGGCAAGGATGGTAAAAACGACCACCATGTTATACCACAAGCCTACGGCGGAGTAGATGGTCCTCAAGTTACGTTATGCGCTACACATCACACGTTCATTCATGCCGTGGCCCTCAAGCCAAAGGTTGAACGCGAACATCTTGTGCTCCAGCACACAAACAAACCTGAACGACAGAACAAACTTAGCACATTGGTCGAACTGATTGCTAAAGCCCGAGCAGCCACCAAAGGTATGGAGAAGCCTATGTTGGTTCAACACAAGTTCAATAAAGAAAGGAGCAGAAAACTTAAGGACTTGAAATACATCCTGGGTAGAAAGTCTATAGCTGACACACTAGATGCCTGCATAGATTTACTACATGAGCAAAGTACCCAACTAAAAACTCAAAGGAAAATTTGATGACGATTGTGAAAGACGCGACAGATTCAAGCAACCGCGTATCGCTTGCATTGAAATGTGGAGACTGCACTCACCTTACAGGGCCGGCAGCATTTGAGAAGCCCTGTATGCAACTTGGTAAGACGAGTTTTGCGGAAGCCTGTCCCAGCTTTACGCCAGACCTGATCAAGATCAGCATCGTGAAGAAAGGCCATCTGATTGGATTGCGCGACATCGTGCGCGATTTGACCCGAAGCCAGATCATGTTGTTGGCCTACGAGTTCCGCAACATCGACTTGATTAAGAAGTCAGGTTACGAATTTGGCGAAGAGGTAGCGTTCACCATCGGTGGCGATTATCTTGAATGCTATGTTCGAGGCTATGTGATCGGTGCTGACCGTGCTGCCACCCAAGTGTACTTGTCCAGTGACTTTGAAGGTCTGAATGGTCAAGGATGCTTTCTGACATTGCTGCGCCCATCAGTAATGAACATGACCCAGTTTACGAAGAAACGTAAGTCGCTGATTCTTGAAGGACGCATTGCAGAGCCTAAGTTTGAGGCTGCAAGCCGCAAGCGAACGACTCTGCAATGTTTGAAGATGACGCCCGCCGAACGTGCCGTGTATCGACAGACTTTGGCAACGAAGCCTGACGAGTACACACCGCCCAGTCTGGATACCGTGCCTAGCAATTGGCTTGACAGCCGTATGCTTGATCGCGTTATTGAAAGCAAGGGCAGCAAAGCCAAGAAACCAACACCAGCAGCGAAAACAATCGGACGGGGCACTAAAGATGGATTCAATCTCCAAGGACACACTAACCGAGCTGGTAAAGCAAGCCGACCCACTGCTAAAAGCAAGTGACGAGGTGGCGTTGTATAATGCAACGCTCATGTACCTGTTCCGAGGTTTCAACTATCGGACGTATGGTGCCCGTATAGCCAAACTCACTGAGGTCAAACCAAATGTGAGAGCGATTACGGATGCCATGAGTCGGTCAGGTTCGATTGTCAAGAACTTGAAAGTCTGGGTGTTCTATGTGGTGAAGCACAAGCTGGATTACAAGGCCAGCTTGAAGCTAGCACGCAAGTGGGATGTTAGCTTGCGTGATGTCCGTGCCTTTGGTCGCGTACATAGGACTGTGTTGGCGCACTTGCGAAAGTTAGCCAGGCAGTTCAACGCGTTGACCTTGGAAAAGCTGGATGGCAACATCGTCAGCATCATGTCTGACACTAAGACCTGGATGGGTAAGTTCGTCAGCCGCAAATTGCGCTTTGTCATTCAAAGCCAAGGGCTGCACCGAAACGATATTGAGCACGAACTGGTGTTCAAAGGCATCCAAGGTTTGTTGATGATGTATCCATGTGTGCAGACCTACTTGCACGCAACGAACGTGGTCAAGCGTGTGATACACAACCAAGGTATCAATATGATTCACCACTACACCACCCAGAAGGTTGGACGGTTGCAAGTGGACGGTGCTGGTGCGTTTCACAGCAAGGTGATTTCGCTGGACGAAGCCCAGTTGAACACCATAGTTGCACCAGAGACAAGCAATGACCTGAAGATTGAGTTGGGTCGTGCTTTGACGAAGTACAGTGGCAAGCGCAGACGGTTCATTGAATTGATCTGTGGTGCCTACTGTCCAGAGTTCACAACGTTCCTGGCTGAGACTGGATACAAATTGGACACCAACGAGGAATTGCTGGACAAGTTGCCAAGCAAAGACTACATGGCGTTGGCACTACAACACTTGAACGTCAGTATCAAATCAGGCCAAGCATTCCTCAAAGAGTTGCGTGCGCAGTTTGCACCATACTCTGTGAACGCAGCGTGAGAGGTCATCATGACGACAATCAAGTACGCGGTCTATCCAGGGCCAGTGCGTAGCCGAACAGATGGCGACAGGCATCATGTCGGTGCGGGCAATCTCATGCAGTTGTATGGGGTTGACCCAAGAGAATGTGTGGTGGTCGAATGGAACAAACCTGTGACCGACCGCATTGCAGAGCAGATCAAAGACTTGAGCGTACTGGGACCAAGGTACGATGGTAAATACAAACTTCCAGAAAGTAAACAATGAGTCACTCAATCACCCCAGGTGCAGATTTCTGCCGTGTGCTTCGCGCCACAAATGGTCAACAGGTTTTGATGGTTGTCGAAACCGATGACAACGAAAAGCCAATCCTCGTTGGCAGCGCGTCGTTCATGATCGACGGTGCACCTGCACTGGTGCGTCAGTCCTTCGATGAAGTGGACATCACGAACGCATTGGCGTTTGAAGGCACGCCTGAGCAAGAGCTTGAAATGGCAGACAGCATCCTGTCAGACATCACTGATTCGTTGTCAGGCATGTTGTCAGCCGAAGATGGTGGCGAACACGTCCACTCTGAAAGCTGTGGTCACGCTCACTGACCGCCAGGAAGTAGAAACAAAAAAAAGCCGCGCAGATTGATTTCTGCGCGGCTTTTTTTACGTCTGTACTCCTCAGTTTTTCAGACTGAGTTGCACATTGAGAAGTTCGGGAACAAAGGCTTTGCCAACAACAGCGGCCAGTGCATCCTTGGCAGCACGCTCTGGTGCGCCTCGAAGATCAGCAGCTACATTGCAAAGTTCAACGCCTATGCGGTGCATCACATTCTGCCGTGCCTTGCGCATACTGACTGCGCGAGTTGCAAAGTGACGCTCACCGCCATACCAAGGGAAGTACACTTCAAACCAGAGCTTGTTGGGTTTGGTTATCCGTGACTTCGCAACCCACCAAGTGGGCGACCAATCAGCATCGAGGACAACGAGTTCAGCCAGTGGTGTTTCCAACGGGTCACGTCGGTCAGCATAGGTCTTTGCGTACATCAGACTTTTTGTGTCTGGTGCAAATCCTAGCACTGGATACTTCACCAAGCCCAGCACATACCAGTCGCCAGATTTGGGAGTTTGTTTGAAAGCTAGTTCTCGCATGGAAAGGTTCTCTTGAAGTTACAGCGTCAGTGTTTCGACAGGTGCTTTTGAATACGGGTCAAACAAACATGCTGTATCGACAGCCTGCTCAGAAGTGGCTTGTTGTGCCAATGCACCCATGGCATATTGGCGTCCACTCCCTATGGCGAAATACGGCAAATTCACCCTATCTGGCGTGCAGCTAGTGTAGTACACATACAAGCCCGTTTTGTCCAGCACGAGGGCCTCAAACTGGTCGTTTTGCCCCCAAACAGGGCGTTTTGAGCCCTTCGTGCGCCAGTTTATGAATCTTTGGCATAGCTCGCTTGGCCCTGCACAGCCAACTAATGACTTACCCACACGCACAATCTTGTGGACATAGAACCCTGACACTTTGGTGTGTGAGAAGGTGTCTGCGCTCATTGACTTATGCGTGGCGGCAATTACTGTCATAGTTCTCCCTTTTGGGTTTCCGCGAAATGGCAAGCCTGCAAAGATGGAATGCGAGTGTCAATCTCCAAGTAACCTGCCAGCGCCGCTTGACATAGCTGGGCGCGAATCCCAATTGAGAAGTCGCCAGCAATTCCAACAGCACCTACAATCTTGGTATCAACAGTCAACAGTGCGCCACCTTCCACAGGGTCGAGTGACGGCATATGTTTGCCTTCACAAAATCCATGTTGCGTTAACGAGGTAACACGTTCGCGGAGAAGTTCAGTTAGCGATTTGTCGGGCATAGCTCGGGCGATTGCCGTCCAAGCCATTGCCTCAGCTTGTAGCAGAGAGCCGACCATTGCGTCGTGCTCCCGCCATAAGAAGCGTGTTCGGCCTTCAACGTCTACGTAGGCGATGCTGGCAGAAACCTTGTGGCTTCTTGAAACAGCTAGCACACTGCTCAGACTGTTTAACAATCGTGCGGTGCGCATCCGAGGTGAGGAATTGGCGTGTGCCATAATTTACGCTCACTCTGTTTCTTGTTCTTCGGAATCGGCGGCGGGTACATCGTCCTTTGGCTTCGGCTTGGGTTCATCGTCCGGTACTTCGTCGTATGCGGCCAGATAAGCGTCAACGGCCTTCTGTGCAAACTCGATGTCGTCGTCAACGGTGGAGCCTGAGACACCAACGCTGCCGTGCAACTTACCCTTGACGTAGATCGGGATACCGCCACCAAAGATCACCACTTTGCCTTGGTTGGTATTTTGCAAACCGTACAGCGGCTGTCCCGGCTGTGTCATGGTAGCAATCTTTTCAGTGGTCAACGCACCTTCTTCGGTGGGGCCAGAAAATGCAATCGCTGTCCAAGCCTTGGACTGCGCAATCTCAAGACTACCAAGCCATGCACCTGTTTCACGCCAGATCATAATGGTATGACCAGCCCGATCGGCATAGCATATCACCATGCGTTTGTTTGCTTCGCGGCACGCTTCAAGGAACGCGCGTAAGCTGTTGAATACTGCGGAGGTTTTCATGTCGTCATCCCCAGGTCGGTTGCCGGGTCCCACACGCGGTCGCCGTCGCTGAATGCGAACGGTGCGCCATCGTCGTTCAAGGGCATGAACTCTGGACGTTCCCCACTTGAGTTGCTGGTTGGAGCAAACACTTCACGGTAAGGTAGTGTCCAGTTCAAACCGTTTTGGCTGAACACTACGGTGGCCTCTCGTGTTGCTTCATTCAGGGCATTGCAGACGCCTACAGCGGTACTGCCGTCTGTAGCTCTGTTGAAGGTAACGTTGTCTACAGTAAACATTGAAACTCTCCTATAAGAATTTTTTGCGGTATTGCTCCGCAGTCATGATGGGGATACGAAGCTGACGGGCTGTGTCCAGCTTCGTGCTTGAACCACTTGGGTCTTTTGCCAACAGCACTGTGGCCTTCTTGATGCTGTCGATAACTTCACCGCCCTGTTGCACAATCTCAGTCTCCAAGATTTTGTCTCGGAAGCCCGTCATGACAACACGGTGGTTGGAACATTTTGCGCCTTTGGCACGAATCTTCTTTGGACCTGTGTACGTAACGGAAGGCACGGTTTTCAACCACCGCAGAAACACAGGTAGTTGTGCTGCAAATTGCTTTGCAGTCACCAAGTCAAAACCTTCTACGTCGTCAACAGCCTCGACTAGCGCACTACGACTGCCGCTCCACTTCAACACATCAGGCAACGCCTTTAGTATTGCTGCAAATCGCTTGCTGCCAAAGTTGCGACCGAAGATACCTGAGGCATACATCAGCACATGCAGTTCTGTATTCGTGATCGCGTTCTGCAATTGCGTCCACACACCGGACAGCACCTTGGCGCTTGTACCGGGTACACGAAGGAACTGTTGCTCAGTCATCCTCAACACGCTTGCAACGTCTTGGTGACCCGCATCAATGAACTTCTGCAATGTCGCGCCCTTGAAACGTTCCACACCGATTGTGGTAAAGAAGAAGGACATCTGCTGCACAGCTACATCGTTGCTTGTACCCTCGTTGCTGGTATGGTCAGTGAGCATGATATTCTCACCGCGCCATTCCCATGCTCCAAAATCCGTCTTACTTGGAAGCTGAGGTTTGACTGCAACCAAGACCTCACGGATGTCTGGAATCACGTCACCCGATCGTGCAATCTTGATCTTGGCACCAGGGCCAATGCCGAGGTTCTTGATGGTCATGCCGCTCTTACCGCTACAGTAGGTTACGGTCACACCCTTCAATCGCACTGGCTCAATAATCACACGCGGAAACAAGGCACCAGTTCGCGTAGTACGCCATTCAACTTCAACCACCTTGGCAACAGCACTGTCGTCCTTGGCTTCGTTCTTGAATGCCACGCTCCAATCAGGATTGGTTGTTGCAGCAACATTCTTGATGTCCTGCGTAACAACCAGACCGTCCATTTCGTACTTTGCAGTGGCACGTCGGGTATCCAGAATCTTGGACAGCTTATCCACATCCAAGGTTTGCACCAACTTGTTGGGAACTACGGTGAAACCCAACTGCTTCATTTTGGCGAAAGCAGCCGATGGTTTCATTCGAGGCTCGACCAACTCGTACATGTAGACCTTGCAGTGAGCAAGTGCCTCGTGCAAGCTGTTGCGGTTGGTAATGCCTGACACCATGTTACGTGGATTGGCAAAGTGCTCAGACCATAAGGCATTGAACTTTGCTACAGGCATTACTATCTCGCCACGTACTTTCAAATTAGTTTTGATGTCAGGCAGTCCAAGGTCGGCTGCCATGAACGAAATATCGCCGCCTGAAATGCCGTCACCACGGGTAAACGCCAGTCGGGATTTGCCGTTGTACTCCACACCCAGACTTACACCGTCCACTTTGTCACTGATAACGTAAGGACCTTCGTGAGTGTCCAGCCAACGGCTAACAGCAGCACCCTTGATCTTGTCCAGCGACGGCATACGGAAAGGCAATTTGATCTTGCGCTTTTTCGGAGCCACACCAACGGCTTTGAGCAGAGGATGTTCAGGGTCTAATTCACGCAAACGATCTTCAAGCTGGTCGTAGGCCGCATCAGTCACCACGCCTTTTGTTGGACGCAAGATGCTACGTGTGGGGCCGGCAACCAATTCACCGGGTTCAGCTTTATAGAACTCACCTGTGTTGTAGTAAACGTCACGGGCGCGTTTCAGCAGCTTTACTAACATGCTGATTTCAGGATTGATTGCGGCAAGGATTTTCATGGTTATTTGATTTGTTTTAACATGATGCGTTCGGTACGACCCAGGTCTGATTTGGCAATATCAACAAATCCTAGCTTTTCGTAAAGCTGATACGCTGTAGACTGAAAGGCACTACTGAGGAACAAGAATTTCTTACCGTTGTCCTTGGTAAGTTTTATGGCAACTTTCAAGAGTCGCTTGGCGTAGCCTTTACCTCTGTGCTCCAACGCCGTTTGTACCCCCGTGATATACGGCAGTCTGTGCGGTATGCCAGTAGATACACCCAGCTTTTGATTCTCGGGTCGGTCGAACAAATCGAGAATACCTGGCCAGGACGTCTTGTCAAACTTGCAGCGTGAGGTGAACATGCCATTGGTGTACGCCATACAGGCTACAATGGTGTCGCCAAGCATTACAGCGTAAAAACTAAAGGTGTCACCCTTGTTGAATTGCCACGACATATTCTTGAGCTTGTTTTCAGCATACCAAGCAGCCGCAGCCTTGGATGTGATTTTTGTGACTACCGTTCTAGCAGTTGCTGCTTGCACAGGCTTCGAGGTTAGTATTTTCATAGACAACTCTTTGTGATGCCTCGATTTACGGTTACGTGGACTTTGATGTTGAAGCCTCTGTAGCCTACTTCACTCTTGTGTTCGTAGTCAGTCAGCTTACCAGTATTTACATCAGGCGCTTGGAACTTCACGATGTAGCCACTTTGCAGTCCTGCGTAGGTACCGTCTTGCGCTGTAATTTTTGTTGCCAAGATTTTCATAGCCTTTTCTTCACAGATTTTTAGGAGGCTTGAATGTTACTATGACAGTCTTGCCACCGATTTCTTTAGCCTGGCTTTTCGCCGTAGCTTTGTTGATTGACCAGGCTTGGATATAGCCGGGTGGTTGAATAGAGCCTTCAATATGGATGACCGCGAAGATTGGCATGACAGACAACTTCTTAGAAGCGCGGTACGCCCAATGATCGAGCATCAACTTGGTAGGCTTTACTTTCTTCACGTCAAACGGAGGTTTAGCACTGAGTATTTTCATAATGGTGTTCGTATTTCAGGTAGTGCGTCGATCTGTGCGACAATCCGATCAACCACGGGTTCGATCAGTGCATCTACCTGCGCTTCAATGGCTTCCCGCACAGCTAGTGAAGCATTACGGGAACTGAGCTTTTTGTTGATGGCGTTTGCAATCATGCTGTCGATGTTCTGGGCATTGCTACCTATGAGTTGCTCCATGTAGTTCTTTTGAGGAACGAAACGACTCATAATGCGTTGCACCAAACCAAGCTCAAAGAAGGCTAGCCGTTCTGTGATGCGTGCCAGCACTTTGGGATTCAGCCCAACGTTGTACTGGTCTAAGTCCAATCCAGGTACACCATCCAGCCAAGCCGACACAGCATCGTCAACCTGATCTTGCATTCGGTTTGACACACGGGTCTGCATGTCGGAAATACCTCGGTCGCGTAGCTTGCGCTCGATAGCCAAGGTAATCCTCCATTCAGCATCCGACAGCTTGTTGTCTACGATGCTCTCAATCATGGTGTCGTTTTGGACAAAAGGATTGAGCGAGTATAGTTGAGCCAGGGCACGCCCACGGTTATTTCCAACCAGAGTGTCCCAGCTAGATTTCAAAGTATCGAACAAGCTCATAGCTGGGCCCACAGTGATTTACTACGTGCGGCGTTCTGCTTGTGGGTCTTGGCGTACTTGAGTGCCATCTTCACCTTCTGTGCCACACCAGCCTCAAGATCAAGTTCTTCAATCTCAGCTTCTGTAGGAATCAGCCGCAAGAACTCGTTGCGCAACAACTCAAGGATTTGCTT